AGAACAACAAATGCTTGAGTTTGCTAATGTCACCTCTGACATTGAGATGGTGAACAGGCATTTTACTGAAGATGAAAAATGGGAAAACATAAATGGTGAATTATGTGATGCCATTCTCAATAAGTACGGTGCAATACAGCAACTGTACGAAATAAAGTTTCAGAACATGTGGGACACATTTGAGATAGTGTGTAAAGAATATCATGAAGCAAAGAAACAGCGGGAACGAGATACCTCTCTGGACGATATTGGATAAAAATGATTGAACCAACCCGATATTATGATGAGTTCCTCAAGTACTTTGATCTAGCACTCAGTCAGCAGAAAAAATGTAACGTATCAGAAGGTGCACCTTATGGTATGATCAAGCATGCTGAGAGTGACATGGGCGACGACCTCATGGAACACGTTGAACTATACGATGTAGTTGAACGTAAGTATGCAGGCTTCTCTCAGATCGTCAATGATGTGTTCTATGGTTGGACTGATAAGCATCCATATTGGAAGAAGATGGAAGCTGGTATGGTGACACGTCAGCGTGAGCAGGTCGCGAAAGACTGGACAGGCAAACATGCTGACTTCGGTTTACCTGAATGGCTCTATGTGTTCATCCTGCATCGTGTGACAGGCTCTGCGATCAACTACGCAACCAAACCTTCAGGTTATCACAACACTATTCTCTTTAATCTTCATCAGTCGAAAAACATCGAAGAGATGGTCGGACTGATGCGTCATTATCCTGCACCATTCTATACATCGGTTGGTTATCAGTTCCCTGCATTTCCTAAACCTCAAAAAGGTTACAAGAAAGGTGGTGACTATTTTCTCGGTGAGTATGCACCTCGTTTAGCAAGAGAAATGGCAGAATGGTTGGAATCTGGTGGTAAGCGAGATCTACGAGAGATTGGTGAGTTTATGCTCGAGTGGAACGTGAAGAACGGATTGCGTAAGTACCAATTTCAATATGCGGCTGTCGTGGCTGACATTGCAGATTGGTACCCACAGTATGTCAATTTAGAAAGCATGTTCTATTACGGTACAAATGCTGTAGAATGTATCTCATATCTTGCAAAGCCGACACAGAAGATGAGCAAAGAAACATTCCTTGATGCGGTGATGACAAAGATTTACGATGATACAGGAAGTGTACCATATAATGCTGAAGATGTATGTTGTGACTTCATTCGTTATGTTGAGAACTATGTACGCCCAGGTCCGGACTACGATCATCTCGACTATGACAACTTATGGTCATCATGTGGTATCAAAGATCATCCGTACGGTAGACAAAAGTATATGCTTGAACTCGGTCTTGTCGACACATTCAATGGTATGAAGAATCATCCATCTGACGATGCTGTCCTCAAGGCAAATAATATGAACGTAACTGAATATCAAAAACTATGTCGCTCACTCACTTCTTAGGCGAACACGAACACGACATCCAGTATCAGAATATTGCCGACGTAGAACTGAAGAACGGTAAACCAACCGAAAGTTGGATGAAAGATTGGTGTCAAGAGGCTCGAACGAATAAGTTCTTCGAGTTTTGTCGTGCCTATGACGAACGTCAAGATTTCCTACTCAAGAACAACTATCAGCAGTTCTCACATCGTTTGCACTGGCATGAGTGTCCTTTTGTCGATGAGATGAAGAAAGAAACTGACAGACGCAAGTTGATCGAAGCTTGTGTCCTGTTCTCGTTCAGTAACGAGCATTGGCAGACGTTCAGGGCATGGCGAGATCATGGTTATGATGGCATGAAGGTACGGTTCTCGAACTATCGCCATGCACGTTCTGATCTGTTTCAGATATACTATCCGAAGGACACGAAGGTCAAAGATTGGTTGATCGAAGCACCACGCCGTATTGCTCTTGATATTGATTCGATGTTTGTTGAACGACAAACTATGCGACCGTTCACAATGATGGAGTTTGCCAAGAAGATGAACATCATCATGGTCCGTGACTACGGTTTTCGTAATGCCATGTATCCATCGAAAAATGTTGCTCGTCATATTGCAATGTCACATCCTGAACTAGTAGATCCCGACTCGTTCCTACATGGTGGTACAGGTTATTTCGACGGGCTTTCACAAGTGTTTGACTGTCCTCACCTCATGAGTAAGTCGAAGTATGAGATCGACGAGTATGGTGATTATGTGCCTATGAATAAGTGGGCAGAGATGCAAGTAGAACACATGAACTACTTAAAGAATCATCCGAATAATCCAATCCATACTCATCAGTATCTCAACTTAGAAGACAAACTGTGCATGCATTATAAGTTCATGTCGATGAAACTTGGAGAGAAGAAACAAACAAAGATGATCCCATATGATTGGGTTTATCCACAAAATTGGTCACTGAAGACAAACAAATATGACAGAACGTTATCGTAGAGCAGTAGTCGAAGCAGTGACTGATACCTTACTTGCTACACCACTCAATATGTTGATTAGTTGGGTGTTGTTATGGTTTGCATTTCAATATATGTGGGGACCTACGGTTACAATGTTTGTACAAACTGGTATAATGTTTATCTTTGCAGTGAGTCGTAAGGTGTATCTGCGTTTATATTTTCAGAGGCGCTATGAGTCACGATAATCATATCATTGATGGGGTAAATAAGGACGTAGGTATATTTGGCTACGAAGCCGCTCGTGAATACTATTTGGAGATGTGTGAAGGATGGAAACCCTACAATCCAGATCCAATAGTAAAAGTACACGACGGTGTCAGAGTTGTCAGAGACGACCTCACAGTGGGAACGAAAACTCGAGCGGGAGATCTTTTGGCTGCTCGTTGCCCGACTGATACTATGGTTTATTGTCAGCCTCGGACTGGGCTTGCTGGTGTATCTCTTCTTGACGTAGCAAAACATCATGGTAAGAAGGTCACACTGTTTATGCCTTCTTCGAAAAGAGTATCACTTCATCAGGCTTGTTGTATCGAGCGTGGTGCAGATGTACAGTTTCATCGCATCGCTGCGATGCCTAACCTTAATAAAAAGGCGAAAGAATATGCGGAACAAAATGGACACTACTTCATACCACTTGGCCTTCGACACGAGCTCGCTACCGCCGGAATTGTTTACGCAGCTAGTAGAATACCTGAGCCCGAAGTCGTATACGTCGCTATCTCTACTGGTGTTCTTACAAGAGCTCTTCAGATTGCATGGCCCAATGCTACCTTCCGTTGCGTTGCTGTTGCTAGGAACCTTAAAGCAGGCGAGTTAGGTAGAGGCGAAGTCATATCAGAACCACTCGCTTTTACTCAAGCAGAGAAGAAAGAAAACCTACCTCCGTTCCCCACCATCGACACATATGACGGCAAAGTGTGGAAATATATTCCTAAAAATACCAGTCAGGACATACTTTTCTGGAACGTAGGCACAGATCCAGTTTTACAAGATGAGACGATTTATGATAGAATAGATTCATATCGTCAGTGGGAGAAAGATCAATGCGCGGCTTAGTTGCGTCACCGTTCAATGTAATGTCAAAATCAATGGACAGCCATCGTGCTGCACAAGGTGTCATTTATGCAGATCAGCTTAAGCATGCTGGTAAAGACATCGATGTCTGTATGTCTGGGTTCCTCTACAAGGAAGATTGGAACCAGTACGATGAACTATACGTATATCATGGGAATGATTGGGGTGGCTCTCTGAATCTGTTTGGTGGACTGCAGAATTATAGTGGTATCTACAACTTCGTTAACTTCTCAAAATTCAAAGGCAAAGTGTACTCTCTCGTCATTGACATGGTCGACTACTATGCCATTATGAAAGAGAAACTCGATAAGGCCAAAGAGAAAGGTCAAGAGTATAATGCCGAGTGGAACGAAGTAGATTGGGATAATCTCAAGCGCATGTGTACAGAAGCCGAAACTCTCGACCCGAATAATATTGCCGATCGTGAATATCGTAGGATCGCAATCGGTGATAGTCATGCCATCTGCATGTATCGTCCTTATTGGCGAAATATCTCGGTACCATTCAAGACACTACATGGTGCATTGAAAGAAGGACTCGATAGTTTTATACCGACTGGTTCATACAGCGAAATTGAATTTTACTTTGGTAACATTGATATTCGTCATCATCTTTGTAGACAAGATAATCCAGAACAGGCAACTATAGAATTAGTGCGCAAATATATCGAGCAAGCAAGAGGCATCGCAGATTATTATAATGCACATGTTCGCTTGTACGAACCTCTGCCTATTGAAAATCCTAGTCGTAAGATCCCAAAAACCGGTTGGCATAAAGGCGCACCTTTCTGTGGTGATTGGGCATCGCGTAACTTTATTCGTAAACTTTTTCGAGAAGAGATTCGTAAACATCAAAGTGCCGAAGTTTCTTTGTACGAGTGGGTTGGAGAGATGATAAATAACAAAGGTGAGTTAGACTTTGAATACATGGAAAAACCTCAATCGGTACACCTCTCACGTCGCTGGTATCCTCATTGGCAAGGATACGAGTACAGCCACGCACCATTCATCGATTACACTCCTATCCCAGAAGGATCCAAGAAGACGAATTCTTTGGAAGATTTCTTTGGGTAAAGTAACAGTCAATTGTGATGTGCATGTACCAGATAAAATAGTACATAAACACCTGCGGTACATGAAGAAAAATAACCTGAAGAGCACATCATTCTATTACCAAAAATTACCTGTTTACATTTATGTAGAATCATGGTAGAATAATATTTCAAAGTGAGGATATATTATGGAACTTAAGATCGAAGTTAGCGAACTTCAAAAATATAAATTATTCATTGCAACTCCGATGTATGGCGCACAATGTTCTGGTATGTACACTCGTGGCATGTCTGATCTATCAGCTAAGATGGCTAAGTACGGCATACCAATGCAATTCTATTATCTGTTCAACGAATCACTGATTACACGAGCTCGCAACTATTGTGTTGACGAGTTTATGAGATCTGATGCTACACATTTGATGTTCATCGACTCTGATATCGGATTTAAATCAGACGATGTCATCGCGATGTTAGGTTTGATGGTACAAAATGCAGAAGATTATGATGTACTGTGTGGCCCATATCCTAAGAAAACTATTTCATGGGAAAAGATCGTACAAGCTGTAAACAAAGGTGTGGCTGACAGCGATCCAAATGTTTTGGAAAATTATGTTGGCGATTACGTATTCAATCCAGTGAAGCAATCAGCGATCAAGATTAGTGAGCCAGCAGAAGTAGCAGAAGGTGGTACAGGATTTATGATGATTTCTAAGCGTACATTCGAAGAGTACGCTATGAACTATCCTCAGTTTTATTACAAGCCAGATCATGTACGTACTGCCAACTTTGATGGTAGTCGAGAGATCATGGCATATTTTGATGCACTCATCGATGATAAGTCACAGAACTTGCTCAACGAGATTCAAGCATTTTATGACAAAAACCCTGATGCTGTCAAAGAAGATGTGATTAAATTTTTGGCAGACAAGAAGACAGGCATTCATACAGAAACATATTCGAATCGATACTTGTCCGAAGACTACATGTTTTGTTATAATGTAAGACGTATGGGAAGAAAAGTGTGGATGTGTCCATGGATTCAACTCAAACACATCGGTTCCTATACATTTGGTGGATCATTGTCACACATTGCACAAATTGGGGCTAGCGCTACTGCAGACCCATCAAAATTAGGTAAGAAAAAGTAGGAAACTATATTATGAGAAAAGACAATCAATTCTTTGGAGTAACAAAGAATGGTGAAAATCAACAGTTCAATTGCTATCATAGGAATAGCACCGGTAAATTTGTCGTACGTTTTAATGCCAATAATTATGTACCTGAAAAAAGCGGTAATAAGAAAAGCCAATGGACAGGTAAAAAATTATCTTCATTTAGTACGAAACAAGAAGCTATTAGAGCTGGTTATTTAATTTGTTCAGCTCTTAATCATCCAAGAGATGTACGTGAGATGAAACGTGTGGTACAATTAAGATCTGATTTCATTGATTCATTTGGAGCTATAGTATGAAACTCAATACACGTACTATTCAAGTACTCAAAAACTTTGCGTCTATCAACCCGTCCATTCAGTTCTCTGAAGGCACGAATTTGAAGACCATCTCACCAAACAAGACGATGATGGCCAAAGCCAAACTCGAAGATGTAATTCCTTCGTCTTTTGCCATCTATGATCTGTCTCGTTTTCTCGGTGTTGTATCATTGTTCGAAGATCCGACATATAAGATCGAAGATCGTATGGTCAACATCTCCTCACCTGGTCGAAAGGTTAGCTATACGTTTGCTGATCCTTCCACCATCATCACACCTCCAGATCGTGAGATCGTATTGGAAGATCCTGATGTCGTGTTCGAACTCAAGCAAGAAAACTTTGCTGAGATCATGAAAGCACTTGGCGTCATGTCATTCCCTGATCTGTGTGTAGTTGGCGAAGACGGTAAAGTTATTCTTCGTGCAACAGACACCAAAAATCCATCTTCTGATAAATATGATATCGAAGTCGGATCTACCGATCGTACCTTTACCGCAGTTTTCAAAACTGAAAACGTTAAGATCCTGCCGTCCTCCTACACGGTAAGTCTTTCCTCGAAGGGCATTTCTCACTTTGTGTCCGACGATGTAGAGTATTGGATCAGCCTTGAAGCTAACTCGACCTTCTAAGGCGGCGATCAAAAGGGGGCACGGAACAGCTTGACGTGTCGGCTATGAGCGAAGGGATTGGGGCGACTAGCATTTTTTAAAGAGTAAGGATGAATTGAGCAAGCACGTTGTTTATCACCACATACCGAAAACTGGTGGAACTTCCATCGTCGAACTATTTGAAAAAAGATTTGAACAAATGGAGAATCCCTTATCTCTCCTCAAATTCTTCGACAAGGATACCGATACTTATTATATCGTTAATCATCTTTTGTCTATATCTGAAGCCTGTGGAAATGCAGGAATTCCAAAAGAGGTTAAACATATCGTATCTGTAAGAGATCCGATTTATAGATTTCTATCGTGTCTTAATCATAGATCAGTTCAAGCATTTGATCTAAAAAAGGAAGCTTACAGATTTGACAGCTCACAACAAGATTGGTTTGAGAAAAATAGAAAACATTTAGAAACACTAGATGTTACATTCATTAAATGTGAAAATTTGAATAGAGAATTTAAAGAGGCTTTCAATATACACAAGCAATTGGGTTTTTCAAAACGATCTATTGATAGATTTAAATCTCGAAATTTTAATATGGATGATTTCAATGAATGGTCGAAATTAGATGAGCAGACCAAACAAAAATTGAGAACATTATTTCAAGATGAATATTATGTGTTAAAATGTTTCGGTATAGAGTATAATATACCATGATGAACAAGGTGAAGTTTATATGCGTAATGATTTTTTATGGGTCGAGAAGTATCGTCCCAAGACTGTAAGTGATACTATTCTTCCAGTTGATCTGAAGAAAACGTTTCAACAATTTGTAGATCAACAAAATATCCCAAACCTCATCCTCACTGGCGGTCCCGGTGTAGGTAAGACGACCGTCGCTCGAGCAATGTTAGAACAACTCGAATGCGACTACATCGTCATCAATGGCTCGATGAACGGCAACATCGATACACTTCGTGTAGAGATACAACAGTTTGCTTCATCGGTCTCACTCAGTGGTGGTCGTAAGTACGTCATTCTCGACGAAGCAGACTACCTCAACCCTAACTCCACACAACCAGCACTTCGCAATTTTATGGAAGAATATTCCTCTAATTGTGGATTCATTCTGACTTGTAACTTCAAGAACAAGATCATCGATCCTCTGCACTCTCGATGCAGTGTGATCGAGTTTAAGATCGCCAAAGAAGACAAGCCAGACATGGCAGCTCAACTCTTCAAGCGAGTCATCAACATCCTCAAGTCAGAGAATGTAGACTTCGATCAGAAAGCTGTCGCCGAAGTGATCAATAAATATTTTCCAGATAATCGAAGGATTCTGAATGAACTACAACGATACTCTGCTACTGGCAGGATTGACACTGGTGTACTTGCTAATCTCCACGAGACTACACTACAAAATCTTGTTGGAGCTTTACGAGACAAAGATTTTACCACCGTCCGAAAGTGGGTCGCAGACAACTCAGACGTAGAAGCAGCTACCATCTTCCGTCAGATCTACAACAAGTGTTCTGACTTCATGAAACCTGGCAGTGTGCCTCAGCTCGTTCTCATCCTCGCCGATTATCAATACAAGGATGCATTCGTTGCTGATCACGAGATCAACATGACTGCATGCCTCACCGAGATTATGGTCAACTGTGAGTTCTCGTAATGTGGAGAATTTGGGCCAAATCACTCGGAGAAAAAGTAGGCGAAACAGATTCACAGGCAGATGCAGTAGCTATCATCAGGACGTTCTGGTGGCTCCTCCATGTGATTACTTGTTTCATGATAATCATACATAACGGTCATAATTTAGGATGGTGGTGATGTTTCCAGGAATTGGTAAAGATCTATTTAAGAAAAAGCAAGCAAAACACTGTCAAACACCGAACTGTAGTAATGTACTGCCAGAACAACCAGCTGTAATATATGTAGGCGAGTATGCGTTCGATGTCTGTGAAGAATGCGAGAAGTTGATGGATATTATACAACAGAAAACGGAGGAGCACTATGGCGACGAGTCCCTTTGATTATCTGAACTCCATCAATGTCACAAAGCAGAACATGATGCGTGATACAGACAACGACAAGCTAGCCGAGAAAGACTACAATGCCTTTATCGTCAATCGAGGTTTGTCATACTTTCAAGACACCGTTACTATCGCAAATGAAATGAATATCCACCACGAGCTCGATCACAAACTTCAATACGAGTTTCTTATAAATATCGTAAGGCCACGAAAAAGATTCTCGAAGTGGTATAAGAAAGAGCAGGACAGTGATGTTGATGCGGTGTCAGAATACTATGGTTATAGTAATGAACGAGCCGCACAAGCTCTCACTATTTTGTCTAATGAAGAAATAAAAAAAATAAAAGAAAAATTAGAAAAAGGTGGATAATATGAGTGCGGTAGAATCTCTAGTAGAGGTTACTCTCAAGAACCAAGACGATTTCCTCAAGGTACGTGAAACTCTTACACGTATCGGTATTGCATCTCCAAAAGAAAAGAAACTTTATCAATCATGTCACATTCTCCATAAGCGTGGCAAATACTACATCGTTCACTTCAAAGAATTGTTTGCTCTTGATGGCAAGCCTACAAATTTCTCTGAAGATGACCAAGGCAGACGCAATACAATTGCTAAACTCCTTTCAGACTGGAATCTCATCTCAGTCGTAAACGAAGGGAAAATCATAGACCCATCAGCCCCCATGAACCAGATCAAGATCATTGCCCATAAGGACAAGGACGACTGGGAGCTAGTGGCCAAGTACAATATAGGTAATAAAAAGAAGTAGTGAGCGTAAGTTATTGATTTTCTTATGAAAAAAAATGTTACTAGTCGGCATGTACAAACGAAGCCCCGTATAGTAGAATGGGCATGTAATTTGGAGATTGTATGACTACAGTATATACTAAGAAGCTTGTCCCCGTTCAGCGTAAGTTGGTACGGGATCTGATTCCCTATTGTGTACAAAAACTCATGCCTCGTATCAAAGATATTACGATCACCGTTGAAGGTGTCCAAGATCTTGTTGATAACGAAGGCATACACGGCGACGTGTTGTATGATTATGTAGATCCGACAGCACGTCCCAAAGAATTTACTATTCGAGTGGATTTAACCGACGATCTGCAAGAATTCGTACGCGTCATCTGCCACGAAATGGTCCATGTAAAACAGTGGGCCAGAGGCGAGATGTACAGCTACGACCGATACCCCAACTTGACTCGTTGGCACAAGCAGAAGATTGACCACGACAAGATGGATTACTATGAACAGCCATGGGAAATCGAAGCTCACGGCCGAGAAGAAGGTTTGACTGTCGGTTTCCTTCACGAACATCAAAAGTGGGCAGGATTTGTCTATGGAATTATTGAAGATTATAAAATGCAGCGACCCCAGCAAATGGTACTCAACCCACGTTGGTGAGACATTTCCTCTCTTAGAAGCATTTCCAACAGAATATCTTACACGTCAATCGCCTGATAACCTATATGGTATCAGGTTCTTGAACTATGTGTCAAAAGACGATGCGGTGGTAGTGAATGAAAAGGACTGAAGACGCAGAGTTGTATTTTGGCAGTGGAGTAATGTCAAAAACCACCGAAGAATGTGGTGAATTGATTCAAGCTATCTCTAAGTATGCCAATAAAGGTGGCAAACGCAATGAGAATTGTATTTTTGAAGAAGCAGCGGACGTTATTGTTATGATCACTGCTTTAGTTCAATATCTTGAGGTCGATGAAGATAAATTTATGAAGAGAATTGAAAAAAGCAAAAAGAAATTTAGCAGATACTATGAAGGAGAAACATAGTGAGTGATGAAGAAGCAGTAGTTGAAATTGAAGAAGATGATATGGATCCGACCGGTGTATTGTTTACACTCGTTACGGCCGGTGGAGAAATGGTGGGCAGGTTTATACATGAGGATGATGAGATCATAGTATTAGAAAATCCTCGTGCATTTGTACAAACAGAAAAAGGTGTAGGTTTTGCGCCGAGTGTATGTTTGACTGGTCGACCAAAACCAGAATCTGTAGGCTTTTATAAAGCGGGTGTTATTCTTGCAACACCGACTAGTGCTGAAGTAGAAAAGCTATGGATCCAAGCAACAACAGGTTTAGTAGTATGAAGGATATTCCAGTTTTAGTTTGGGCACTTGCCATCGTATTGTTCTGTACTATCTTAGGCAGTACACAAGTAGTAGCGCTAGAAGCAGAAGGAAGTTCGAGTATTAAGGATCAATCTCTGTTGAATGCGTATGTCTCTGCTCATTTCAAATGTAATCGTAAAGGGATATGGGCAGATCTTAATACGCTCAAAGTCAAGAACGAATACACTAAGCAGTACACAATTCCTGGTGGTACCAAGAAGATTACCGAGTACAGAACGAAAGTAGATTTTAAATGTACAGAAAAATATAAGAGAGTGCCTGATGAAGGATAAACTAATCCTCACAGATTGTGATGGAGTCATGCTCGATTGGATGTATTCATTCGATCAGTGGATGAAGAGGCACGGTTATCGTATTCAACATCCGGGTGAGTATGACATTGGTAAGAAGTATGAAGTAGGTATGTGCGAGAAGAAGAGACTAACACGCATGTTCAACGAGTCTGCTTCTATCCGTAAGATTCCTCCTCTTCGAGACGCTATCAAATACATTCGTAAACTACACGAAGAACATGGCTATGTATTCCATGTGATCACATCGTTGAGTGATGACGAGTATGCCCAACATCTCAGGACGAAAAATCTTTGTGAGACGTTTGGTCATACAGTCTTTGAGAAGTATGTGTACCTCGACTGCGGTGCAGATAAGGACGAGGCGCTTGCTAAATATCAAAACAGTGGTTGTTACTGGATTGAAGACAAGCCAGAGAATGCACACGCAGGATTTGTTGCTGGTTTGAATAGTATACTGATGGCACACGGTCACAATGCCAACGAAGAAACATTTACTCGTGTGCAAAATTGGAAAGAGATCTACGAGATTATTGTTGGATGATAATTGATAATCCTATAATTGATGATTTTTATCATGTTCTTTTTAGTGGTAAAAAGGAAGAGATCCGCGGTACACAAATTGAACGTTATTTCAATGATTTTAGGCATGTACGTATAGTTCCATATTATACTATCAGAGAAAGGACAAACAATGAGCAAAAACCAATAAATCATTTTGCAACCGCGGTGCAATCATATCAATCGGCATTGCAAGATGGGATTGAGTTAAACACTAAAACTTTTACTGATAGTCCCCAACGAGGCACGATAGAATTTTTCTATCGTTGGACCATCAAGATGAATTGGTTGATCAATGACATTCGAAAGAGAGGATGTTGTGAACCAATATGGGGTGTAATTCGACCGAATCAAACAAAATTTAATGAAGTAGAATACAGCTATCACGTCCATCCTGGCACTTTTAGAATCAACGCCTTTGAATTGATGGATCTTAATCAAGATTGTGTAGTCTTCGACGCATTCGAAGTTTTTCATGATTTTCCAAAAGTTTCACTAGCAGATATTTTAAATCTATATGATGATCCTGCTGGTACCACTGTCGAAGTCAGTATACTACAACAAGATACTAGCTACATGACTCCTCAAGTATTGAACATGAAATCTAAAGGAATCAATTGTAGTATGACACCTTCTCTCAAAAAGCATGAGAGGAAAGTACGACACATGTTCAAGCATCCTATTCAAATCTTTATTGGTTATGATAGTCGACATGGTGATGCTACCAATGTTTGTCACAACTCTATCATCGACAGATTGAATAGACAAACTAGTCTCGATCATGTCAAAATACATCATCTCGATACAAGTAAAATTCCTGGTTGGACTAGAGAATATAAGAATCAATCTACTGAATTTTCATACTCTCGTTTTCTAGTACCATATTTGTCTGATTACAAAGGAATCAGTATATTCGTTGATGACGACTTTATCTTTAGACAAAATCCTCTTGCTCTTGCCTTATATTTGTCTGACGAGCATTCTGTTGCCTGCGTAAAACACAACTTTGAGCACAAATTTGATACCAAATTCAATAATGAAAAAGATGTATGGTATCCGAAGAAGTTATGGTCGAGTTTGATGGTGTTTAATAATGCCCATGAAGATTGTAAAAAATTGACACTCGAAACTGTACAAGAACAAACAGGAAAATACTTGCATCAATTCGAATGGACTGATGAAGGCAAAATAGCAGATCTACCGAAGAAATGGAATTGGTGTGAAGGCTATGATTATGTGATGGACGCGCATCAAAGCCACGCTTTGCATTGGACAAGAGGAGGACCGTGGGTAAAAGGTATGGATACCAGGCATATTGCCTGTCTTGAACTCTATGACTATCATCGATATAGATCAGTACGTGGTACAGAAAAAGAGTTTACATATGAAGCAAAACAGGTTAGTATGTTAGATATAAGAGAATATTATGACATCGAGAATCCAATCGATATTGCTGAAGACGGAACTCGAATATGTCAAGAAATAAATAGAGATGTTCGTTGAAGTTTGTATTAAGAAGTTTGGACGCGGGTTCGACTCCCGCCGCCTCCACCAATTTTGCGGTACCCAGTTTCGGGGGCGTTATGGATTCGACAGGCAACTGAAAGCAAATGGAGAACCGTCCATGAACGCTGACGTAAAACGGTGGTTCAAAACTATAACTGCCAATGATGACAGTTACTACGGTGATTACGCACTAGCTGCATGATCCCGCGGGGCGGCCACTGCCTTGTTATCCAAGTGTGGCATTTTTTTTGCTATGAAAAAGCAAGGAGGAGTTTATGTATAAGCTATTACTTGTTGTAATGTGTATGATATGGTCAGAAGCTGCTGCTTCCGACGAGTGGATGCAAGATGAAATCCAATGTCTTGCGAAGAACATCTACTTTGAGGCGAGAGGAGAATCTCTGACCGGTAAAATTGCGGTCGCCAATGTCACGATGAATCGTGTGAAACACCATAAGTATCCTAGTACGGTTTGTGGTGTAGTGACTCAAGCTAAATGGTATGTCAATTGGAAAGGCAATCGTTTACCTAAACGAAATCAGTGTCAGTTCAGCTGGTTTTGTGATGGTAATCCTGACGAGCCGGTTGACATGCGAGCATATCGAGACAGTTTACGTGTAGCAGAAATTGTGTATAATGGGTATAAAGATCTGACAAATGGATCTTTGTTTTACCATAATACGAAAGTAGAACCATATTGGGTCGCTTCGATGGTTAGAACTAAGAGCATTGGTGCTCACGTATTTTATAGGTATGATAGATGAAATTTTATAGCTGCTTTCCAACAAGAACTCTCATGTTGGCGATAGTAGTCGGTGCAATCTTATTACTCGCTGCCTGTGGTGGTGGCGGTGGTTCAGGTTCACCAGACATTCCCGCAAATCCAGCACAAGGCACAGTCCTTTCATCTACATGTAGCGGCTACACGCTGGTCGAACAAGTTGCAGACGGCAACGGTGGTCAGAACGAAAGACGTACAGAAAACTCATCTCAGTGTGGATATACCGGTCCACCTCCCGCAGGCACATTTCTCGATGAATATTGTGATGGTTATACTCTCGTCACTGTTACCGCAGATGGTAATGGAGGTGAAGAGTATGATTACGATGAAAACAACGAAGAGGTTTGTGGTTATATTCCTCCACAATTTACACCAGCTGGCACACCACTAGGCGATCCCTATTGCGCTAGATCTCTGGCCGAAGATAGGTTCAGACAACTATGGGATTCTATCAGACATTTTCTTGGTGATGATCTTCTGCAAGATTATGCAGACGGTGAAGGTGGACAATATACAGAACGTGTACAACATATCGCCGAAGAATGTTGGGTTCAAATGGAACCACCTGAAGATTGTCCTACGGTCGCGTCATCTACAGGTGATTCTCGATACGAGTTTTACACATGTGATGGTATCAAACAGCTGACCGATATCAGTTTTCCGTATGATCCCGATAATTGGGATCTTGCCATCGTAGACATGTTCATCATCTTCGATACTGCACTCGATAACGAAGAAGATCTTGATGGTATGACCGTACAAGATTTTATTCTAAAACAATTATGGGAAGCAAATCATTACTTCGCAGCATCAGGTGTATCAGTCAGAGTTAGATTAGCAGGATATAAAGAAGTCGCCGTAGCATCAGGAGACTTGTATAGACAGTACAATGCATTCTTCAGAGACCGATATGAATTTCAAGGAGTCACATCGGCGCAACGACAAGCTAATGCTGACCTGATGTTCTTGTTCAAGAAAAGACCAGATAATCCCATTGCGTGTGGTGTTGCACAGTTAGACGGTACTCGTGGCGTCACTTACACGAGAGGAATCATACAATGTTTCCATAACAGTGTGTTCCAAGAAAATGCACAAACACGTTACTATGAACGAGCACAAGAAACATTCGTTCATGAGATTGGCCACCTGTTTGGTTTACAACATGAATGGAAAGATGCATCAAGCACTGGATTATTCGAACACTCGTATGGTTATAACTTGCCCGGATATAACCCACGAAAAGACGATCCAGCATATGAGGGTGTATGGAGCGGATACGGTACCATCATGAGTTATGCTGATCTAGCGACTGGTCGTTTCTCTGATCCTGACGTCACGTGTTATTTTCCGGAAGAAGCAGGAGAATATGCAGGTCAAGCAGTTGTCATGGGAACAAATGGTGGATGTTTCTGCTTGGATCCAGTAGAAGAACAACCACCGCCCACAGATTCTCATCAGCACCTACAGAGAGTGAGATATATAATTAGTCAGCTGAGTGAATTAGAGCATGATGTTGGATCAGTTTACGGTACTGCACCAGCATTTTGGAATACACAGCCTATTTTTGAAGAGGATCTTGGTGATCTATCGAACATCGAGATGATTAAACGAGAAATGGACAGAAACCAAAACATCTGCTTATTTTGAAACACTTAGAAGAAAACGGGATGACGTACTTTGGCCACCTCAGACGAGCGTGGTCGTTGTCGTTCGTCTTATTCATACATGGATTGTTTCCTGAAATATGGAAAACAAAAGCGACGGATATATTATTAGATGAAAAAGAGAAACTACACAGCAGAGACAGTTAGATCTCTACAAGGTTCTGTACAAATTGAACACACGCTTGCAAAAATGGGGGCAAGCAAGCTGCGTAAACTCTTTGAAGAACACGATTACATTAACACGTTTGGAGCATACAACGGTCAACAAGCTATTCAACATGTTAAAGCAGGGTTGCATGCGATTTATTTGTCTGGATGGCAAGTTGCAGCATCTCAGAACTCAGCTGGTGAGGTATACCCTGATCAGAGCCTTTATCCTGTTAACAGTGTGCCTGATGTTGTTCGTAACATTAACAATGCCTTCAGACGACAAGATCAAATCGAATACGCCGAATCGGGAACCGGGTTTCCCTTCGCACCGATTATAGCAGACGCAGAAGCAGGATTTGGAGGAGTCTTAAATGCTTACGAATTGGCACGAAATCTTATTGAGGCAGGCGCAGCGGCCGTCCACTTCGAAGACCAACTCTCCTCAGCCAAAAAGTGTGGACACCTCGGAGGAAAAGTCCTCATCCCCACCGACCAAGCTATTCGTAACCTCAACGCTGCTCGGCTTGCTGCTGATGTGGCTGATACTGATACTGTTATCATTGCGCGAACCGACGCAGAATCGGCTAAACTCATGGTCTCTGACCAACATGTCATCGACAAAAAATACGTTAAGTATTACGGAGGTCAGGGAGGAGCCAAGATCAGAGGAAAAACATCAGACGGATTCTACGAAATCGAGGAAGGTCGAGGACTAGAATTTGGTTGTGAACGTGGCGCAGCGTATGCTGAATACGCCGACCTCGTATGGTGTGAAACTTCCAAACCATGTCTCAAAGAAGCAAAGCGATTCTCTGACGCTGTGAGAGGGTCAGTTCCTGATGCGATGCTTGCATACAACTGTTCACCATCTTTCAACTGGCGCAAGTCCATTCCTGGTGATGCAGAACTACGAGACTTCCAATATGAACTCGGTAAGATGGGATTCAAATTCCAATTCATTACTCTTGCTGGTTTCCATGCAACGAATCATGCTATCTTCCAATTCGCAAGGTCTTATAAGAAAATGGGCATGTTGGCATATAGCTACTTGCAAGAAGAAGAGTTTGCAGCTGAAGAGTTTGGATACACAAGCACTAAACATCAACGCGAAGTTGGCGTAGGTTACTTCGATCGAATTGCAACAGCATTGGGTTCGTCATCTACAGCCGCTATGAAAGGATCAACCGAGGAGGAACAATTTTGATTCGTATTGTACTTTTATCTCTACTTTTGGTAGGATGTGAAACGATAGAAATTACTGACGTCGATTGCGATGTAAATCAGAATTGGCCTCGTTGCAGAGTGCAGGCTGAAAAGGTAGAATAATGGCAGATATAAGTGAAAATTTTAGAGTATTGACTCCATTCCCTAAACTAGTGGGCGAATATAGATTAAAATTTTCTGATGAGGAAGAAAAGACTATTGCAAAATGGACAGATGATGACTTCATTAGAACTAATAGTCTGAAGGCAGATGGCGGCCAAAACCTGGCAATGGTAGCTGATCCATATTCGAATCCAGAAATCAGAAAAAATCATGAAGTTTTCGATGATGATTTCTTAATTTGTTATGTAGGCATGAATCTCTTACAACAAGAAGAATGGGCTAGTATTGGAAGGGCTGTTGAAGAAGTAGCTCGTCATCATGTAATAGACACTTTAGGGTATAGCATTCCACCAGATTGTCACATGGGTGTATGTGATTCGTGGATGATTAGAACAATAAACACCAATTCATATCCACAGCCGCTTCATCGAAAACACAATCACTCCTTTGCTTGGTTAACTGGAGTTTTGTATCTAGACGACAGTGAAAATGGCACGGCATTGGTGCGGTCCGACGCATTTGGCACCGAATATTTGCCATTCACTTGGGTAACTACTGAAAATGAATACAACACAGATCAGTATCTCATTAAAGCAGAGAAGGGTAAAATAGTAATTTTTCCAGCTGGTATGCATCATATGATAATGAATAATGCAGATGGTACTAAACGACACACCGTGCCATTTAACATCTTTCCATTTGGCAATGTTAACAATACTAACGCAGCTAGACTACAATATGATGGTCCACTCAACTTAACAGTAGATAGTGTAACAAGACAATGAATTGGTTTAATAGTATCATCAAACAACTCGAAAAACCAGTTGAACAAAATCCTGTTGATAAGGCTATCGTAGAAAAATTACCTCATGATGGTGAGGTAACAAAAGTATATGAAGCGAGATGGGTTTGGTATCACACTATTCTAGCTGCAGAAATATTTTTGACAAATATTTTACTGTTAGCTATTCTTGTTACGATAGCATTGAAGTAGGAATATTATGAGTTCACAGTGGCATGGGGGCAAAGGGTCGGCTCGACGACCTGCATCAATTGATCGAGCAAAGTGGGAAGAAAACTATCATCGCATCTTTGGTTATAAAGGCAAAAAGAAGTGCGAAGAATGTGGAGAAGTGCTTCCTCTACATACCAATCGTTGTCTAATCAAACCAAAGGAGATATGATATGGAAGCTTTAGCTTTTTGGTTCCTGTTCCTGACCCTCGCAGGCATGGGCGTCGTACTATATGATAATTTTGTGAAATAATTACATAAGCATGTACATATCCGGCCCATTTGGTAGAATGGGCCTTTGTTATGGAGATATGCACATGGGTATGATGTTCACTAATAGTCTCAGATATGACATGCAAGGCCGTAAGCGCAAGGCTCGTAAGGCCCGAGGCGAAGTATTCAAGAAGTATACCCCACCAGCATTCCAACCTCTCCAATCATCCAGTGGTCCTGTCAGACGCGATGAAGGTATAGTTTACAAGTCTTTAGACGATCACGGTCCTATAGCCCACGCACGTCCTGAAGCTCCCAGATACACAGGCACACTGGTCAAAGGTATCGCTACGATGCACAAGTCCAATGCTGTCCCTGTCATCGACCAGGAGCAAGCTACCGACATCTCTAGTATGAGACGGTAATAAGAATTGTAAATATTAACACAAAAAAGTCTAAGAAAATCTCTTTCAAAATCAATAACTTGCAAGTGTCCAGAAACTCTAATAAAATCAATAACTTAGAGGTGTACAGGGGCCCCTCCATGGGGTATAATCTATCTTGTAAATTAATGAAGGAAGCGACATGCGAGACGAAATTTTAGCCATCTACGAAAAGCACTCTTTCACTATCGGAGGCCAGTGGTTTTGTTCTTTCGATTCTGTGTACGATGATCTTCGTGATCTCTTTCCTCGTAAAAATCACGAGCAAGTCTGCGAACTGATGGAGCAATATCAACGATGAGTTATTGGAATTCTAACGGTACCTATCAATCACAGTACGAAGAGCTGTTCAAGCTTGTTCCTCGCGAAGGCGAAGTCAAGAAAGGTATGTGCAAGCATGTCTTCTCGCTCGAGCGTTTTCGTAAAGCATGCAACAGCTACTACGATGTGCACAATAACGGTGGTGGTAACCGCGATGCTGCAACCGCTCGCTTCTTTCCTGGTGCTCTCAGCGAGATTCGTAACTCGTGGAAGTATGGTGTGAGTATTAGATGGGACTACATTGATCGTATCTGTGAAGAGAAGATGGATGAGATCATTCGTGAAGCTTATATCAAAAACATCGGAGACATTTCATAATGTGGGGTTTTGTGGTATTATTAGCAGTATGGATGACATACGTTGAGACTGAGATGCCCAATCGAGTCTCCGAATGTCAATTTGATAACTCTTGTGAAATTTTAGAGGAAGAAGATAATGCATGATGCGATCATTTGGATGGTGACTTACGAAGGCCAATGGGATGGCAAGAAAGGTGAGTCGCCATATAAGTGGACAGCTCCGTCTGCGGGTGCAGCGATGGAGTTAGTCGAAGAATTGGAACAGCAATATCCAGATCGCAAGTGGAGAATCGAGGAGAAAGACGTATCATGAATACGAGTGATCTTATTCGACATATCTTGAGCAGTGTCGAACACATGTCTAAAGAAGCTGACGACCGTGCTGTCGATAACCCGTCTGCACACAACATTGGTGTGGCCGATGGTATCGATCAGGTACGCAATCTTCTTTTTGGTATTGATTATGAGTGGACAGAGATGATGTCCGCAAGGAGTGAATATGACTTATAGAGTAACAGTACATCACGAAGGAGTCGACAAAACTGGTCGACCTCTATCATCTGGTGACATCAACTGTATTGGTGGTGATGATACTCGTGTTTTCTTTGATAGAGCAGAGGCAGAATCTGCATTCGAATCTTTTTGGGCTACTTTTCGTGGTGGCAATCCACGAGCTGACAGCTCACAGATGAATTTTACTAAAGTCAGCTTGTACCGATATGATGGTTTGAATGCTGATCAAACTGCTGAGTATACACTCATCCGTTTTGCTCAATCACAGGAGAGAATCAGTGTTGAAGTATGATGTAATGCCAGATCTTGCTTGTATTCCTATTGGTGGTACGAGCCTTCAAGGTCGTATTGAAATCTCTTATTATGAGTTGGTTCAAATATTAGGTGAACCTACAAGCTGTGAACCATCTGCGGATGATAAGATTCGTGTAGAGTGGGTCATCGAGTTCTATGATGAGATCGCAGACGATTATGCTATCGCTACCATCTACGATTGGAAAGAAGACAAGCCTATCGAGTGGGTAACTGATTGGCACATCGGTGGTTTCAAGCCGAATGCAAACAGTTTCGTATATGAAATGGTGAGGGAGTTTAATGCCAAAAGGACGTAAAGCCGATCGAAAAATGGTCGAACCTACAAAGCCAAAGATGTTCGAACCTTCGGAACCCTATACTGTGCCTAAAACCAAATTTAAAAAGGGAGGTGTGATTTACAAGGAGGGAGATAGGGTACATATATCAGATACTGATGGTGAATATGAAGGTAGGATAATGAATATTCTCTCATCACAAATGGTAGTGAGACTCGATGAAGAAAATCCAAATAAAGATAGATTTTTCTTCACCACTGGAATGAAGATTAAAAAATGTTAGAGAAGCCACTCTTTCCCACAATGTTTTACGAAACACGGATCAATAAAGATCTGTGTTTCGCTATGCTTGATGAGATCAAATCAAAGCAACATATGATCGAGACTGTCAGTGAAGCAACACAAATTCAACCAATATCAGATTATTCCACTGACTTTAGTCATACTATTCGCATAGATCATTTTTGGGATCACGTAGTGCCACAACTACAAGATGAGTGGAAACAGTTGGGCAGAGAGATGATTAACATCCATCCATGGGTATCATGTTATACAGGTCCATCAGGTCATCATCCTTTACATAACCATTCTCAAGGCTATGACGCTAGATTGCATTATTCTGCAATCATCTATCTGACTGAAGTAGGCATGACTGACTTCTTTAGTACAGACGCCACGGCTCACACATCACAGCACTGCGAGAAATCAGAAGTTGGTAAAGTAGTATACTTCCCTTCGATAGTGCCTCACCAGTATAGATCTGAACACTTTGATGGTAATGCACGATATACATTACCTTTTAATTGTGAGCTTGTAAGTTTAACATAACTTTAATATTGGGCTTATTTTTCCCGCGTAAATAATCCTGAGCAATACGCTCACAATCTCAGGAGATAACTAATGAAACATTTAGCATTAGTTCTTGCGTTTGTATTTTCGATGGGTGCCTTTGCGGATCATGTCGAATATGTCAGACAAGAACTACCACAATTAAACGAAGAAATTTTAGCAGGTAGCGATTACCCCTACGAACTCAAAACAGTTCCCCTCTCTAACCTAATTCCCGTTCAGGTTGACCGAGTTCCTAATCTCAAGAAGCATGAGAAGAAACTCATCGAAGCACAACAAGATACCTATCGTCCATTAGTAGTGGATCACAGTTTTCACATTATCGATGGTCACCATCGGTATGATGCCCTCACTGAACTTGGTATCGAAAATGTAAGGGTATTCCACGTGCATGCAGATATTTCTGATGTTGTGGTTGCATTCGCCGATTATCAAGACGACACACCAACCGTACCTGTTGGTTATCAAGAAGAAGTTGTCGTAGTTGGTACTTGGGCACAATTGAAAAATGCAGCAGATAGACAAGAGCAGTCAGATAATCTGATCAGCGTAGTTGATTCTGATGCGCTCGGTTCTTTTGCAGATACTACAGCAGCAGATGCAATCAGTCGTCTGAGTGGTATCAGCGTTGAGAATGATCAAGGTGAAGGTAGATATGTCACTATTCGCGGTCTCAGTTCTGATTTGAATAGTGTAGCAGTAAACGGTGCCTCTGTAGTTGCTCCTGAAAATGGACGCAGTGTCATCATGGACGGACTCCCCACCGAGTTGCTTGATAGCATCGAAGTAGCAAAGACACTTACACCTGAGATGGATGCTGATAGCATCGGTGGGCGAGTCTCTTTTGAAACAAAGAAGCCCACCGACCTAGATGGTACATTCCTTAAAGTAAAAGTTTCAAGCAAGTTTGCTGACTATTCAGACTACAAGCAAGCACCAAACTTTTCAGTTACATACGGTGACAGGATAACAGATAACACTGCACATATTCTTGGTATCACATACTCAAATCGTTATATCAATTCATACAACAACGAGACTGGATTTGGTTGGGAAGATGGGTTGATGAATGATGATTGGGAAATGCGTTACTATGAAGTACAGCGTGAACGATATGGATTTAGTTACGATATCAACTCAGACATCAATGATGACTTAATGGTCTATGCTGGTTTGTTCTATAACATGTACGATGAATCAGAAGTGCGATTGAAGAATGAATACGGCAAGATAAAAGAAGCAGGTGTGTTAGAGAATGGTATGATAACTTCTCGTATCAGACACGACGCTGAATCTCGAGTCAGATATGAAACGCGACATATCGGAGCATTCAACACTGGATTTGAAACAATGGTTGGTGAATGGTTCATTGATGGTCAAATATCTTATTCATGGGCAGAGGAAGATGACAGTGACAATGCTGACATTACTTTCCGAAACTATGACAAAGATTTTGGTGGTGAGTTTAACTGGTCAAATCCACAGACTCCATACTTCACAGCATACGATGCTGGATTACGAGATCCTGCGAATCTAGAGTTTGATGCATTTGAAATGTGGGAAAACGTCAGTAAAGATAACGAGATCAGCGTAGCATTTAATGCCGAAGCTCTCGTATTTGATAATGCATTGATGAAGACTGGTGTTAAATATCGTTCGCGAGAAAAACAAGTCGATGATTATATTATTGCATATCAGTGGGACAAAACTCTAGCAGACTTCAATTATTGGACTGCGCCTGGATGGAAGTTCGGTGATCAGACATTTGGTAATCATTTGACACCATCTGACACCTACGGTTTGCGCGATCTGGTTGATCAAATGGAAGTAGATTTTTCAGACGATCTTTCAAGAGACTTCACTACCAATGAAGATATCGCGGCTGCTTATGTCCAGTTTACCAACGAGTATGATTGGGGCGTGGTGATTATCGGCGCACGTTACGAACACACTCAGTGGGACAGTCAAGCATATGACCAAGACGGCAATCGTGTCTACAGAGAAAAGTCATATGGATTCTTTGCTCCAAGTGCAACGATGAAATACTACGTGACGAATGATATTCAGTTACGTGGTGCTATATGGACATCGCTGTCACGTCCTGGTTTCTCAGAGTCTGCTCCTAAAATGAATGTTGATTATGACTACAGCGGTGACGTAAGTGGATCTGTCGGCAATCCTGAGTTAGACCCATACGAGGCAATCAACTTTGATCTCTCTCTTGAGTATTATTCTGATAACGCATATGCCACTGTCGGAGTGTTTCGTAAAGAGATTTCTAATGCTATCTACCCTACGCTTCAAAAGACAGGCACTTTTAATGGTGTGACTTTTAACGATGGAGTGGAAACATATATCAATGCAGATGACTCTTGGATCAATGGACTTGAAGTTGCAGGTCAGTATGGTTGGGATAATGGTCTCTACGTTGCTGCTAATATTACCTTGACAGAAAGCGAGTCAAAGTTCAATTTCGACGGTGATGATGTGTTTACCACCGACTTTCGTAAACTTGCAGGAGAAGCAGCAAACCTGAGTGTTGGATATAATAAGGCACCTTGGGATGTTCGCTTAGCAGTCAATCATCGTGGAGACTTTGTAGATTGGTTTGCTGATGAAGACGGAGATATTGGTTCATTGAATGAAAACAATATTCGATATGTTGATGCACATACGCAGGTAGATCTAACAGTAAAGTATGATGTTACTGATAATCTTACATTGAGATTTAATGCAGTAAATCTAAATGATGAGCCCGAATACTACTACTGGGGCAATTCTAACCAGTTATCACAGTATGATAAATTCGGTGTCTCTTACAATGTTGGATTTACTTATAGTTTGTAACTATACTAACGCAACGCTTTGTACTTCACATACTAAATCTTTTGAGAGTCGTACGTGAGTACCTTTTTGTAATTTCCTACTGCGTACAGTAAATTCTGTCACTTCGGCTGGCTGTATATTACAACTAGTAAGTACAGCCCAGTCGTTGCCTTTTTTGTCGGTCAGATGAATAGTATTGTCTGAAATACGAACAACTGGTTCGAGTGTTCTGGTAGGAATAATATCAGCATGTACAAATGCTGGTGAGAGTAGTAGAATGGCTACTAATAGATTTTTCATGGATTGCTCCTTCCGTCGTCACGACGAGTATTGTTACAGTTTTGTTACAGCTCTATTAGTATATATACAAAATTTACATTAGGGTCCGTGTAAAAATTTAATAAATATTTGTTGTGATACCGGGGACACGGGTCACACGACCTCTACGCCGAAAATCGGGTAGAGTTTAACAACAACCTTGCTTTAAATAGGAGGCCGTTATGGTTAGTAAAGCATTTTCTTTTCCACGTTCACACTTCATTGGTTTTGACCACATTTGGAATGATATCGCTCGTTTGTCAGAGATGTCCGACAACAAGCTGTATCCTCCTCACAACGTAGTCAAAAAGGATGATGTGCATTTTTCAGTAGAGCTGGCACTCGCTGGATATTCCAAAGAAGAACTCACTGTTGAGGTCAAAGACGGAATTCTAGTAGTGACAGGTGCTAAAAATGAGGAGACTGAACGTGAGTATCTCCACCGTGGTATTTCTGCAAAGAAATTCACGCGTACTTTCAGACTGTCCGAACACGTTGTTGTAGACGGAGCAGACTTCAGAGATGGATTACTCGTTATCGATTTGAGAGTTGAAATCCCAGAAGAAAAGCGTCCTCGCATTGTCCAAATTGGTAAAACCAAAGGCAAAAAACAACTTTTAACTGAGGACTAAAAATGAAACACACTGAGGTATTTCGAAAGAGAAACACTTTCGGATATTACGTCATAGGCGCGTTAGTTTTGTCTTCTGTTGTTCATAGCGTAGCATTGCTCGTTTGAACGATAGAGAACTTGAGGAATGGGTTGATGCCAATCCAGGCCTTGCAAACGCGGTGATACCAACGTGTATAGTCTTAGGTGCTGTAACTTTGCAGGCCTGTATGATTGGACTTATATCATGGTTTTTGTATATACACTCGTTTTAGACATTTTCCATACGAGTCATCAATCTCTCTGCACGGTTAGTCACTTGTCTATACCACAACGAATCGCGGCCCTCTGTGGCCGCGGTTTTCCAATCATGATCAAGGATTGCAGCATTGAAATTCTTAAACTTTGAGAGACGAGTTCGACCCATGTTGAACATCATATTAACCAAGATCTGCTGGACTTCGTCTGGTAGGTCGTTAAAGTTCCCTCTGCCGTATAGAGCGTCACATTCTCCAATGGCAAGGTCAAGGTCTGCTTCGAAACACTCCTTAACTCTTTGCTCCGTAACTGGAGTTCCGGTTGGTTGACCGGATTCCGGGTCACTCTCGAGGACAAGGTGACCAACTCCAAACGTGGGGTAACCGAGGTGATCGTTGTAGATGACATATTCGACTCCTTCGTCGATCTTAAGTTGTTCGTAGACAGCTTCACGGTTCATTTACTTTTCCTATATTTTGTGGTAGAATGGTTTACATGATGACAGACTTTTACACCAATGTTTCTCAGTACGGTAACTATCTGTATGTTCGTGGTTTCAACGAGGATGGCTCGCGAATGCAGCGTCGGTTCGTATATGAACCCTACCTCTTTGTTCCATCTAACGTAGAGACTGGTTACACAGACATTCACGGTAACCATGTGCAGAAGAAGATGTTCGATAACATCAGACATGCACGTGATTACATCAAGAGATACGAGGAGGTCGAAGGATTCAATGTCTACGGCCTCGATCGTTATCCTTATGTATTTATATACGACACCTTTCGAAACCAAGAAGTTGACACGAGCAAGATCAATGTAGTCAACATCGACATCGAGGTGGCATCAGACGATGGTTTCCCCGAACCTGAAGACGCTGACAAAGAAATCACAGCTATCGCTCTTCGTCGTCGTAATATGACAGTCGTACTCGGTTGTGGTGACTTCAAGTCAAACGACAAGAATGTGTACTACATCAAGTGCAAGCACGAATATCATTTGCTACATAAGTTTCTCGATGTGTGGCAAAACATGGATCCAGATGTTATCACTGGTTGGAACACAGAGTTCTTCGATATTCCGTACCTCGTCAATCGTATCACTAAAATCCACAGCGAAGAGATGGCACAACGTCTCTCACCGTGGGGTATCATCAAAGAAAAGCGTGTGTTCCGTCAAGGCAGTGACAAGCAATCACAGACATTCCAAATCTTCGGTGTGTCAAGCCTCGACTATCTCGCCATCTACAAGAAGTTTCGACTACAACCTCGCGAATCGTACAAACTCGACTTCATTGCCGAGACAGAACTCGGTACCAAGAAGTTGGACTACAGCGAGTACGGTAACTTGCACGAGTTGTACAAGAACAACTTCCAAAAGTTTATCGAATACAACATTCGTGACACAGACCTCATCTTCGACTTAGAAGAAAAACTCGGCTTCATCGAACAGATCTATGCGATTGCTTATGATGCAAAGGTCAATTACAACGACACTCTCGCCACTGTTGGTATCTGGGATGTGATCATCCACAACTATCTGATGGATCAGAACAAGGTCGTATCGATGAAACGTCCACCTAAGTCCGATCGTATGATCGAAGGTGGTTACGTCAAAGAACCTATCGTTGGCATGCACAAGTGGGTAATGTCATTCGACCTCAACTCTCTGTATCCACACCTCATTCAGCAATACAACATCTCGCCTGACACTGTGATCAGCAAGACAGATGACCTGTTCACTATCACGAAGGATGCGAGTGTTGATACGGTACTCAACGAAGAACTCGACCTGACTGCGCTGAAACATTACAATGTGACCATGACACCGAACGGTAAGATATACCGTAAGGATTATCAAGGCTTCTTGCCTACTCTCATGGCCAAGATGTACGATGATCGTGTGTTGTACAAGAAGAAGATGTTCGAAGCGAAGTTGGCCAATCAGAAGAATCCATCACGTGAACTACAGATTGACATCAGTCGATACCATAACCTACAACACGCCAAAAAGATTCAGCTGAACGCAGCTTATGGTGCACTCGCCAACAAATACTTCCGATGGTTCGACAACGAGAATGCCGAGGCCATCACCATGGCTGGTCAGTTGTCTATTCGATGGATCGAGAAGAAACTCAATGTATGGATGAACAAGATACTCGAGACAAAAGGTCGTGACTACGTAGTCGCAATCGATACCGATTCGGTGTATGTCTCATTCGACAAGATGGTCGAGATGACTAAACCAAAAGATCCTGTAGAATTCCTTGACAAGGTTGCAAAGCAACAAGTCGAAACATTCATCGATCGATCGTATCAAGAACTTGCCGACTACACGAATGCATATGCACAGAAGATGATCATGAAACGTGAGAACATCGCTGACAAGGCCATCTGGACGGCCAAGAAGCGATACATCATGAATGTGTATGACTCCGAAGGTGTACGTTACGACGAGCCTGATCTCAAGATGATGGGCATCGAAGCCATTCGATCGTCAACTCCTGCGGTATGTCGCGAGTACATTAAGAAAACACTCGAACTCATCATGTCTACAGACGAAGCCACTGTGCAGAAATACATCGCAGACATTCGTAAAGAATTTAGAACACTCAGCTTCGAAGAGGTTGCATTCCCTCGTAGTGTTAACTTTGTCAAGTGGGAAACTAACCACAAAACTGGTCAACGATTTCCTGGTACGTACGCCGATAAGGATACTATTTACAAAAAGGCTTCACCGATTCAGGTCAAAGGTGGTCTGATATACAACCACTATTTGCATAAATATAACCTAACTAAAAAATACGAGGAAGTCAAAAGCGGTGAGAAGATCAAGTTCAGTTACTTGGTCAAACCGAATCCATTCAGAGATACTGTGATCTCATGTCCTGATGTATTACCACCCGAATTTGGCCTAGAAAATTATATTGACTATGATACACAATTTGTCAAAGGCTATCTCGATCCAATCGAAATCATCTTACATGCTATCGGTTGGAAGTCTGAGAAAGTTGCAACACTTGAGGATTTCTTTGCATGAATTTTCCACTTGAAATTGAAAATTTTATTACCGAAGAAGAATGTAAAATTTTATTAGAATTTTCTCAAAAGACCGATCGTTGGTGGGAAAATAATGACGAACGATGGAATCTGAGAAATATTTACTTATTTCAAATGCACGATGAAGATGGTCAATTCTTTGATGAAGAATACCAAAATGCATATTGGACAAAAGTGAATGTATGGGGTAGAGTCGAAGATTGGATCAGATCTTTTGATGGTCACTGTCAATTAGAAGCACCACAATTTACCAGATGGTTTCCTGGTGATTCTATTGATCCACCTCATGCAGATAATTGTGAACCAGATGGAACAGCAAATTATTCACCACATAGAGACTATGGATTCGTAATATATCTAAACGATGATTTTGAAGGCGGTGAATTATTTTATGCTGATCCTAATAATGGAATAGTTAAACCGAAAGCGCGTAGTCTTTGTGCACACACCGCTGGAATGGAAAATCAACACGGAGTAAAAATTTTAAAAAGTGGTATGAGATATACTACTGTTTCATTTGGAACAAGAAACGAAGGTTGGATAAAAGAAAATTACGGGAGTTTACTTCATGGATACAGATAAACCTGCAATCAATTTAGAAGATTTTGATTTTGGTTTTAGTTTGGTCGATGCAGATCAACTCGATGCTGTACAGCAAGTAAGAACAGAATTGACTAGCACTGCCAGCGAAGTAGAAGCATGGCAAGCACAAGCGGAACAATGGAGACAAAAAGCACAGACCATATATGCTGCTGTGCAACCACTATTGACTAATCTCAGTAAAGAACCTGAGAAAGAATATATATTATGGCCAGGTACTGATCGTGTCACTAAGATCAATGCCTTTAAACTTAAATTAATGCAAATACTAGAGGACTAGTTATGAAATACTTAATGTTGCTACTTGTGGCCTTTACATCATTGGCTACCGCCCACACCATTACGTATGATAACGGAGATGTGTACACTGTCGCGGACAATGAATATGTTTTTGTTTCTACTCAACCTAATCTGTGGTCTTATCATCCTTATTCTAAGTCGGTTCAATTCAAGAAAATTTGGCCTACTGAGAAAGTAGATCGACCAGAACCAACTCCTAACCCCAACCCTGTTGGTTCGCACGAGTGGTGTAAAGCACACGTGCCTTACGAGTTTGGTTACTCGTTTGCTGATCAGGCATGGGAACGTGCTTGTGACACGAACAACGACCGTACTTATGGTTGTGGTGACGAGAAGTTTGATGCATCTGACGACGCATCAGTATGTCCAGCTGGATTCTAAATGGCATACTCTAAGGAAGTATTAGACCATTATGATAACCCAAGAAACGTTGGAAAGCTTGATGCAACGGATGAAACCGTGGGAACAGGTTTGGTTGGCGCTCCGGCTTGCGGAGATGTCATGCAATTGCAAATACAAGTATCGGCCGACGGAATTATTGAAGACGCTCGATTCAAAACTTTTGGATGCGGATCCGCAATTGCATCAAGCTCTCTTCTCACAGAATGGGTCAAAGGTAAAAGTCTTGAGGAAGCTAATCAGATCAAGAATACTGAAATCGCTCAAGAACTCTCCCTTCCACCAGTAAAAATCCACTGCTCTGTGTTAGCAGAAGATGCTATCAAAGCTGCAATCCTAGATTATAAGAGCAAACACAATTTAGGAGAATAACATGCAGAGCTTTCCGATCAGTGTCATGGCACTGGCTATGGGTCTTATACTTTCTGCTGTTGCTGGCTACTTTTCGGTAGTCGGCATTGCTACTATCTTTGCGGGAGCTTTTTGGTCAGTCGTTATAATGGCCGGTGCCCTCGAAACCTCTAAACTTGTCGCAGCTTCATGGCTCTATCGAAATTGGTCGATAGCACCATGGTTGATGCGCATATATATGTTTATAGCCGTTGTTGTTTTGATCGTCATTACTTCAATGGGTATTTTTGGTTATTTGTCCAAAGCTCATGTTGATCAGACGGTTTTGGAAGGAGGAAACAATGACATCAGAATTGAATCGTTACAACGCAGAATCGACCGCCAAAATAGTATCATCAGTGATTCGACAATTGTCTTGGGGCAACTTGACGAGGCGGTATCCATTCTACAGAAATACGATAGAATACGGGGACCTGAAGGTGCGATTGCAGTTAGGGCCTCTCAGTCCGAGGAAAGGGCGACGCTCAACGAAACAATCTCTGATGCGTACGATACTATCGACGAACTCACCGAAGAAATCCTCCCGCTCCGCAGACAATCTATTGAACTTGAGGCGGAAATTGGCCCACTCAAGTATATCGCTGAGCTAATTTATGGGGACACAGCTGCAGATCATTTCGACACAGCTGTTCGCTGGATTATTATCCTTCTTGTGGTGGTATTCGATCCTCTCGCTATTTGTCTGTTACTTGCAGGCAACGCAGGGTTGATGCATCGCAAACAGATTAGTTATTTGACTGAGGAAGAAGTAATGAAAGATGTAGAGATTATGGCAAATATCAATATCGATGGCCATGGCAGAGACGGCAACTGATGCTTCTCATATCTCATCGCGGTAATATTTCAGGTTCTGATCCAGGATTAGAGAATAATCCTGACCATATCGATCGTATCATTGTCGGTATGGAAATGAATGTCGAAGTTGATCTATTTGTTTTTGATCAACAAGAGATGTATCTTGGTCATGATAGTCCTCAATATGGCATCGATCTCAAGTGGTTGCATACAAGACGAAACAAGTTGTGGATACATTGTAAAAATATAGAAGCTCTCGTTTATATGCATAATCTTCCTGTGATGCACGAATTCAATTATTTTTGGCATCAGACGGATAGCTATACACTCACGTCGAAAGGATATATTTGGGCATATCCAGGTTGTGAGGTACACTTGCCAAGTAGAGCAATTGCTGTAATGCCAGAAGAAAGTAAAACAAACCTCAGACCATTTTATGGAATTTGTACTGATTACCCAGAAAGGTATCTCGTGAATGATAAAGCTCGTACTGTTCGATCTTGATGGCGTACTGATCAACGCTAAACAAATTCACTTCGAATGTCTTAACATGGCCCTCGCAGAATATGACGAGGCCTTTGTCATATCTGAAGAAGATCATCTTAAAATATACGATGGTCATAAGACTCAACAAAAGCTTGAGATGTTGACAAATAACAAGGGCCTGCCTGCTTCAGCACATCAAAAAATATTCAAAGCTAAACAGGAATACACGTCAAAAAGGATAGGTCAATTAGGTGCATTGCAACACGTGTATGATCTCGTATCGCATCTCAGATCATTAGGATATAAAACTGGTGTATGTACTAATTCTGTACGTACATCTATGCATGCAGCTTTAAGTGCTGCTGGATTATTTGGTAAGATGGACGTGATGCTAGCAAATGAACACGTTGAGAATGCCAAACCTCACCCCGAATTGTACTGGCAAGCTATGTCTAGAATAGGTGTTTTGCCAGAAGAAACGATAATTATCGAAGATTCTCCTCCTGGTTTATTAGCCGCTAAAAGATCGGGTGCAAATGTCATTCGCGTCAAAGATCCGAGTGAAGTCACTATCGATAACATCATGCCTCAAATTAATTCTGAACCAATCAGATTGAAATGGAAAGATCCTAAATTGAATGTGTTAATTCCGATGGCAGGAGCTGGCACAAGATTTAAAGAAGCAGGTTATTCATTTCCTAAACCTTTGATAGATGTTGAAGGCAAACCAATGATTCAATTGGTTGTAGAAAATATTGGTATGGATGCAAACTACATCTATGTTTGTCAAGAAGAGCATCGAGAAAGATTCAATTTAGATACTATGATGAATATGATGACATCTAATAATGCCATCGTTAGTATCGATAGAATCACAGAGGGCGCTGCCTGCACAGCATTGCTAGCAGCTGACTATATAGATAATGATAATCCGTTATTTTTTGCCAACAGCGACCAATATGTAGAATGGGATCCAGTCGAATTCATGTATATGATGCAAGAAAAGGACTGTGATGGTGGCATAGTTACGTTCAAGGCTACACATCCAAAATGGTCATTCGCAGACATAGATGAGAATGGATATGTACAACGCGTAGCAGAAAAAGATCCTATCAGTGATGACGCTACCGTCGGTTTTTATTATTGGAAAAAAGGCAGAGACTTTGTCAAGTACGCTAGACAAATGATCGAAGCTAATTTCAGGACAAACGGTGAATTTTATGTGTGTCCTGTTTTTAATATGGCGATCAACGACGGTAAACGAATTAAGGCATATCACGTCGATGAGATGTGGGGATTAGGTACACCAGAAGATTTAGAAAGATATTTAAACCGATGAAAGTAGCTGTGATATTTTCGGGTCTGATCAGATCTCATAAAAATTTACATGAACATTCAATAGCAAAAATGAACGCGTTGTTTCCAAACGCAGACTTCTTCTATACAACATGGAAAGGTTACGAAGAATATGATTGGATGACTTCATATTATGAAGAGCCGAAATTAATTTATAATGCTGACATCAAATTTATTAAACACAGTATAAAAGAATTTCGTAAAATTAGAGATCAGTTAGATCACCCTGATTATGCAAAATATAAAAATCGTGTCAAATTCTGGAGAAAAGGTAGAAATCTCATCAAACAACATTTGGGGTATACACTAGCATTTGAAGAGCACGTGACTAATCATGATATTGCTATCCGAGTTCGTTATGACTTGAAATGGTCAGATGATATTACTTTCGAAGATATGGATCAAGCATGTGAATTTGTTTATTTGTCAGAAAGACCATTGGGCATAGGAAACATTGAAACACCTCAGACAAAACCAGGACAAATTTGTTTGTGTGATACATCTAGTATACTCGGCGATTTTATGATTATACACAGAGCCGATAAATTTAATCCGCAATATGTATGGGATTTATATAAAAACAAAAAATTAGGAACTGCTGAGCATGGATGGTGGCAGATTTTAGCAGAACCATATTATAAAGAAGTGTATAATGGTGATCACATGTGGTGTACTATATGAAGATAGCAGTATGTTTTTCTGGACTGTTCAGAGACAATTATCAAGAGTGTATAGAAAAAATTAATTGGGTTTTTAGTGATCTCGATGCAGATTTTTTCTATGCTACATGGAAACAACAATACGGGCCAGATAGTACTGAATTATCTCCTGTAAGAAAAAGCTTTATCACTAAGTATTACGACTATCCTAAAAGACGATATCACTCTGCTATGGGTGATGTGAACCACCATATTAAAGCATGGAGATACTACGAAAAAAATAACTGGGATCATTCATTATTGCCAACTCGTATGAAAAATAGATCTATCGAATCTATCAAAAAAGAGATGCTTATAAACATCACAACGACAAGACGCAGAAGTTTACAAAACTTTCAACATTATGCTCATGCTTTAGTAGTCGATGATTTTGTCGATCCAAATAAATATGACCTCATCGTAAGAGTTCGTTATGATTTATTCGTTTATTCAGATCTTAAATACCACATCAAAGATTTTTGCGAACAGGTTTTAGAATACGGCGCGCCATACGGGTTTTATACATTCAATGATTATAATACGATGGATGAGTTTTTAAATCCTACTAGAACAGTAACACAATGTATCTCACTTGATTGTCATGACTTCATGATTATTCATAGAGCCGATATGTTTGATCCTAAACTCGTTTATAATTTTTATGATAGGAAAATATTACGGCCCGCCGAATCAGGTTGGTATCAGGTTCTCTGTGAACCATATAAAATATTCGCTGGTAAAGTAAACGGATTTGTTAGAATGTGTAGACAACACAGTGATCAAAACCAAGTCTTCAAAAAGTACGAAGAAGTGGCGAAGAAAGGTCTAGCAGCCGAAACTCGCTTCTTTAAGCATAATAACCCCGAAACAATGGGTGTAGTCGTTGACGATTTACGTACAGAATAGCATTTACAAAATATCTTTTTTGCGGTAGAATAGGACAGTGAAAAGTATAGGAGTTCACATGTCAATTTTATCTAAGTTACAAAAGAATTCAACCATCAAGGATACGGCTATCCTTTCTGAATCAAAGTTCTTCACGAAGAAGGACATGATTCCTACATCAATTCCTATCATCAACCTCGCCCTCAGTGGTCGGCTAGATGGTGGTCTCACACCTGGTCTCACGATGTGGGCAGGTCCCAGCAAACACTTTAAAACTGCTTTCAGCCTTCTCATGGCAAAAGCATACTTGGAGAAATACGAAGAAGCCGCGCTTCTTTTTTATGACTCAGAGTTTGGTACGCCGCAAAGTTATTTTACTGCTTTCGGTATTCCTATGGATCGTGTTCTGCATACTCCTGTTACAGATGTCGAGCAACTCAAGTTCGATATCATGAAGCAACTCGATAACATTGATCGCGGCGATAAGGTCATCATCATTGTCGATTCTATCGGTAACCTCGCTTCGAAGAAAGAAGTTGAGGATGCACTCAACGAGAAAGCTGTTGCAGACATGTCACGTGCTAAACAGATCAAGTCATTGTTCCGTATGGTCACACCACATCTCACCCTCAAAGATATTCCGATGGTCGTCGTGAACCATACTTACAAAGAAATGGCTCTGTTCCCGAAAGATATCGTTGGTGGTGGTACAGGTTCATACTACTCCGCTGACAACATCTACATCATCGGTCGCCAACAAGAGAAAGAAGGCAAAGATGTGGTTGGTTATAACTTCATCATCAATGTGGAGAAATCACGCTATGTTAAAGAAAAGTCTAAGATACCTGTCACGGTTACTCATAGTGGGGGTATTAGTCGTTGGAGTGGTCTCTTGGACATTGCACTCACGGGAGGATTCGTTGTCAAACCAAGTAATGGCTGGTACGCGAGGGTAGATCTTGAAACTGGTGCTGCCGAAGACAAGAAGTTCAGACTCAAAGAAACAGATAGCAAAGATTTTTGGTTGCCAATCGTGACGTCTGAGAAGTTCAATGAATATATAAAGCAGACATATCAGGTGGGTCACTCCGCTATTATCACAGAAGAAGAGATAGATGACTTCCTCGAAGATACAGTCACTGCATAATGAAATAGACAATCTGTTACCTGCATGTAGGTCAGATTTTAAAGAATACAGACCGCATGAATTTATCGAGAATGATGGCGAAAATTGTATTTTACCAAATGAATACATTCGTCTATGTCCATGGGAAGCTCGTTATTTGTCGACTGTTGCAAACAGTGCAAAACATGGTATAGTAGAGATAGGCAGATATTACGGTGGAAGCACGTTAGTTCTTGCTCAGTCAGCAAAAGAACATGTCATTATACATAGCTTTGATAATGAACCTCAAAATGATGATGAGCTAGCTAGTTTTATTGATAGACTAGGCTACAAAAATATCAATCTCTATGTACACGATTCAACTGATCCAGGTCCCAGTCGCTTTATAGATTATGATTTATTGTTTATTGACGGTGATCATACATACGATGGTGTGTACAAAGATCTGGAAGCGTGGTATGATAACCTAATGATTGGTGGTCATGTACTATTTCATGATTGCTATGTTGGTTACTATATACAAGAAGCGATAATGGACTTTACGCTCGGACGTAATGTACAATTCTATACATCACCATTCAAAAGTATACAATATTGGTCAAATGATAGTGGTAGTATTTGCCACTTCAGAAAGCTAGGAGACTAAATGTCCGATATCTCTATTGAAAATTTGATTCTTAGTAATCTATTATATGATGAAAACTACATTCGTAGTGTTTTACCATTTCTCAAAGAAGAATACTTTGTCAACCACGAACAACGTATCACATTCAATCTCGTAAACAAATACTTTACAAAGTACAATGCATGTCCATCTCGTGAAGCGCTGAAGATCGAGGTGGATGAGTTGTCTCTCAATACAGATACTCATGCAGCCTGTGTAAAATTTATCGCATCACTCAGTAAAGTGGAGGCTGATAATGAGTGGCTGTTGAAGCAGACAGAGAAGTATTGTCAAGACAAAGCAATCTACAACGCCATTATGGAATCGATTCAGGTGATCGATGGGAAGACAGACAAAGACAAAGGTGCATTACCTCAGATCTTGTCTGATGCACTCGCTGTCTCTTTCGATACTCATATCGGCCACGATTTCCTCGAAGACTTCGAATCACGATACGACTTCTATCACAAGAAAGTAGAACGTCAACCATTCGACCTCGATTACTTCAATCGTATTACTCGTGGTGGTATTCCTCGCAAAACACTCAACGTTATCCTCGCTGGTACTGGTGTAGGTAAGACACTGATGATGTGTCACTTCGCTGCATCGAATCTCATGCAAGGTAAGAACGTATTGTATGTCACCTTAGAAATGGCCGAAGAGAGGATCGCAGAACGTATCGATGCAAATCTGATGGGCGTACCACTCAATGATCTTGCTACGTATCCAAAAGAAACGTACGAGACCAAACTCAATCGTGTCAAAGGCAAGACAGCAGGTAAACTGATCATCAAAGAATATCCTACTGCCTCTGTTGGTAGTGGTCACCTTCGACATCTACTCAATGAATTAAAGTTGAAGAAGAACTTTATACCTGACATCATATACATCGATTATCTCAATCTATGTGTGTCATCACGCATCCGAATGGGTGCCAATGTCAACACATACTCATATGTCAAGGCAATTGCCGAAGAACTAAGAGGACTAGCAGTTGAATTCAACCTACCGATCTTCACAGCAACGCAGACTAATCGAACAGGGTTCACGTCGTCGGATGTGGGCCTCGAAGACACTAGCGAGTCCTTTGGATTGCCCGCTACTGCAGATTTTATGTTTGCCGCCATCTCTAACGAAGAGCTTGAGAGCCTCGGTCAACTCCTCATTAAACAGCTCAAGAATCGTTACAACGACCCCGGTCTCCATCGTCGATTTGTCGTCGGTGTCGATAGATCAAGAATGAAGTTGTACGATGTAGAACAGAAAGCACAAGCTAATGTTGGACCTGACATCGCTGACAAGCCAGTCATGGACAACACAGAGTTTGGTGAAGGTCTGCGCAGAGAACGCGTTGACAAAACTATATTTGAAAGTTGGAAATAATATGTACAATATGTTCATTCATCCATATAAGACAGGTGGCATCACTGTTTGGAGAAATATTATCGGTGAGAAGTTAACAGTAGAAAATGCATATCGTTCTGCTGGTCTCTGTGGAGAATGGCATCATTTTTATCTTACTCATCCTCAACAACAAAACTATAATAAATTCTATGAGTCAGACGGTAAATGTGTAGTTACAATTCGTGATCCAATCGAACAACTAATTTCTGCATACAATTATCAAAGATATAATATGGTTGTATTAGAAAAAATAGGGTTTTCTGGACTTACAACTTATGGTATGCTCACTGAACGAATTGCTACTGATTCGATAAACAGTTTAAGACAAAATTTGACTGATCTTTATCCTGATTTTAATCCAAAGGAAAATCAAATAGATGAACTTGCTAAGCGAGGTATTTTGGATTTTTATCCTAAACGGTATCAGTATCCAGAGTTATTAGCTAATTTATTTGAGAATGTCGACATCAATGACATCGTTGTCTTAGAACAAGAAAAGCTGTTTGAAGACATGGAATTCAAATTAGGTATAGAATTACAGGAGAATGAAAATATCATCAATTACTCTACTGCTGTTGAGATTGTGACTGAACTGTCAGATGAGTGTGAAGAGATGTTGCGTGATTATTTGAATATACACTATGAATGGTACAATCAATTTAAATACGGCGACCTATATGAAGCGAGTTAAATTTAAACATTGGAAAGATGACAGAGAACTAGTCGAAGTAGGCGAATTACCACCTGCTTTAAACAATCCGCAGTCTGAAAAGTACGTACTACAGACACCACGCGGTGAATTTGTTGATATTCGTAAAGAGACAGTTGTGGAGATAACAGATGTCGATTGATTACAAATTTAATGAAGAAGTATTGGTGAATGAGTTAGCTGATTACATCGACTCTACGTATGATCAGCACTATTCTAAGGGCAAGTTTCAAGCCACAGAGTTCATCATTGACGGTGGACACGGTGAAGGATTCTGCCTCGGAAACATCCTCAAGTACACACAGCGATACGGCCAGAAAGATGGCAAGAATCGTAAGGATCTACTGAAGGTCCTACACTACGCTATCATAGCTCTCCATGTGCACGACCAGGAGCAGCAGGAATCTGCTGACTGGCGTACAAAGATGGTCATAGAATCAAATGATCTAAAAATGTAAATATTTTACAAAAATAGTCTAAGAAAATCTCTAATCAAATCAATAACTTAGAGATGCCCAGAAACTCCAATGAAATCAATAACCTAGAGATGTACATATCCGGTCCATGCGGTATAATGGCTCCTGTAAATTGATAAAGGACGTAGATATGGCTAAGCAACTTTACATTCCAGAGTTTTTCGCAGACGCTTACAGTGGTCGTAACACCATCCCATGGGACGTTGCAGCTAACCACTTTCGTAACGCTAACTTCGGTACGATGTATGCTGATGGTAGTGGTCTGCTGGAAAACCTGATTGGTTTCGAAAAGTTCTACGACGAGCGCCTCAACGAGGTTGAGTTTGAAGACGACTTCTTCGACGAGTGGAAGTGGGAAATCTGTGCCTTCAACTCTCTTTGTGAAGGTTTCAGCAAGCTGTTCGCTCCTGCGGAAGCTGCATAAATAATAAGGGAGGAAACGTATGAAAAAGTTTCTATTAGTGATTGCTTTGTTACCGATGTTTGGTTGTACGACCTATGCCAACTCTACTTACAAAGATAATTCAACTGCAGACAGACGAGACATCGAAGCAACTGGTGCGGCCGCTGTTGAAGCTGCTAAGTCTAATACCGATAAAAATATCGATATTAAAGGTTTGCAAGTAAGTCATAACACTCATCATCAAGCTGATGTGACTATGACTACTGGTAATCATCGCTATGTTGTTTTTGGTCCAGACGGTAAGCGTGATCATCGTGCTGAGCTTCGTCTGATGCAACAATCAATGCACAATCGTAATGGTCGTCAAGGTGTTGGTGAATACACACGGAATCGATTTGATCGAGAGTGGGATCACCGCGTAAAGCGTAAGATTGATGCTGAGATCGATCGATTTATGGACAAGGTGTTCTAATGAATGAAACAGTGTTACGCTGGACAAAAGTAGTTTTACTTACTCCAGTTGTTGTTGTATGGGATGTGCTTTATTTTGTTATAAGTAAAGTGTACGAAGGTGCCACTTGGATTGACCAGAAGGGTGGCAATATTATTGACGATTTTATTGAAGGAAGGAGTTAACATGGCAGAAGTAGCCAAATTGCCGCTTGAAACGATGAACGAAGTGTTGAACGTTCTTGGTGGTTTACCCTATGCTCAAGTGGCAGACATCATTGCAAAGGTACGACGAGATACTACGGTTGAAACTGTACCTGAAGAAATTCCAGCAAACAAGTCGAAGGTAAAATCTGAGTGACAGGAATTGAAGTAATATTAGCTACGGCTGGTTTTGCTATGCTAGCATTTAAACTGTTGGTCTTTTTGTTAATCGCAGGCTTTGTTGTATGGGCTTTATTTCAAACAGCAGCTATTATCTTTAAGATTTTATTTTATGGTATCGTGACACTAGTGACTATAGCAGCACTATTCACGGTACCTATATGGTTGCTCGCTTAGCTATATTACTTCTATTAAGTGGTTGTGCGCTCCGGCCGCCTGACGACTGGGGCATTTCTATTGAGGATATGGAAGGAATGGGAAATCCTACTATCGATGAGTGTCAAATCACTTTCGGTGGTGAGGTTCCTATGGTTCCTTGTGTGATTGAGTTAGAATTGGAATGGGAAATTTAAAGAATTTTATTGGCGACACAATAACACACGCCGAAAAAGGAATATTATTGTTTGTCGTATTCGGCACTATATGGGCTGCTGGTTTCGACATATTAGGTATGTTCCAACAACAAGGCAAGATGGCACTCGGTGATCTCTTCTTGCTATTCATCTACGCAGAGATTCTTGGCATGGTTGCGGCATTCTATAAGAGTGAGCGCATACCAGTATCACTGCCTCTCATCATTGCCATGACTGCGCTGACGCGTATGATCATACTACAGACGAAAGGCAATGAACCACTCAACATCATCTATGAGTCTGCTGGCATTCTTATTCTTGCAGCTGCAGCGTATATCATGACGAAGAAAGATTACATCTCTTTGAAGAAAGGCGATCTACGTGAGAGTCATTGATAATATATTCAATGACCAAGAGCTTACGTTTTGTAAGCAACAATTTCAAGATGCCCTCAAAGGTGAGTGGCAAATTAACAAGTTTTTGTGGCAACCATACTTGACCGAAGGCTATGACGGGTATGTGTTGATGCAAAATGTTAGCGATAGAGTCCGTGACATTGTCTTAGAGAATGTGCAAAAACATGTACAATACAAGCAAGAACCGGGTATAATGTTCTATATGTGGAGCGAAGGTTCAGCAATCAATTGGCATCATGATGATCATGTTGATAAGGCTTGCACAATATATCTCAACAATTGGCCGATTGATCGAGGTGGTCAATTCGTTTATCGTGATGAACACAAACAAACTTTCGTTCCTATCATTGAGAATCGAATGGTTATCAATGACAATCATACCGAACACAAAGTGACACCGGTGAAAAAGAGTAAAGAGATAAGATATACACTTCAGGTATTTGGAACATGAACAGATTTAAGATTGAAAAAACACCACAGCAATGCGCTCAGTCACATTGCGACAAACACGTACCAAAGATGTACGTCGAGGAAGGACAGATGCTATCGACTGTGCATCGTCTTCTCGATGGTACTGAGGAGCGTCGACCTTCAAAGTCAGGTAAGACTATGCAACGATATTGGAAATTGCCTGACGAGCGCGAGGACGTTCTCTATGCGGCCGTACATGTAAAACATCCGTGTACACTATGGGCAATGGAAACGGCAGGTAACTATCAGTGGGCATATCAGATGTTCCTCTACCTCGGCATCGAGTACAACTACCGCTACAACAAGTACCACAAGACAGACGAGCTTGATGGTTGGTTGTGTTATCCTCCCAGCAATATCAATCCTTCTCAAGAAGTGACTCCGATGCCACTTGCAATGGGTGCCAATCCAGAGTGCATCAATCCTGACGACGTGATTGGTTCTTATCGTGCATTCTATCAGAAGAAGCAACATCGCTTCAATATGGTATGGACAAAGCGGCCTGTACCTCACTGGTTCGAATACGCTGCATGATAAATAGTCCTATCGATAGGAGATAGGATTCATGGCTCTAGGCAAGCTTACACCAGCAGAACTCATCAAGAAAAATAGTAATACGGGCGAGCAGCGTATAGACATTCTCGAGAATGCTATCAAGAAAGGTGTCGCCCTTCCTCTCGTTGACGGTAGTGAAGTAGTACTCGAAAACTCTAAAGAAAACTTAGATGCGGTCGAAGGTTTCAAAACCGCTGGCAAAGCTTTCGATTTAAAAGTAAAAACTGGTCAAAGAGTTATCAAATCATCTGATATCGGCAAGTCACCTCTTTTTGGAGGAGGTATAGGCGGTGCAGGTGGTGGTACACAACAAACTGCGATCGTAGAATCAATGCAGTGTGTTTATCTGCAGGCGATGTTAGATAATCCAAATCAGAATATCGAGTTTTTCACACCGTCAGTGATGAAAAAAGCATATGCTAGGTGCGAAGTAGGTGGTACTACATTCGACGAGATTCGAGACTTTGATCCGAGTTGGCACGTATCAGCATTCTTATCTGCTGAGATCATTATCAAAAATGGTTATGTCAATAAGAATCAAGTCTTTCATCGCGATTCAAATACGATGAAGAAGATCTACGCTATGAAGAAAGAGGCATTCAAAAATTCTGGCCTTGACATTCTGACTGATGACAAGTGGAATCCCGGTGATATATGGGCAGTCGATAAAAACTTTGACGTCAGTAAGATGCGAACCCGCACTATACAAGAATACAACGAAGATATTCTAATGGCTTTTAAGAGCAGAAAATGTGTTGGTATATCATTGAAGCTAGTAAAAAGAAATGCACGTTTATCTGTATTGAACGACTCAAACGCGCGCCCATCTACACTCAAATACATAGAATCAAAGACACAAGGTCAACAACGCAATAATACTTTCTACTCTTCTAAAGGCGGTCAGATCATATATTCAGACGGCAAGATGGAGTGTAGACCAAATTCTCAGTTAGCTGTTATCAAAGCAGAGATTTTAGGCAAGACAGCGAGAGGTGGAGGTGCGAGTTGGGGCGTCATATCAGATATCGTCAAAGATGTTGCTAATATAACATTGCCCAATAACTCTGCTATCGTTAACGCAGCAAAAGCAATGAAGCGCGGTGATAAGACAGCGATCAATAAGTTCTGGTTAGATGCTAAATTAATTAACAGCAATATCAAAGAAGCAGAATTTAAAGATCAAGTCCCAAAATGTGAGTTAGATTGGATACACGGTAAATATGGTGTATGTACTTTGTTGAGTACTTTGCAAAGAACAAAAGGTGCTAAAGCAAACGAGATAGTTAACTCTATTCACAACTATGCTGGTAGTCAATCAAAATTATCCAGTGTATATGTTAAGGTTTACGAATGAAAAAGTTTGATAAGTATATAGTAGAAGCTAAAAATACACACATGGAACATGTGGAGGATCTGATATTCAATGAAGGCGTGGTTGGTACTAGAAAGGCTATTAATTTCTTACGTGATCTCAGAGATATGCTTGCTGGTAGCAGCAAAAGTAGAATCTCTCGCACCGTTAAATGGGACGGCGCTCCGGCTGTATTCGCGGGCATTGATCCATCAGACGGAAAGTTTTTCGTCGCTAAAAAGGGAGTATTCAATAAGAATCCTAAAGTCTATAAGACTCCCGCTGACGTTAAGGCTGATACTAGCGGGGATCTCCAGGCTAAACTACTTGTATCACTCGCCGAATTTAGTAAACTCGGAATCAAAAAAGGTGTATATCAAGGAGACTTGATGTTCACAGGCAACGATGTGAAGAAAGAGGATATCGATGGTCAGTCTTATTATACTTTCCAACCTAATACTATTGTTTACGCTGTTCCTGTGGACAGTAATCTTGGACGACAGATCGCTCGCGCGAAGATCGGCATCGTATGGCATACCACTTACACTGGTAATTCTTTTGAGTCTATGTCTGCTAGTTTTGGAAAAGACATCGCTTCTACCTTTAATAATGTAGCAAGCATTTGGCAGACAGACGCCACATATAGAGATGAATCAGGTCGTGCTACATTCACCGAGAAAGAAACAGAACAAGTCACAAATTTACTTGCTTCTGTTGGTCGTGTATTCAATAGTACGCCAGCCGATCTCATTAACTATTGGCATGAAAATCCTAAGTTACTCGAGCTCGTGAAGATATTCAATAATAGTTACGTACGTCAAGGAAAGAGAATTAATCCTCGGACACATACACAAGCATTCATGAACTGGATGACAGATAGATATAAGAAAGAAATGGATAAAGTGAAGACTCCTGCCGCGAAAGCAAAGAAGAAGGCAGAGATGAAAGAGACAATGAGAATATTCAGTAAGTTCAACAAAGGTCAGATTCAGAATGTGTGGACGCTGATGGTACTTCTGTCGGACGCCAAACAGATGATTATAAATAAAATGAATCAAGCTGGTTCACTACGTACATTCTTGCGAACACGCAACGGATTTAAAGTGACAGCACCAGAGGGTTTCTGCGCTATCGACCACCTCAGCAATGATGCAGTGAAGATAGTAGACAGAATGGAATTTAGTAAAGCAAACTTTAGTCCCGATATTATTAAGGGTTGGCAAAGATAACAAAATGATTGATATAGTATGTTTTAAGTGGGGTGACAAGTTCGGTCCAGCATATGTAAATAGACTAGCTGCAGCGATTGAAAGACATGTGACTGTTCCGCATCGTTTTATTTGCTATACTGATAATCCTTATGGTGTGAAATGCGAAACACGCCCATTCATCACCAATCTCCCGTATTGGTGGTACATCATCGGTCTAACTAATCCAGACCACGATCATTCAGAAAAAACAATCTATATGGATCTCGATACTATCATCACCAAAAACATTGATGATATCGTATCTCTTGACGTGCCATTTGCAACTATCAGTGATTTCTATGCCACTAGCGGATTACAAACTGCTTATATTATGTGGAATAAGGAAGTAGGTAAAAAGATCTGGGACTTTTTCACAAGCAAATATCAGCCAGAAGATTATGAAAAGCTATGTAGATCTGCAACAGGTGGCACTAATAAATTCTTAGAGGAATGTATGGGTGTCAGACGACTAAATAAAAATCCAAATGCTGGTGTCCCAGGTGTGGTAGTCAACAGATTACAAGATCATTTTCCTGGTAGTTGCATCAGTTATAAAGTTCATGTAGTAAAACAAAACATGCAAACATTACCTGACAACACACGAATGGTATTTTTCCATGGTAAACCAATGCCTCATGAAGTAAAAGCAGATTGGATGAACGAACATTGGAGAGATTTACCTTGAAAGTTATAACAAGCGCAACTCCTGAATTTTTGCCTGGTGTACAAGCACTCAGAAATAGTTTGAAGATTCATCATCCCGATGCAGAGTTATGGTGTTTTTACTATTCAAAAGGTCAAGATGTCGAATTACCGACTGATGTAAATTACATACACGAAGCAAAGCACTTAGGTCCACTCATCGATGATGGTAAAACATTTAGACACGGTTTACCACTCGGACCTGACATGTACGCACGTATTTTAATACCCAACTATTTTGATTCTGGTCGTGTATTCTATGTTGATGCTGATTGTCTGATACTCAACGATATATCAGAATTGTGGACGATGGATTTACAGGGTTATCCAACTGCTTGCGTATATAGACCAGATATTGGATGGCATGCTGGTGGTAGAGAATGGACGATGGCGTCCGGTACTTTCCTTTGTGATGTAGAAGCCTGGAAACTTTTTAGGTTGATTACTGATAGAAAACACCATGAAGGTCTGACTGAATACATGTATGACGTGATGGAATATGATGCACAAGAACTAAAAAGATTCAATCTAAATGTAGAGAGCGTAATGAGTTATGCTCATGATGGAAAATTTTTGCACCTCGATGCAGCATATCAAAATCTGACATATTATGGTTGTTTGGTCAAAGATGATAAAGTAGCACATTATGCAGGTCCCAAACCATGGTTAATCGAAGATCATACTGATAAGAATCGTGATGTCAATTATAGAGAATTGTGGTTAGCATATTATGATAAAGATTTAGAGATGATCAAGAAATTGACAGACGAGCTACCACAAGCTCGAGCTCAAAATGCTATGACAAAAGCAAATCGAAATCATAGACCATTTTTGTCGAACGAACAATTAGAAAAAGTCAACAACAGATTTTTAGAAATCTATAATAGAGTACAAGGAAAATAATATGAAAATTTTAGTTACAGGCGGTGCAGGCTTTATCGGTCAATACACCGTAGAAAAATGTATCGAAAGAGGTCATGAGCCATTTATCTTTGATCACTATGATCGCAAAGAAGAATATCCTTGTCCTGTTATTCTGGGAGATGTACGCGATGACGTAGCAGTCACAGAGGCGATGGCACATGCTGATGCTTGGATTCACCTCGCTGCCGTTCTCGGTACACAAGAAACAGTATTCAATCCACGACCTGCCGCACAGTCAAATCTGATGGGCGGTTTGAATATGCTCGAAGCTGCAGTTCAGTATGATTTGCCTGGTACCTACATCGGTGTAGGTAATCATTGGATGAACAACACATATTCTATCACGAAGACAATGATTGAACGATTCATTGATATGTACAATAAGAATCGTGGCACTCGTGTCAACATCGTACGTGCAATGAATGCATACGGACCTCGCCAGCGACCCGTTGCTCCGTGGGGTTGTAGTAAAGTACGTAAGATTACACCATCATTTGCATGCCGCGCGCTGTCAGGTATGGACGTAGAGGTCTATGGTGACGGTCAGCAAGTATCTGATATGTGTTGGGTTGGTGATGTTGCACATGCTTTGGTTGTTGCGACCGAAAAAGCTGCAGCCGGTACTATTTTTCCTGAAGCTGTTGAAGTTGGACCTGAGATCAATAGCACTGTTCAAGAAGTTGCCGAATTGATCATTAGTCTAGCTGGCACTGACGCCAAATTGGTAAATCTACCAATGAGACCAGGCGAAATCGCTGGTTCCACTGTTGCTGCTGATGTTAACACTCTGCGATACGTGGATATGTCTGTCGATGATTTGATGCCTCTTGAAGAAGGTATGAAACAAACAGTTGAGTTTTTCAGAGAGTTAGTTGCGCAGACGAATGATTCCTAATGGTTCTATCAGTGTAGTAGGTAATTCGCAAAGTCTTTTTGGCAAGGGTTATGGACCTCAAATCGATCAACATACTACTATTCGTTTTAATCATATACCGTCTCTCGACCCTGTACATCAGGGAGTCAGATGGGATTACATGGCGACAAGTAATCCGAGAGAAATAAAGAAATGGAATAACCACGACGGTGAATTACCATTTAAAAATTTCTTTTTTACACCATGGGCAGCATCTGAAGAGAGACATCACAATGCTCGTAAATGGCAGACACCGATGTATGCTACACCGAGAGAGGTATGGGAAGAAGTTCAACAAATAACTAAAGCTCGACCATCAACCGGCATTTTAGTACTTTATACGTTGTATAAATTGGGTTTAGAAGACGTTCATATATTTGGTTTTGATTGGAAAGCAACACCAACATATTATAATGATCCGATAAAAGAAAAAGGTGAAAGCAAAATGCATGATTATGTTGACGAACGTAAGATATGTATGGAGCTGATCAGTAAAAACAATTGGAAGTATCATGTGTGAAAACCTATATACTCTATCACAATCATCCTAAATCTATCCAGTATTCGAAAGAAGCAGCCAAAAGTTGTGATGATTTAGGAATACCGTACGAATTGTTTGAGGGTTATGGTAATATCATGTCTGCAGACGCTGCAAGAGATTTAGGTGTAATATCTGATCCAAATATCAAAGACAAATATGACATTAATCATACTAGAAATAAAGCATCGTTATGCAGTCTGAGTCATGCCGCAATATGGAAAAAAATGGCTGAAGAAGAGCATGATGCAATCATACTTGAACACGATGCTATCATGCTGTATAAATTTGAATTGAATATACCAGAAGGAGAAATTGTACAGCTGGGATATAAGGTAAATAATATAAAATCGTATGATCATTTAGCTGCAGGTAAACCAAAAAATTTAACAGCAATTACGACTCACTGTGGTTCACATGCATATGCGTTAACTCATGGTTCAGCTAAAATATTGTGGGAAGGTGTAAAACACAGAAAAGGAACAGGCTGCATAGATCAACATGTTATGCAAACTAAAAAGTATAGACAGAATTTAAGCATGAGTATTGCTGATCCTATCTGTGCTTTAGGTTGGTTGAGAGAATCAACGATCTGGAATAAAGCTTCAAGGACAAATAAAACATTTATATCCAGTTTTGGAAATTATTATGAAAGCAAATAGAGCATATATTTTAAAAACAAATCATGTCAAATCAACAGAGTATGCCGCTGATGTAGCGAGATCATGTGATGATATCGGATTGAAATATGAATATGTCAATTGGTATCAAGGTCTGCCTGACGAGGCGTGGGCAAATACAGGAGTGGCTAAACCTCCAAAAATAAGTGGTAGTCCTGCAGCTCAATGTTGTTTTAGTGGTCATTTGGCTATTTGGAAAAAGATTTTAGATAGTGGAGAAGCTGGCATCGTACTAGAACATGATGGTATGATGCTTCATTATCCTGATATCGACATATTAGATGATTTCATCGTTCTGATGGGATATAAACTAAGAGATCCAAATCAATATGATCATAAGTTAGCAGGACCTCCTGTCGAGATTGTTGATGTGAAAGGTGCGGGTCATGAGGGTTCACACGCGTATGCGCTAACACCACACACAGCAGATCGACTTATCAATGAAGTATTAGAACAAGGCGCATCAGGCGCCATCGATAATAGATACTTTTTAAAATCTAGAAAATCAAAGATAGGTTTGAAGATTATGTCGCCTACACCTGCTATCGGCTGGATTCGTGATTCTACTATTCAATCAAGAGGTCATTCAGCTGATCGTAATTACGAATTCATAGAAAGTTTTCAAAAATATTTTAATAAAGGTCAGAATCCACAACAGCCCAATCGTAAAAAAGTTCCTGATGGACATATGAATGCTATGGCTGGGAGTTCTTCACTTTCATAATTGTATAAATACCAGTAGAAGTTAGGCTGCGGCAGACCTTCGTATAACGGATAAGGCTAAGGCAATCTCCATGAAAACTGTAGTCATAGCGTTCGGTCGTATGAATCCTCCTACGATCGGCCACGAAAAATTAGTATCAAAAATACGGACTACTGCACGTAAGTATCGTGCGAAGCCTATGCTCTTCTTGTCACATTCACAAGACAAGAAAAAAAATCCTCTCTCATACGAAGACAAAATCCGCTACAGTAAAAAAGCATTTGGTGCAATGGTAACTAAATCCAATGCACGTACTATTATAGATGTAGCAAAAGACCTTGAGAAACAGTTCGACGAATTAGTTGTTATTGGTGGTTCGGACCGAGTGTCAGAGTTTCAATCATTATTAGATAGGTATAATGGTAAAGACTATGCTTTCGAAAAGATCACTGTCGTCTCAGCTGGAGAACGTGATCCAGACTCAGATGATGTGTCTGGTATGTCAGCATCGAAACTACGATCTCTAGCTCAAACTGGTAAGTTTACAGAGTTTAAGAATGGTCTACCTAAGAATCTGCAAAGGGGCAGAGAGGCAAAAGAGATGTACGATACGATAAGAAATGCAGCAGGCATCACTGAAGATATGTCGCTGCAAGAAGTACTCAATATGCAACAGCGACTGAAGAAAAAAGCTTTGATGCGTCGACTCAAAGGCAAAATCAAGTTAGGTCGTAGGCGTGCTAAGTTTAGGATTGCGAATCCCGAAAAATTAAGAAAGAGATCTGCTAAAAAGGCTCGCGAAATCATTCGAGCTCGTATTGCCGGATCTCAAGGCAAAAGTTACAAAGATTTGCCATATGCAGGTCGACAACAAGTCGATAAACGCGTAGAGAAGAAAAAAGATTTGATCGCACGTCTCGCTAAGCGCATGATGCCTAAAGTCAAGAAGGCAGAGATGGAGCGAGTAAAAAGAAATCGTAGCTCGAAGAAAGAAGAGACAGAATTGAATTTGTATCAGATCATCGAACATCTGATCGAAAAGGTAAACATCGAACAAGTTACAGAGAAGGTTGAGCGTAACCTCCTGAAGAAGAGTGAGAAGCATGGTATCTCATTCGAAGAATTACGCCAGCGTTATATCGATGCCAAAGCAGAATGGGTAATCGAAGACACTGAGTTGACCGCTGATCAATATGCATTCGATAAGTTGAATCATGATCTCATCAATGAGAAAGGTGAGGATGCAAAAGGTCATAAGCGACCAACAGAAGACGGTGCAGGATTGACACGAAAAGGTGCAAAAGCACATGGTGTCAAAACTGCAGTCACAACGCCACCATCTAAACTCGACCCCGACGGTGAAGCAGCAGGCAGACGAAAGTCTTTCTGTGCTCGCTCACGTAGTTGGACAGGCGAGAGAGGGAAAGCTGCACGACGAAGGTGGAATTGCTAATGGCAATTTGGAATAAAGACTCACAAGCGTTTCTGAATAATAATAAGACATTATTCGAAGCTTTTTCAATTGCCGATAAAGACGGTAATATCATGAACACATTTGGTACATCAGCCAATATTCCTATTGCTGATGGATCAGTTGCCGGTTATTCAGTAAGAAATATTTTTGGTACTACTGCTGGTGATGCTGACATTGTAACGTCTGAGTTTAGAACACCGTGGGAACGAGCAAGCAACTATGAGTTTCCATCAGCAGCAAATACGATGTCCTTAGTCAGTACAAGTGGATCTGATACAGCTGTAACAGTTTTGATTTCTGGACTTGATGAAAACTATCTACCAATTAGCGAAACGAAAACATTGACAGGTACAGCACCGATTACTACAGACAATAGTTATTTTAGAATTAATGACATGATTTGTACTGTTGGAAATGCTGTTGGAACTATTACATTATCTATTGGCGCAGATGTTTATTCACAGATTGATCCAGGAAATGGAAGAGATCAAAAAGCAGTATATACTGTACCTGCTGGATATTGTTTCTTCTTAACACGAATCGACGCATTTTGTACTGATGCAAATGGTGGTAAGGCAGCACGATTTAGAAACTATTTGCGCTCTTCAAATGGTAGAGTGTTGAGAGTTGCTGATACAACGTTTTTTGAAAATATGAATATTATGAGACAGGCGCCATTTAAGTACGACCAAAAAACGGATATTGAAATGCAATTAAGGTCTTTGTCAGGTTCTACTTTCGGCTCAGTGTTTGCTGAAGGTATACTAGTACAACAAGTATAACAAACGGACAGATAAATGAATATCTTCAAAGAATACACAGAAAATCAGAAGCGCGCTAAAGATAAGATCAAGCGTGAGAAAGAAGCTGATAAGGCAAAACATGATCGTATGATGGATCAAGCTCGTAACCGTGATACTTCTCGAAAGAATACTATGTCTGAGTCAGAGATTCATGTACGTCTCGATCATCTCGATGGTGACTCTCGTCAGAAGAAAGCTGGTGCTGTCATGCGCAAGCATGAACGAGCAGGTCATATCGAGTATGTTGGCAATACTGATAAAGGTGTTGTATTCAAAGCGAAGAGCAAAGCACACGCTGACCGACTACACAGAGATCTGAAGCCTCATGCAACTGGTGTTGAGCACATGAGCGAAGCTACTAAGTCAGCACAAGATCCCGATATTAAAGATAGAGAGGGTACACAACCCGCTGCCTATCATAAAGGTTTAAAGAAAACAACAAAAGCAAAGCGAGATGCACACTTTAAGAAGCACGGTAAGAAAGCAGATGATGATGCTTCAGCATATAAAGATGCACCTGGCGATAAGAAAGCAAGGAAGGGAGACATGCCTAAGTCAAAGTATACTAAGTTCGTAGATAATATGATGAAGGAAGGTACTGACTTCGCTGCTCATCGTGCCGCTAAAGCAACTGCACCTTCAGATTCTGATCGTAAAAAGATGGCGAAGGTAGCAGATCTGATGCGTAAAGAGCGTGAGAAGAAAGCTGCGATGAAAGAGGGTAAGGTTGATAATCACCCAGAAGTTAGAAAGCTATTTAAGGGTATAGGCAAAACCAAACCGGATAGTTTCGAAAGAAGGCGTGCGGTTCGTGCTTGGTCAAATAAGCGAAAGGAACTGCATAACGAAGAAGCACAAGTCGATGAAAGTGTATACAAAGGTAAAGATGCATTTGGTCGTGGTGTGATTGGTAGACTGCGTGGTGGTAAAGCTGGTGCTTATATGGCAAAGAAAGCCAAAGAACGTTCTGATATGAATAAGAAGAACGATCCAGGTTCAGCGAAGAAAGGTTATGCTCTCAGTGTAACAGACAAAGATAAAGCAATGGCGAAAGCACGAAAGAAAGGTTTGAGCCCTAAGCATCCTACTACTAACTATAATAGGAAGCTGCCTGAAGAAGCACAGAAGAAAGATCATCAGACTATTAGCTACGTTACACATGGTGGTCAGAAGGGTAAAGTACAGGTACATAAAGACAATGCCTTCAAAGCACTGAATCATTATCGTAAAAATAACAAGAGTGCACAGTTTGAAGCGATGTCACCTGAATCTCGGAAAGCACATGGTCGAATGTTTAAGGCCGCACAAAAGAAGAAGGATGATTCAGCTGCACAAGCCGACCGCGAAAAGCGATTGAAGGCAAAAGGATGGGTCAAGAACGATCGTGGCGGTATGTCGAAAGTAACCGAAGAGGGTGATAGTTCATTCGCTGCGAAGGCTGCTAAGTCAGGCATTTCGGTCGGTACCCTGAAGAAGGTATATAATAGAGGAGTTGCTGCGTGGAAGACAGGTCATCGACCAGGAACTACGCCATCTCAATGGGGTCATGCACGTGTAAATGCGTTCATTGCCAAGAAAAAGAAAGGTGGACTTAACCACGACAAAGATCTAGCGTGAGGAAATTATGGCAGATTTGAAAGACACAGCTCAAATTCAAGGATTGATGAGCGCGGTGAAAGATATTATGGCAGGTAATCAAAACCTGTATCAACAAGATTTAGAACGACAATTTAATTTTCCTGGTGGTATGGCGCCAGTAGAGGAACCAGTAGATGTTAGCGGAAGCGATACAGAGACAGAAGTTGCAGTCAGCGGCGAAGAGCCTATCGAAGCTAGCGCGGAGCTCGACGTCAGTGCGGAGAGTGATGCAGAAGATGCAGTCGGGGAAGTTGCCGACGAAGCAGGATCTGAAATCGATCAAGGGCGCTGAGCAAGACGATGTAGTCATGGCTCTGACCAAGGCGATTGGTCCTGACGAAGCAATCAAATTGCTTGAGATGTGTGATATGTCTAAACACGCTGAGAAACTTGTGTCTGCGAAAGGCAATCCTGATGGTCCGCTTCCAAAGTGGGGCGAGCCAGGTGGTGTAGAAGATGCATTGAAGAAAACACCTGGTCAAAAGAAAAAGAAAGTTGTGGAAGAAGTGAAGACAATCAAAGTTGGCGAGGATGCCGTAGGTGCAGATAACTGTCACTATGCACTCGTCATGGATAGAAAAGTCACTGCAACCGGTACGAAAGACGAGATGCTGGCGAAGTGCAAAAAGGAGGGAGGCCGAGTTTGGGTGTCTACTAAAAACGTTGGAGATGTAGTAGAAGAAGCTGAATTGCGACACATACTACGATATATTCCTGATCCTGAAGCAATTCAAGAAGCAGAGTATCATGTCACACGTCCAGGCGGATCATTAAGTAAACCTGATAGTGTACATAAGAATAAGTCAGAAGCAATGAAAGCTGCGTACAGACTGTCTAAGAATAAGCACATGGGTGCTAAAGGTGGTCAAGTGTATCGAGTACATAATGGCGAAGTTACTCATGGTTTTGACACTGAAGGTCGTTCGCGGCACCTCGGTCTCGATCATGCTAAAGTAACCGGCAAGAAGCCTATCAAAGAGATGGGCCAAATGAGTCATGGTAATCCGCTTCATACTTCTAATGCTGGAAAAAACCGTACCGCTACATCTAAATCGATGGCAGCTGCTGGTAAAAAGAGAAAAACTTTAGACAAATTAGAAAAAAAGATGGTCGCACTCAAGAGAAAAAAGAGGGCATTCAGAAGAGATATGTATGAAGCAAAGTTTGCTGTTGACATTGAAGGCATGCCTCGTTTCTATATGGATTCGGATTCACCAGCAAAAGTCAAGATAGCGTTACGAAATATGCTGAAGAAAGCATCGGCTGTCAAGAGTGTTACTCGTACATATGATACGAACATCAAGGCTGATCTGAGACAGCGTCTGAAAGATGCGAGTACAGATATGCATACTAATTACGTATCAGAGAAGTTAAAGCCGTCCGATGACATGGGTGATTGGGTCGACGACTTCAAAAAATCAGATGCACCACAATTTAAGGGTAAGTCAATGGAAAAGAGACGACAAATGGCCATCGCTGCTAAACTGTCTGCGATGCGAGAAGGTTGGAAATCAGATTCAGGTTGGAAGAAAGTTTCTGGTCCTCGCAAAGACGAGTACGGCAATACGGTTAAGAAACAAAACATTGCTAAGCACCTTGCTAAAAAAGCAATGAACAAGACGAAAGCAATGGGAGAAAAGAAATGAAGAAGTTCAAGGATTTTGTAACGGAGAAGAAAGAATTGTCTCCTGCACAGAAGAAGCATCTTGATGTAGATGATGATAACGACATTGACGCAGCAGATTTTAAGAAGCTGCGAGCGAAGAAAGAGAAAGCTGTCAAGGATGACGACTAATAAATAACTGTTTAAACATAAGACGGAGAATAAGAAATGTCTTTATTCGGAAAAAGAGACCAGTACTCTGACGCACCTAAGTTTGTTGCGAAGGCAGAAACAGGTGAGACTGGACAAGCTTTGTTCGGCAATACTACTGATGGTGTTTTTGGTGTAGATCAAGCTGAATCAAAAGCTGCGCGCGGCGCTGGAAAGGGTAGTGTACCTCCAGGTTGGGTTCGTAAGTATACTCGAACTCGTGGCGGTGTAAGCCAGGATGTACATGAGACACTAGCAACTCTTAAGATTAGTCTTGATGCTACTGATTTCGCTAATACTTCAACGCTTGATGTAGCTAACACTACTGGTACTGCTGACGATTCAGAATTCCCTGATTCCTAATATTTAGATCATTATGACACCATTGACTGAGTCAAACTTTTTGTTATATGCTGCGGCAAATTACACCAATACGGTGTACGATACTGAAGAGTTTTATGATGACTTGAAAAGGTTCAAATATCTAAAGCGTCTCTTCTCAAGATATATTGAGAAGGGTGAGTTAAAGGAAAGATTGATACTGAATCATGTCATTACATTATATAACGTATTTCGTCATGATGCAGCGACACGTATGTTATTTTTTAAGATCGATGAAGAACACTGGCATATTTTAAAAACATTTTTATTATTTTTACAATATATGCCAGATAGAATCACAGATCTAAATTTTGAAGGGTGTCATATTAGAACAGAAATGTTATCAGTAGATCTTAAAATTGCAGAGGTATTAAGGAACATATAGTGGCTAAAGCAAAAGGAATGATGGGCATCAAGCTTACTATCGAACCTTCTAATAAGGGGACCAGTATTGGTCGCAACAATATTAAGATGGCTTCGATGAACAAAGCTAGAAAGAGATCATTTAAAAAGTATAGAGGTCAGGGCTAATGGCTAAAGGTGTAGTAGATCTAGCTGCGATTTACATGTTTTTAAAGCGATTAGTAACACCTTTTGACCAATGGGATGCATATAAAACCGGTCTTATTGATAAGGACGGGAAAGTTATTGTGTCTAAAGCCGATAGAACTCCTGAACAGAACAAATCGTTTGGGTATTTCGATCGCCTTGTAGCTAATCTGAAAAAACTGATGGGCAAAATACCCGGAGGTAAAACCCGTATCGCATCATTTGCTGCTGCGCTCTTGCTTTTGCGTGAAAAGAATCTAGATCCCGATGACATTGAATATCTAGAAGAGTGTTTGCATCACTACATGAAAGAAGCGGAAATGCTAGTTGAAGAAGGAGAAGGTGGTCCTACTAATTCTACATCGATGGGCCCTGGTATGGGCGATGATCCTCAAGTATTTCCTAAGAAGAAAAGAAAAACATCCTTCATCACGCGCAATTACATTGAGGTCAATGGCAAGCGCAAACGTATTTTTAAGGGCTGACCATGGCTGAATCACAAGTAAAACGTTTAGATCGTATTGAAGAGAAGATCGATAAGTTAGGCGATGCAATGATCTCTCTCGCGCGCGCTGAAGAAAAACTTATTGCTATTGAAAACAATAATCATGCTAACTTTGACCGGCTCAATCGCTTCTCTTCTAAGCTGGATGATATAGAGAAGAAGGTTGATGACAATGCTCATACCGTTCAAATCATCAATCGTCTGTTCTGGATTGTAGCCGTAGCAATCGCGTCTGTAGTGGTATCACAGCACTTCCCGTTTGTTTAAACATGTACATTCCCTGACATAGCGGTATAATAGCTCTATCGCTATTCAGGTATTTTATTATGTGGTTAGAACAAAAGTATATTGGTCTCATCTCCAACCGATTGGACCGATTTAAGCGAGTTAAGGCTCAACACTATAACTTCAGGTGCCCCGTTTGTGGAGACTCCAGAAAAAATAAGTACAAAGCACGTGGTTGGATATTTCCGAAAGACGATGGCGGATTTTTGTACCATTGTCATAATTGTAGTATCACTTTGGGTATCGATAAGTTACTTGAGTTCGTCGATCCAATAATATATCAGGAATTTATCCGCGAGAAAATATCGGATAATCTGACCCCGCAAGAGCGGAAGGTGACAGAGGCCGAAGTACTGGCTATCAAAATGAAACCCCCCAAGTTCGTTAAGTCTAGCGGACTAAAAAACCTCAAAAAAATCTCACAATTATCTCACAGTCATCCCGCCAAGGTATATATAAACAAGAGACAGATTCCTACTCTGTATCATGCTAAGCTGTTCTATGCGCCACGCTTCAAGCAATTTGTCAATAGTGTGTTGCCTGGAAAGTTTGATACATTGGATCATGATGAACCACGTCTCATTATACCGTTTCTCGATGAGGATAAGAACCTCTTCGGATTTCAAGGACGATCGTTTCGTAAGGATGGCATACGGTATATAACAATAATGATCGACACGAAGAAGTCGAAAGTCTTCGGCTTAGATACCTGTGATCGTTCTAAAACACACTACATTCTAGAAGGTCCTATCGACTCGATGTTTGTAGATAACTCTATCGCGATGGCAGGTGGTTCCATTGATTGGGATTTAGTGAATGAAAACAGCGTTTTTGTTTACGATAACGAACCACGATCTGCAGAAACATGTGCTAAGATTGAGAAGACGATAGATAAAGGATATAAGGTGGTCATATTCCCGGAGTCAATCAAATCAAAGGACATCAATGATATGATTTTAAACTCAGAAACTATGTACATCGATGAAGTTTTAAGAGATAATATATCCTCCGGCCTTGAAGCAAAAATACATTACACCGCATGGAAAAGAATATGAGTAGCAAAGAAATTCACCTCAGTACATTTATGAACCCTGAATTCAATCGCAAGGCAGAATTGTCTAAGGATACATATCATTATATCGTTCGTATGTTCGAAAACGGACAACTAATGAAAACAGAACTCCTTGAAAATCATTCTGTCTATTATGCTGAAGATTTGGCAGAAAACTTCGTCCAAAAATGGGGTGCATTCAAAGATGGAAATTGATCCTGTAGTTTTTATCACTGTTGCACTGATGTTTATCTGCTATCAAGTAGGTCGTGTAATTGGTGGTGCCGAAGCTCATCATGCAGGATTTGTAGAAGGTGCAAGTGCAGGCATAGATAAGATTTTAAAGGTGCTAAGACAAGAGTATGGTATCATTGTAGGCTATGATGATATCGTTGTAAAACCAGAAGAAATAGAAGAAAAGGCAGACTAATGTTCAGATACAATTGTATAATTCGCAGGGTCGTCGACGGTGATACTATCGATGTAGACATTGATCTCGGATTTGGGATCTGGCAGCATAACGAACGCGTCCGTATTCATGGTATCGACACGCCAGAATCACGCACTCGAGACAAAGTAGAAAAGCAGTTCGGTCTGCTAGCGAAAAAGTTTGTACAAAAACATTTGCCTGTTGGTTCAAAACAAACGCTAGTCACAGAAAAGGCTGGCGATGAGTCGAAAGGTAAATTCGGTCGTATTTTGGGCAAGTTTGAAGTATATGATGGAGTAACTGACAGCACCATGTTTTTAGGAGATATCATGATCCGCGAAGGACATGCAGTTCCTTATTTTGGTTTAAGTAAGGAAGACATTCAAGAGCAACATCTTGCTAATCGTCTAAAACTGCATGAGCGCGGAGTGATCTAATGATTGGCAATATCATCAGTGTAACTAAAAGAAACGGAGACAAAGAAGCTCTTGATTTGGAAAAATTTCATCGTGTTGCTAGTTTTGCTTGCGATGGCCTGAACGGTGTATCCGCTTCTGAATTAGAGATCAAAACACACATTCAGTTCTACAACAACATCAAGACTGTCGATGTACAGGAGATGTTGATCAAAGCAGCAGCTGATCTTATCACTGAAGAAACACCGAACTATCAGTATGTAGCAGGCCGTCTAATCAATTATGGGCTGCGCAAAGAGGTATATGGTCAGTTCAAACCTCCGTCTCTCACAGAACATATTATTACACAAATAGCCGAATTTCGATACGATGAAGTGTTGATGAAAAAATACACTCGCGAAGAGATAGATTTTCTTAACAGTAAAATAGATCATACTCGCGACTTCGCCTTGACTTATGCTGCGATGGAACAAATGCGCGGCAAGTATCTTTTAAAAGATCGTGTTACAGGCAAAATCTATGAAACACCTCAGATGGCGATGATGTGTATCGCTATGGTTCTGTTTCATGATTACGACAAAGACAGACTCGAATGGGTTGTAAAGTTATACAATGCTCTGAGCAACTTCGATATCAGTCTGCCTACACCAATTATGGCGGGAGTACGAACGCCTCAACGACAGTTCTCGTCTTGCGTACTTATCGAGACTGATGACTCACTGGATTCTATCAATGCAACGGCTTCGTCAATTGTCAAATACGTTTCTCAAAAAGCTGGAATCGGCGTCGGTGCCGGTCGCATCCGTGCTTTGGGTTCTGCTGTGCGCAACGGTGATACTAGTCATACTGGTATTATCCCCTTTCTTAAGTATTTTCAGAGTGCTGTTAAAAGTTGTTCGCAAGGCGGTGTTAGAGGCGGAGCGGCGACTATCTACTATCCGATTTGGCACTACGAAGTAGAAGATCTACTTGTACTGAAGAACAATAAGGGTACGGAAGAAAATCGAGTCCGTAACATGGATTACGGCGTACAATTTAATCAAGTCATGTATGAACGTCTTGTGAAAGGACAAGATATTACTTTGTTCTCACCTCATGAATGTCCTGATATGTACGAAGCATTCTTTGTAGATACCGATAAGTTCCGCGAATTGTATGAGAAGTATGAGCGCAAGACTTCTATCATGAAGCGTTCAATTCCTGCTCGCGATCTCTTTGCTCATTTTATGCAGGAACGAAAGGATACTGGTCGTATCTATTTGATGAATGTTGATAACGCGAATGACCATGGTGCATTTAAGAAAGAGCTTGCGCCTATTCGCCAGTCTAACCTCTGCTGTGAAATCAATCTGCCTACTACACCACTCAATGATCTACACGATGAGAAAGGAGAGATCAGTCTGTGCACTCTGGCAGCTATCAATTGGGGTAACATCAGAAAACCAGAAGATTTTGCTTTACCGTGTGAACTCTCGGTCAGAGCATTAGATGCATTGCTTGATTATCAAGACTATCCTGTGAATGCAGCGTTTCAAGGAACGATGGCACGTCGCCCGCTGGGAATAGGTATCATTAACTTTGCATATTGGCTTGCAAAGAATGACACAAATTATCAAGCACCTAATCTTAAATTAATTCATGAATACGCAGAAGCATGGTCATACTATCTGATTCAGGCATCCGCTGTTCTCGCTGCAGAAAAAGGGTCTTGTGGTAAATCGTATCAAACAAAATATCATGATGGTGTATTGCCTATCGACACGTATAAGAAAACTGTCGATGAACTGACACCACCAGAATATAATATGCCATGGAATGAATTACGTGCTTTGCTCAAAGAAGTCGGCATTCGTAACTCAACACTGATGGCGCTGATGCCTGCTGAGACGTCTGCACAGATCAGCAATAGCACGAATGGTATTGAACCTCCTCGCTCGCTCATCTCTGTGAAGCAATCAAAAGACGGTGTGCTGAAGCAGGTTGTACCACAAATACATAAACTAAAGAACAAGTATGATTTGCTTTGGGAACAAAAATCTCCCGAAGGCTATCTACAAATTATGGCGGTGTTGCAGAAATTTATCGATCAAGGTATTTCTGTCAATACGAGCTATAATCCATTGCATTATGATGAAGAGAAGATTCCTCTCTCGACAATGATGCAACATATGTTGATGTTCTACAAGTATGGTGGCAAGCAACTCTATTACAATAACACTTATGACGGAGCTGGTGAAATCACCGACGAACGTGATCCACCAGTGGAAGAAGTCGAAGAAGGCGCGGCATGTGATTGGAGAAATCCAGAAGACTGCGACGCCTGTAAGATCTAATGGCATTTTTAGTACATAATCTACCTCCAATCCCAGTCATGGTTCGTAAAGAGTATCTCTATGATCTCGAATACGGCCATGGCGAGTTCACACCTGGTATATGGACATCGGTCAAATCGGTGACAGGCAAAGCTTTGTACTTCGAAACATTATTGACTGACTATGGTGCATTGTTCGATAAGCTACCTATCTCTGCATTTGTATGGAAGACAGACATTGATTACGATCTACCGCTCGATACTTTGCAATTATGGGACTGCTTCGACTATCATATAACCGTTATCCAGAAACCACTTCTGTCAAGTTGTAAGTTCTTCGGTAAAGATAAACAGTTTCATGAAGGCGAATATTTGTTTACAATAGATAATTGTCATGCAGATAATAATATCTTAGATGAGAACTTTAGTGAACATGATCCTGAGCATAAGTCATTCAACATCATTCAATTGCAGAATGGTCAGTTCGCCGCTCAGCCAAACAATCGAATCATTTGGCGTGACTCGAGTTTGACTGTTGACGAACCACTGAAACCTGACTTTAAAGTCTGTACACAAAACTATCATGTAGAGACAGAACCAAAATGGAGTGTAGGTCATACCGACGAGTGGAGCTATAAGACAAAAGAAGAAGCATTAGAAGAAGTCAATGAAAAATATCCAAAGACTCTCGATATCTTGAAAGAAGATTATATACAGTTTGAGAAAAGATACAAAGAAGCTTTGCATGACTACACAAGAGTTAGAGAAGATAATGAGAAATTTCGTCATCGCAAGAAGGTGGCCAGGAAAAGGAAGAATACAGAATAATGTCAGTATTTCATACGAAGAAAATTGATTTTACTACACAGCCAGCATTCTTTGGTCCACGTGTAAATATTGCACGATACGATAAACAACGATATCGTGTCTTTGAAACGCTCACTGATAAACAACTCGGTTTCTTTTGGCGTCCTGAAGAAGTGGACATCAGCCGTGATAGTAAAGACTTTAAGAATCTAACCGAACATGAGCAACATATTTTTACGAGCAATTTGAAGCGACAGATCTTGCTCGACTCAGTACAAGGGCGAGGTCCCGTTGAGACGTTCATGCCTTTGTGTTCGTTACCTGAACTTGAGAACTGGCTCGTAACATGGGCCTTCAGCGAGACCATTCATTCACGATCATATACACATATTATCCGTAATGTATATTCAGATCCATCAAAAGTATTTGACGAGATGCTCGACATCAAAGAGATTGTTGATTGCGCAGAATCTATTTCGAAATACTATGATAATCTGGCAGAAAACCCAACGAAAAAGAATCTGTGGTTGGCAGTGAATGCTGTGAATGCACTCGAAGGCATCCGCTTCTATGTGTCGTTCGCTTGCAGTTGGGCATTTGCCGAACTCAAAAAGATGGAAGGTAACGCAAAGATCATTAAGTTTATCGCACGTGATGAGAACGTGCACATGGCATCAACACAACAACTCATCAAGCTATTACCAAAAGAAGACAAAGACTACGCCAAAATTGCTATAGATAGTAAGGAAGAAGTAAAACAAATTTTCCGTGATGTGCTCGACCAAGAAAAAGCATGGGCAAACTATTTGTTCAAACAAGGATCTATGATAGGTCTGAATGCTGAGCTCTTGAATGAGTATGTGGAGTGGCTAGGTAACAAGCGTATGTATGCCATTGGATTATCAAACGAGCGAGGCGGATCTGACCCGCTGCCTTGGACACAAAAGTGGATCAGTGGTGCAGAAGTACAGGTCGCCCCGCAAGAAACTGAAATCACATCATATATTGTTGGTGGTATCAAGAAAGATGTCGACGACGATACATTTAAGGACTTTTCATTCTAATGAATAATTTTCAAACAAAAATTCTATCAGAGCTATTTGATATTATAGCTGGTGACGAACCATTAAAACCAAAAAGATTCGAACACATCGATATCTGTCATGCTGGTGAAAACCATATCAGTGACTATACTGATATGGAACCATTGATGGACAGAATGGGCATTGCAGAATGTCCGAGAGATCTATACGAATTCTATGAATTAATAGGTGCTAATAAAACTATTATCATGCACGATGAATTTGGAGATCTAGATTGGAACAAGCATTTTGAATGGCCACGAGAAAAGCCCTTCGACATCATCGTAAACTGCGGTAAGTCATCACACATTTTCAATCAATTTGCTTTCTTTGATAACATCCATCGTATGGCTGGTGAAGGCACGTTTATGGTACACGCTGTTCCGTTTTTCTCTACCGTAGAAGCATCAATTTATACATATTCTCCAAACTTCTTTGCTAGATTATGTGCAGCGAATCAGTATGAAATGTGTGGGTCATTCATCGGCACTACTACGGGTGAAAGATTTTCTCGGATGAAAATATCCCTCGATTATGCGTTGAATAGATACAGCGATGAATTTAAATTTCAAATATGGTCCAACGGCGAAGATAAAGGGTATAAAAGACCCGCTCATGTAGGTGTGATATTGCGAAAGAAGAATAACGACCAATTCAAAATACCAGACTACAGAGAACGAGATGATACAGACGCTGATTGAACTAATCAAATCAAAATTTAAAATAGAAACTCGTATTGTAGATACCGATACGGAATTGAGTTTGGTTGTTGTCAATATGTTTGGCAATGAGGTAATATATGAACACAAACAAGATTTGTTACCTCTGTTAGAAGCTTTTAAAAGCAGGATAAAAGATGTACAAGAAGACGATTAATTGTAAATCGTGCGAGGTCAAATGTGACGTAATTATTCGTCAGACTAATTTTGATGATGAAGAGATGCCTATCGAGTTTTGTCCTATCTGTAGTGCATCTCTCGAAGATCAGCAGTTTGAATATGATGATGATATGGAGTTAGAGTGGTAAACTATCCTGGAATTAGTTCGGCGTGGGATCGTAAGTTCTTAGCGTTAGCACAACACATCTCATCGTGGTCGAAAGACCCGTCAAAAAAGATCGGCGCGGTAGCTGTTGGTCCTAATCGTAATATTCTCGCCACAGGATATAATGGATTCCCAAAGGGAATACAAGACACCGAAGAAAGACTGAACGATCGCGAGACAAAGTATGAGCTCGTGGTACACGCTGAAATGAATTGTATATATAATGCTGTAGAGAATGGAGTTTCACTGAAGGGTGCACATCTCTACGTTTACGGATTACCTATCTGCCACGAATGTGCAAAAGGCGTAGTACAAGTTGGTATAGGTAGAGTAGTCATCGAAGATGCATTATGCGCCGAACAAAGGTGGTCAGACAGTTTTGCCAAATCAAAAAGAATCTTCCACGAAGGTAACGTCGTCGTTAACTACTGCAAGTTATGAAAACCCATGGATACACTTACTAGAAGGTTGGGCGCTCGAGTCTGAGCATGTACAAAATTTCTATGGTATGGTATATTTGTTAATTAATAAAGAAACTAAACGTAAGTATATCGGCAAGAAGTTTTTTTGGAGTAAGAAGACACTACCTCCGCTCAAAGGCAAGAAGAGAAAGAGAAGATCATTAGTCGAATCAGACTGGAAAAATTACTACGGATCAAATCAAGAACTCAAAGATGAGCTAGCTAATGGTGCCGAGTTCGAACGATATGTGGTTCATCTTTGCGAAACAAAAACAGAGTGTGCATATTGGGAAATGGATTATCAAATTCGTTGTGAAGCACTACTCACAGAAGAATACTATAATCAATTTATTGGTGGGAAGATAAACGGAAAATGGCTAAAGAAAAAAGACGAGAAATTCTAATTTCGCTAGACAATGTGTTTTCTGCACAAATTCAAAGACATAAAGTCAATGTCGATATCATGATTGATAGCAATGTCGGTGTAGCGGAACACCCTGACGTGATGTTAACTATCGAAGAGGAGTTAGCAAAAATGGCCGAATGGGAAGATAAACGCGAAGTATTGAGGAAATATTTTGGCGAGTCCGAATGATCACATCGTAGTCATCACACAGGAGGGTTGTCCTCCTTGTGATATGCTGAAGATGTATATTGAACAGAAAGATGTGAAGTGTGTAATGCTAGAAGTGCACACTGATATTTCTTTAGAGGCTGTAGAAAAAATATGGCCAGAATGCGAAGGTTTTCCATTCGTAACCGTGAATGGTGCTTTTATTGGTGATTTAATGTTCTACTTGGAGAGTGGATTGTAATGTTAGATGTATGGAGAATTAAGAAAACACGAGAGATCGTTTATCCAATGGGTAAAGCCGATGGTAATAATCACACACTAGTTTTATTTCGACATAAGAGACAAACTAAAGCTGGTAATTATGGTCATCTCAGTGCAGTGAGAAATGATAACTTAATCAAGGATCGTGAAAATGGCTGAGATACTCGCTGGAGAATTTAAACGCAACGAAACAAATGAAAAATCAATGGGCGGTACAGAAGTACTGACCATGAAAGTTGCAGAACGAGCTGACCAAAAATTATTGAAAGAATGCCAAATCATTTCTTCTCGTGTAAAGAGCGAGTTAGCAGATGATAAGATTCGTATTTTTTGGGCACATGATTTGCCAGGCGATCCTGAGGCCGATTTTTTAAAGACCGATCATGGCAAAGAAAAGTTTCATAAATTCGTGTTTGTATCTAACTGGCAAATGCAGAGATACATCGACCGCTATCAATTACCATGGAGTAAATGTATTGTATTACGCAACTTTATTGATACGATACCCGAACACGAAAAACCCAATGACGGCACAATCAATCTGATATACCACACAACACCACACCGAGGCCTAAACATCTTGGCTGCAGTGTTTCAAAGGATTGCAGAAAAACATAAGAATGTTCATCTTGACGTGTACTCATCATTCGACATATATGGATGGGGCGCCCGAGACAATGATTACAAAGAAGTGTTTAAGATTCTCGATGATCATCCGAATGCAACTAATCATGGCGCGAAGCCACATGCAGAAGTCGTAGAGGCACTCAAGAAATCTCATATCTTTGCATATCCATCTACATGGGCAGAGACTGGTTGTCTTGCACTGATGGAAGCGATGTCAGCTAAAAACGTCTGTGTACACTCCAACTTCGGCGCTTTATATGAAACAGCATCACATTGGACAAATATGTACCAGTTTTACGAAGATCCCAATTCACATGCTGGTGCCTTGTTTAATATGTTAGATTTGTCTATCAATCATTACAAAGACATGTATCATAACACAGGGCCTACGAAGGTATATGCTGATACATTTTATAGTTGGGAAAACAGGGCAGCCGAGTGGAATTCACTGATGAGTGCGCTGATTGGCCACATTAAAGATAGATCTGTACCGAAAGATGTTGGACCGGTTTTCAGTTATAAGACAACTTGATATAAATAGATCTATGAACAATGTCATAGAGTTTCCGTTAGATCGTCGTCTGGAACAGATGGCGATTGAGGACGGTTTCAATGTCTACGATAAAGTAGAACTCGCCGAATTAGACACAGATCAATACTTGTCTGAAATGCTTAGTAGTATGTTTAGTAACGACTATAGAGTAGACAATGAAGATTATGTGTACGATATTTCCTTCTTATACGAGACTCTCAAATCATTTGTCTATAAGATGAATGATTGCCATCACCCCATTCAACACTTCGCGAAGAACTTATACTGGGATGCAGTACATCCAGACACTACTCAATTGGAATTCGATTTTTAGGTTTACAAAGCCACATTTATTTGGTAGAATATACCAGTAAATAAGTGGAGTTTAACAGTGATTATATTAGATTACAACCAAGTAGCCCTCGCCAGTCTGATGGTGAGTGGTCCTAAAAACATCAATGCGAATGAAGATCTGCTACGACATATGATCCTCAATTCTATTCGTATGAATAAAGTCAAGTTTGAGAAAGAGTTCGGCGAGCTAGTTATCGCATGCGACGCTACGTCTAACTGGCGCAAACAGTTCTTCCCATATTACAAAGCGAATCGCAAGAAGAACCGACAAGATTCTGGTCTAGACTGGAATGAAATCTTTCGTATTCTCAATGCAGTACGCGATGAACTTGCAGAATTCTTTCCCTACCCCACCGTCCGAGTTGAGCATGCCGAAGCTGATGATGTCATTGCGACTCTTTGTCATGAACACGGTCGCCAACTCGGCGGTGACCCTATCCTCATCTTGTCAGGCGACAAAGACTTCCAGCAGCTCCAGAAATATTCTAATGTCCAGCAGTATGATCCTACACGAAAGAAATGGATTCGCTGTAATGATCCTGTGGCATTCCTGAAAGAGCATATTATTAAAGGCGACACCGGTGATGGTATACCCAATGTGTTGAGTGCTGATGATACATTTGTAGCAAATGCACGACAGAAACCATTACGTTCGAAGAGGATGGCTGAATTGTTGGAGCATGTACCAGAAGAACTAAGGTATAATTACAGCCGTAATCGTATGCTTATCGATCTCAGTGCCGTACCCAACGACATTAGGGCAAACATCAAAAAGGTATGCGAAGAACAAGAAGGCAAAGGTCGAGAAAAACTCTTCAATTACTTTATCAAATACAAACTCAAAAATTTAACCGATAGCATCTCGGAGTTTTAAAATGGCAAAATTAATTAGCGATATCTTTAAAGAAATAGAAAAGGTATCTGGCCGAAAGGCAAAAATTCAAAAGTTACAAGAATATCAAAATAACAATGCCTTCATGCAAATCTTAGAGGCAGTGTGTGACGTTCGAGTTATTTTTGAATTACCTGACGGCGCGCCTCCCTACAATCCTCCTGAAGATATGATCGATAATACAGGAGGTCTGTACAAAGAAATACGTAAGATGTATATCTTTACGAAGAATAGTCGTAGCGCCGCCATCCAGCCGTTCAAGCGTGAAAAGGTATTCATCGAGATGTTAGAGAGTATTCATCCAAATGATGCTGAGCTGATGCTGAGTGTCAAGGAAAAGAAACTGCCGTACAAAGGCATTACATCAAAACTAGTACAGGAAGCATTTCCGGAAAGGTTTAAGTATGAGTAAATCTAAGAGAGAAAGTAATTACCGCAAAGAAGAGCGTAAATATCAGGATGGTTCACAGCGAGAATTTATCCATGAGTACCGCGAGCACAAAGAAGAAAAATATTTAAAAAATGTTCTCAGATCTAACGATCTGGAAGCTCTGTTGGAAGTTGAAGATTATAAATAAAACATGCCTACATACACTTATTTTAATTCTGAGTCCGGTGAACAAGAAGAACATTTCCATAAGATAGCTGAAATGGACGACTTCTCAGCTAGGCACCCCCATCTCACTCGAGTTATCACAGCTCCGAAGAACAATATTGTTACTGGCATCAATCAAAAACCTGATGCTGGCTTTCGTGATGTCCTCAAATCAATCAAAAAAGCCTCAGGGAGGGATAATACAGTCAACACCTTTTAACCCGTAAGTTTAATAACAAAAAAAGAGTAGGTTATATGGCACTTTCGAAGAGACAACGACGCGCGTTACGTAAGAATGGAATTTTGGATTCGCGTGAACATGTACCACAGAGAGGCATGAAGCTTCAGCCAATTTTTCCGAAAACTTTTGCTCAACAGTTGACTTTTGATGCATACGACTCAGGAGACCATTTACTACTTCATGGAATGGCAGGTACAGGTAAAACATTTATTTCATTTTACTTGGCACTGACAGATTTATTCAATAATCCCGACTGCGAGTACTACGACATCACAGTCGTACGTTCCGCGGTACCAACCAGAGATATCGGCTTCCTTCCGGGTAATGAAGACGAAAAGCTATCAGTATATGAAGAACCTTATCGAGCAATCTGTAACGAGTTGTTTCGACGCGGCGACGCATACGATATCCTGAAAGAAAAAGAACTAGTAAAGTTTATGTGTACATCTTTCGTTAGAGGCTGTACAATGGATAATACTATTGTCATTATAGACGAAGTTAACAACATGAATTTTCACGAATTAGATTCGATCATCACACGAATCGGTGAAAATTGCAGGGTGATCTTTTGCGGTGATTTCCGACAAAGTGATTTAACTAAACAACAGGAGAGACAAGGTCTTCTAGATTTTATGAAGATTATTGACAGACTACATGGATTCGAACACATTGAATTCCATGCTAACGATATCGTTAGATCATGTCTGGTGAAGGAGTATATCATTGCAAGAGAAGAACTCGGACTTTGCGCTTAAACTTTTTGAGCCCAAACCCCTAAAACGAATCAACGAGGATGGCCAGAGGCTGTACGTTACTGAAAATGGAGAAAAATATCCATCAGTAACGTCGGCCCTTGGTGCATTATCGAGGAAGAAGATATGGGAATGGAGACAGCGTGTTGGCGCCGAAACTGCCAACAAGATCTCAACACAGGCATCCCGCGCCGGTACTGCAGTGCACCAGATTGCGGAAGACTATATTCTCGGACAGATGAAAGAAGACGTGAATCCGATCGCGTTAAACACCTTTCGAACCATCCAGCCGTATCTCGATCAGAAAGTGGACGAGATCTACGGCGTGGAACTGCAAATGTATTCGACCGAATTAAAAACGGCCGGAACAACTGATCTTATCTGCCGCTATGACGGCAAAAACACAATCTTAGACTTCAAAACATCTAAACGTTGGAAATCAAAAGACGAGATTCACTCGTACTTTATGCAAGGCGCTGCGTATGCTACGATGGTCAAAGAACACTATGATATGGATATCGAACGTATCGTGATTCTGATGGCCGTAAATGCTGGTGAAGGTGCACTCGTATTTGATGAAGCACTCGAAGATTGGCAACCAATGACACGTAAATTCTTTGATCTATATCATAAAGGAAAACTGAAGGATTTTTAATGGCTACTAAAGAAGTATTTTCGGTTACACCTGATTTCTTATCAGTTAAAGAGTGTGATCAACTAGTAAAGTTTTGTGAAAAGTTTAAGGATCGTTGGGGAAATGGCGAAGTATCCGAAGATGGAATTGCGGGTCAAGCTGCAAGAGATCCTATCCGTAACTGCAAAACGTGGTTTATTCAAGGCGACTTCGATGAGAAAGATCAGAGAGAAGCCGAAAGATTTTACAGGATGATTGATGAAAGATTCAATCGTGTAAAATTAGAAATGGGTCTTGATAACTGGGTTATTACTGAGAGAGAAGCATTTCAGTATACACACTACGAAAAAAATGACGGATACGGTTGGCATAAAGATACACATGATGACCCATACGACTCTGCAATGGGTACTGATCCAGCGCATGACGGTCTAAATAGAAAATTAAGTATGACTATTTTTCTAAACGATTTTGTTGAGTGGGAAGAAGGTCGCTTTGAAATAGAAAATGCATGGACTCATGGACCTAATGATCCTCATTATAGAATTCATCAGTTCCAACCAGATTATAGTGATCAAATCAGAAAGGGTACAGCAATTGTTTTCCCTTCATATGTCCAACATAGAGTATCGCCAGTACAATCTGGTGTACGTAAATCACTCGTCGCTTGGTATCTTGGTCCGCCTTGGGTTTAATTGTTTAGCGGATTATCGAGTATAATCTGAATCTTCTCTTCGAGATCTTTTCTGGTCTGACGTAAATCAGCATCGAGCGTTCTCATACGCTCGTTTACTTTCGACTCAATACCATATACATCATCACGCAGTTCGCGCTGTGTAGTATTTGTCTGATCGTCTACACGTCTAGCAAGGGTCTCGACTTTATCCATATCTTCGGTTAGTCTATCTTCTGCTAACTCAAGCTTCTTCTCAAGCTGATCTATCGTAGCGAGGAGTGATGCCATTGATTCTGACTGTACTGCCAATTCTTGTTCTATATGTGACATGTCAGGCGCCACGTACTCCTCAATCTGCGCCTTCATATTACGATAGTCATTATAAAATTCGAACGCACCCCATGCACCACCACCGAGAGTCGATAGTGCTGTAAGGACCATAAACATCTTACCGCCCTTAAATGTCATGCCAGCAAATTCAAATTCTGCCATTTTTTTCTGCCTTTTCCGCTATGTATCGTTCGGTTGTTCTAATAATAATATAACCTTTGTCATCATAGACTGTATAAATTAATTGGCCTCCGCGAGTAACTTCTATGCTCATTATAAAATACTCAGAAAGCCGGCAATGATCATACCAATAAACACAAAGAAGCCGCCGACAGCTGCTACGTCAATATAAAATGCTTTTTTACGGGCAGCTGCTTGTGCTGCTTCGATTCTACGTTGACGAATCATGCGTCTTTCTTTCATCATATCTTCGTAGAACTGTTGTTGACCAGTATAAAGCAAAAATTCATATAGTTCTTTTTCGAGTTGCTTTATCTTGTGTCGTGCTGCGGTGACTTGTAGTGCTTGTGCTTCTACACTACTTCCACCAAATAATGATCCCACCATCGATGGGTTTTTTGCGTGTTGATCTGCCTCTGCTAGTTGTTCTTTCGCATCAAAGAATTTGGCAAATACATCGTACATATCCTGGACCTCTTGGCCCTTCTCAATCGCTCCTTTAATCATATTAAATGCAGAACCAGCCATCGACAACGCCGCGGCTATTTCTATCATTATGATTACTCTCCGTTAGCTAATACACTCGGTGCCGTCGGAGCCTCAAACTGTAGGTTCCGAAGGTTTTGTATCTCCTGTTGTAACTTCAGCACCTCGAGCCTTTTCTTTTCCAACTCGAGTTTGTATAATACATTGCAATTGAGTCTTTCTTTCGGCGCTCCAATTGGTATGGTGATTCTACCATATACGCCGATGTCTCTCATAAAATCGTCTTGTCGGAAATTATAAGTTGGATCCATACCACCATAAAATGGATCATTCTGATTTAAAATTCCTACAACACCGAACTCTACGTTCGTTGATGAACCGATAGCAGCCGAACATTCCAAATCACCAGCCCGTATTCTATCTGACTGGAAACTCTGCGGAGATTGTGGAATTGCTAAGTTGATACCACTTGATTGTGCATATGTAAACATCGGTAACATCAACAGCATTATAATTATTTTTTTCATTTTACTTTTGAACATACCCTAGAAGAAACTAAACTCGCAGATAGTCTTTGTTTCTCATGTAATGAGAGAGAACAAATGTAACGCACACGCGGTACATCTGCCTTTCTTATGTATATATTTATTTTTTTGCGCTCGAGATACTGTACATTTACTGTACGGCCATCAGTCATGGCCCACGGTATATGTTCCCAATTATCGGTGTATACTTCGAAAGTGTAGTATGATACGTCTGCGCGAGAGTTCCAAAGAAGCATCTCAGCAACATAAACATCTTTGACGTATGACATTTTGAGTTCGGGATAGGTGGGAGTCCATGCGTGGGCCCATGCGGACCCACTCATGACTGTAAACAAGAGAGCCATAATATAGCGCATGGTTAGATCGCTATGCAGTTAGCCTGAACGATTGCAGTGTACGTACCGCCAGGAAGTGCTTTGCTAATACCATAGTCAGCTTCTGAACTGACTTTGAACCATGTGCTACCGGTATACTCGAGATCGATCTCAGTAGTAGAATCATACTCAATCTTACTCGTATCGTATGCAGACATCTGAGCATCAGATACGGCCTCTACCGCAGTAGAACCTGTCCATGCAATTGTATCTGAAAGTGCAGGACTTTGTGAGAAAGATGAAGGATGAGTGATGACCGCTTTATACGCGTTAGCGATAACAACATCATAACGTACAACAGGCTCTACACCACCATCAACTGAGTCAGTACTAAGTACGCTTGCTGAAGGGTTACCGTATACACCTTGCTTATCAAGAGTGACAACACACTTAGACTCAACATTTCCTACGATAGGAGCATCGAGTGCTTGTGCGCTGATAGCTGTCATGGCGATTGCTGCTGCCAAAATTTTCTTGAACATTACTGTTCTCCTTTGTATTGTGATTTGACTAACTTATCATGTAGTACATCTTGTGCAATAAGTAGGCTTCGACCCCGGTTATTTCTAGGCATCGAAGCATCTTTGAGTTGAATTGTTTCACGATATACTGTATCAGGCAATTGCTCATAATATAGATTAGAGAATTGGCTCATAGCCATTACTTGATTATGCTTCGCTGTATCTTGAGCATTTTGTAATGATCTACTAGCTATACCTAATACTGTCTCGAGATCAACCTCTTCTTCATCGTCTTCTTTTTCCTCCATGTCTTTGCGCTCACGTTCCTCTTCATCTTCGTCGCGCATAGTCATCTCTCTATCAATCTCGTCTTGTACGAATGTATTATCAAGTGGATCTACAACTTCAACCGATGGAATATCAGGCATTTGTACCTTATATCCTGGACATGATGGATCCGATTGCGGATCAAAACATGTGTCATACTGATATGTGTAAATAACTGACGGATCAGTTACTTTACCATCACCTTCCCATACTATTTCTCCGTCTCCCCAATAATCGATAGGTATTCCACCAACACCTATCACTTTGAAGATAGAATTTCCTGGCAGACCTGTCCAATCATCTGTCTCTCGAAAGATGTATCCACCATCGACTGCATTCTCGTTTTGCACAGTAACAAGCAATGGATCCTCAGGATTTTTGATTGTCGTATACCTATACAAAACTGTGTTGACTTGCAAACCAGCCTGCTGAGGCAAGAGATTACTCATGACCCAATTGTATCCATTCTGTGCAGCGTTGGTCGTTTGACCAAATACCTGTTCAGAGTAGGAGTAAGAGGGCGAGTATGCCAGCAAGACCGCCACCAGCCATGGCAGTTTTCTTTGTTTGCTCATCTATTCCATCCTTTGGTTTCTCTATTGTTTCATTATCAGCACCTGCAGCAAGCCACGCGGCTTTTGCTTCAGCACCGATCAAACCATCATATGGACATGGTGTACCAGCATTCATCATTGCATTGAATACTCTTTCGTCTGTACACATGAGTGACACTGCTGCCACTTTCATACCCATATCATATAGAGTTTTGGCATTCTTCAGTCGTTCACAGTTCTCATCAGTAAATTGTGTACCTGTAGAAATACCGAGAATTTGTGTTTGTACTGCTCCAGCTACACCAAAAGTACAAAGATCAGAGTTCGATGTATTGATAGTTGGTGTAATCGCCGATGCAGGAGGCGACTTCAGTGTTGTGGTAGTATTACCGTTGGTCGTAATTGTGCTTGTAGTTGTCGACTCAGTTCTGATTAAATTAGGATCTACAGCTTCTTCTTGAGCGATTACAATTGCAGGTAGCCACAGAAAACCGAAAATGATGATAATGCAAAACAGAGTGACTCTAAGCAAGCTTGAGTCTAATTTATCAAACATATTATTTTTACCTATAAAATTTTAAAATTGATTTTTAAATACATCAATATAGGCATACTGTTAGAGTGGCTCATCCACATAAGTATTTATACAAACCTGATCCCAGGCCTGTCAATAAATGGACAGGCCCCTGCACCTCACGGCTTATACGCAAAAGTTATAAGCTTAGAAGTAAAAAGTCTAAGCCAGGCATGTAACGGGGCCTCCCCATGAGGTAGAATACCAGCCCCCTTGAGGAGAATATCTATGTATACTTATGAACTCGACTGCGCTTCTGACTGCACCCTCGGCTACCTCTCTGATCTTTGCACCAAATACAATGCACACTATCGCTCTCGCATCCACTATGGACCTGCCGGGGGCAATCCGTATATCCAATTCATTTTTAATAACCAAAACGACTTAGATCATTTTGTTATTGATTATGTAAATAATTAACAAAAATAATCTAAAAAAATCTCTAATGAAATCAATAACTTGCAAGCGCCCAAAAAGTCTAATCAAATCATAGACTTAGAGGTGTACAACCCCATCTCAGCAGGGTATAATGGCTCTTGTCAAATGGAGATATACTTATGAAAGCGATCATTCAGACTCAACACATGGAAAACTACGGTGCCCACGATTGGGACGGCGAGGGTTCTTGTCCGCAGTACTGGAAGCCCAAAGGTGGTAGCACCTACATCTTCAACTGCACCATCGAGGAGAACATGGACCCTCAGTGGTGGGCCCGTGTCGAGGCTGCTTGCACCAGCAAGAGCGAGTACTTTGAGGAGTACTCAGTTGGTGAGACTGTGGTCGATGATATCGACTTTCGTGTCTCTGACCACACCCCTGACTGGGACGCACCTTATTATGGTACGATCAAGGAAGATCGTATCTCTTTCAACCGCACGACCGAAAACCGGCCGATGTCTGGTTGGCGCAAAGAAATCGCTAAGGAGTTCACCGCGTACGACGTGTTGGACAATGGCGAGGAAGTACATCACGGTGTTGCCTTCGAAATGGTAAACGGTGATGTTATACCTTTCGCTGAGCTTCGCGCTTGGCTGGACAAGTACGCACCTGCGGAGGCAGCGTAATGAAAGACACACTTACTGGAATTTTTGTAATGGCACTGTTGGGTGCCATCCTTGGAATCATGTTAGGAGTATCCATATAATGGGTAGAAAAAGAAAGAACGATCCGTTTGCAGTCGAAGAAGTCGAGGTATTTGATCCTGACTTCAAGCAACCCCAAATGATCATTCAGCTTCGTAAGATCGTCGACTCTATCGGCAATCCGAAGCCGCTTCATTGGGTTCGTACTGACGGTGATCGTAACATTTGGGTTGCTCACAAGCACGCCAAAACCATCGTTGAGATGTACGATCGACTGACTAGCGAAGAAGCTACTTCGTCTGTCGTCCAGAATCGTCAAGATCCAGCTATCAATGCACAACGTACACGCCTCAAGCGTGAGTTTATGCAGCGCCTGCAGACCACTGTCGGTCTCCAGTCAATTCTCGAGTCGTTGCGAGCATGACTAAGCAGGAAACAGCTGCTCGCGAGTTCGGTAACCTCATGGACCATTACTTCGCGTATGATGATTTTCACCTCGGAGTATTTCCTCTGATGAAGAGAACACGTGGCCGTGAGGATGCTGTAGAAAATACAGCTTGGCATGAGTTTGAAGCTAGACTGCTTGATCTGATATTGAAGCAAATACCACCGGAGTATCCAAACGAGCTATGAGAATCTTCAAGGAATTAACAGAGTGGCCTGACGTTGAGTACAATGTACCCAACCACACTTATGCTGTCAATGATGCAGGGAAGTGTGTAGGCTACGTCAAGACTGGTACCTCAGAATGGATATTCTTTGCTAAGCCCCGTATGTTTGACAGGGCCCGCCGCAAGTTTATCCAGCTCAAGTCAGGAAATTTAGTAAATCTTTTTGAAAAAAACTATGTACAATACTAATTTTTTTTGGTAGAATGGTACATGTAAATTGAATTGGCCGAGAATGTAGAGGTGGGGTTGCAACCCGAAACGGCCCAAATAGCTGAATATGACAGCCTCTACATTCACCTTAATTAGCCTGTAGGAGGGCAATATGAAAAATGAAAATGTAGTTGAATTTCCAAGCCAAAACAATGATGATCAGCGCGCCAAAATCGAACGGCAAGCTGACGAGATTGCGGCTCAAACGGATGCTATCGCTAACCTAATCTTTGGTGAGGAAGCTTAATAATGGCACATATGGTTGAAACAATGGCGTACGCTGGTGAAGTTCCTTGGCACGGTTTAGGTGTCAAGGTTGCTGACGATCTGACGCCTCAAGAGATGATGAAGGTTGCTGGTCTTGATTGGTCAGTAGAGCGTCATCCTATCACTACGCTGGTTGATGGTGAAGAGATCACTATCGAAGGCAAAAAAGCTTTGGTTCGTTCATCTGACAACAAAGTACTCGACGTTGTAGGAGATCAGTGGATCCCAGTCCAAAATGCTGATGCGTTCGAGTTCTTTGACGAGTATGTTAAGGCTGGCGGCATGACGATGCACACTGCTGGATCGTTGAAAGATGGCCAGATTGTATGGGGACTCGCTAAGATCGACGAATCTTTTTCTCTCTTTGGCGGTAAGGATCAGGTAGACTCCTACCTCTTGCTGTCAAATCCACATAATTACGGTCGCGGTGTCGATGTTCGATTCACACCCATTCGGGTAGTTTGCAATAACACCCTGTCAATGTCTCTCGAAGGCAAAGCATCGCTTGGTATCTCGCTTAATCACAAGTCAGAGTTCAATGCTGAGCGTGTCCGCCTAGCCCTCGATGAGGCATCTAAGAAGATGGAAACCTACCACGAAATGGCTGATTTTCTGTCGAAGAAGTACTACAAGCAAGCTGACTTGTTCGAGTACTTCAACCAAGTCTTCCCTGTTACCACCAATCGTGCTGGTACAATGGACTTTGACGAGCTTATGAAGTCATTCCAGGAAGGTAAGAAAGCTGGTTCGCGTAACGCTAGAACTGCAATGGAAATCATTCACACTCAGCCTGGTGCATCACTTGCCGAAGGTACATGGTGGAATGCTTACAACGCGGTGACTTATATGACTAATCACACTCTCGGCAACAGTCAAGATACTCGACTGCAGTCAGCTTGGTTCGGTCATAACAAGAACACGAACATCAACGCTTTAGGTATGGCAATTGAATACGCTCAAGCAGCGTAAGGTTTGGAGGCTCGCGGCCACGGCGAGACGTGGCCGGCCTCCTTTTTTAGTAACATAAATATTATTCCATACAGAGGAGGATTTGTTATGGAATGGATTATTGCAGTAGCTGTGGCACTTGGATTGGCCGCATTTTTCTTTTGGCCGCGAGTGAGCGAAAAAATCGATGAAGTTCAGGAAGACATCACCGAAGCTCGCGAAAAGGTTGAAGAGAAGTTTGAAGAAGTCATTGAAGATGTTGAAGATGCAGTTAAAGAAGCATTGAATAATCTTCCGACAAAAGCGCAACTAATGAAACTCACTAAGGCAAAGATCGATGAACTGGCTTCAGAAGTCGGTATCACACTTGATCGACGTCAAACAAAAGAGAAGATGGTTGCTGACCTTCAGAAGCAAGCTAAAAAAGCGAAACAGTAATATGACAGAAATAATCGACGATGCTCCGAAGGAGTTCGGAGCTCAGTCTTTTTTGTTCGAGATAGAAAAGCTACGAGAGAAAGATTCAATCGATTATATGGATGCCATCTTACATTATTGCGAAAGAAACGATATTGAGATCGAGGCAGTGGCGCAGTACATTCGAAAGAATCTAGTGCTCAAAGCAAAGATCCAAGAAGAAGCCGAAGATTTAAACTTTTTACAGAAGACAGCAAGACTACCTATATAATGGAACCATTTGAGGCATTTCAGAAATATCTTGCGCTCAAGCTTCACTTCGATTCTGAATCCTATGACTACTTCAAGTACCGTGGGAAGACGAATGCAAAGAAAGATAAGTTTGATTTAAGGCAAGATCGTTTCTTCTTCCATCGTCTATCAAAGAAAGATGATCTCGAGTTGTACCTAGCCAGCAATCTGTTTGAAAATCCAGATGCATGGGTAGGACAACTCCTTGATCAAGAATGCGTTGATAGATTTAAAGAAACAAAGAAACGTCATCAGTCCCTGAAATATCTTTTTCAGCAAGACATGTCACAGTTCGAGAGCTTAGATGACGCGCTCGTGGTTAAGAACGGTGATTACCCTAAGATACTCAACATGTACAACAGAAAGGAGATCATGCCTGAAACCATGATAATCCTGAATGCTACGTGTAGGGTATTCTGGTATTGGAAAGAAAACATTTCTGATACTATTATATGGCCGAAGACAATGAACAAGCTGTTGAAGTTTCAGCCGTTCGTGAAGTTTGATTTAGAAGATTATGTTGAACTCGTCGGCAATTTATATAAATAAGGGGGAGGGGGGTTTACAAGCACTCTCTTTTGTAGTAAGATATACTTGTTATATTATGAATACTGTGAATAAACTGTTTATACATTCGCATACAAGGAAATACATATGGATTTTGCAAGTCTAAAATCAAACCGTAAGTCGTCATTCGACAAACTTACAGCAGCCGCTGAGAAAGTAGCCGGCAATCAATCACAAAGCAACGGCCCAGACGAACGCTTTTGGAAACCCACAGTCGACACAGCAGGTAATGGTTCTGCCATTATCCGATTCTTGCCTGCACCCTCAGGTGAAGATGTGCCTTTCGTCAGATATTGGGACCATGGCTTCCAAGGCCCTGGTGGTTGGTACATTGAGAAGTCACTGACTTCTATCGGCCTCGACGATCCTGTCGGTGAATACAACTCTAAGTTGTGGAACTCTGGTCTTGAGTCTGACAAAGAGATCGCACGTAAGCAGAAGCGTCGTCTTCACTATGTGTCTAATATCTTGGTCGTCTCTGATCCTGCCAATCCTCAGAACGAAGGCAAAGTCTTCCTCTATGAGTATGGCAAGAAGATCTTTGACAAGATCAATGACCTCATGCATCCCGCCTTCGAAGACGAGGCAGCAGTCAACCCATTTGATCTGTGGGAAGGTGCCAACTTCCGCCTGCGCATTCGCAAGGTAGAAGGTTATCGTAATTACGACAAGTCAGCATTCGACTCTCCGTCTGCTCTGTCTAACGATGACAGCGAGCTTGAAACCATTTGGAAACAGGAACATGGTCTTGCCGAGTTCCTCGATCAGAAGAACTTCAAGTCGTACGAAGAGCTTCAGCAGAAGTTGATGCGTGTACTTGGTGGGTTGCAGCCTGATAGTGTAGCAGAAGATGTACCTAATGCATCACCTGCTGCGCCTGAAGTGGCTCCAGCGTGGACACCTCCAGCAGCTACAGCAGAACCTGAACCAGCAAAGGAAACAGTCTTCGACGACGATGATGAGTCACTGGATTTCTTTAGGAAGCTTGCTAACGAATAAAGCTTGGGAAGCTTAGGGTCGTAGATCTTCAAAAGCGCGAGTCATGCAGTAGCGCGCGGGTCTACGGCCCTTTTTTTATGTCTGCATTTTGATCCTGACAAATGGATCGATTGACATATAGTTAGGTCGAGCACCATCTAAACCTGATTTAGCTTGTGTACCCGCTGGAATAGGTGTTTCTTTCATTGCTTGACCTTGCCTTATGATAGGCATAAGAGTAGCTTTGATAGCTTGATCTACAGTTTCATCAACTACTGAATCGATATTTTCTTGTAAACCTGCTAATTTTTCATTAATTGGTTTTTCTACATTTTCGGCAACTATATTAGCTACATCTTGTTGTATAGCGCCGGGTACTTGTTCTAAAATTTCACTGATAGGTACTACTTCACCCACATCAGGTAATTGTAAAGTTTCTTGTGCGGCTTCTTTCAAATCACGAATACTTATACCGCCAGGTATTGCATCTTCCATTCTTATGGAATTTTCTTTCATGCGTTTAAGTGCTTCTGAGCCAGAAATTTTACCTTCTCGTAAGTCTTTGTATATTTGAGCACTTTCGCGAGTATAAAACTTAGTGTCTTCGTAGCTGGTTGATTCTGCGTCTTCTCCTGTAATACCATCAGTTGAAGTTGGTGTTTCAGCAATTTCAGCAGTAATACCATCTGTAGCTGGTTGTTCCATGACATCTTCACCAGTAATACCATCTGTATTTGTTGGAACCTCTACTATCGGATCTTCTTCTACCGGCTCTTCAGCTAGTTTTTTAGCTACAGTGTTTTCAGTAATAGTATCCATAATATTATTTAATCCTTCCATACCTACTGCACTAAATACTGCTTCACTTAATGGTGTTCCATGTGTTTCTTGGTATCTTTCTCCTAGATCCAGCCACTCGTCGTATATCATATCTTTGAAAGCAGCTTTAATATCTGATTCTGATTCTGCAACGTCAAACATTCCTTCGCCCAATATATCAGCGAACTTATCTACATCAGCCATACCGCTATATTTTTCTTCCATTTCTTCATCAGATGTGGCTTCTACATCTTCTAAATCAACATCGCCACCACCAAACATCATCTCGCCCAATTTTTCATCAATTTCGGTATTGTCTGCAATTAGCTTTCCTGCCATATATCCGACACCAGCTGCGGCAGTAACACCTGCAGCAACTGCTAAAACTGGTGCGGCAGCAACTAATAATGCTGGAGCAGCAACACCCATTGCAGTCGCGGCCGCTACACCGCCTGATGCTGCTAATCCTGCAACACCAGTAATAGTAGAAGCTGTCAATAGAGCGCCTGACACACCTTCTTCAGACGCAGCAATAGCTTGATCTAATAGACCCACTTCTTCTTCAGCTACAGGTTCTTCTTCAGATCCGTCGTCTACACCATCGTCATCAGGAGGATCGAGACCCAACTCTCGCATTTGATCATCGGTAAGATATTCACCTTCTTGTGCATCTTCTAAAGATGAAGCATATTGCTTATCGTCTGTTGGATCTGCTGCGCCTTCTTCTTCTTGTATTTCTGGTTCTTCTTCATCATCTGTAAGCCACGCACCTACATCATCTGCAAATAATGCTATAGCGCCCATCGTAGCGACGTTCATTGCTCTCGTAAGGAAACCTGCTGTTTTAGCAGTGACATAACCAGCGGCTAAACCAGCTCCTAACATCACAGCACCAGTAATAGGACCTCTTTTCTTTTCTTGGTCATTTTCGTCGCGACGTCTTTCATTAGCTCTGTTAGTAGCTAAATTTAAACCAATAGCATCTTTCAGAGCCTTTTTAATTAGATTTAAATTAGCATTTGTAATTACTAATTGTTTATTGAGTTCGTCAGTTTGACCTCTCAAAGCATCAGTAATTTTAAACAGTTGACCAATTTCAGCTATTCGTGATGGTATAATAGTACCCGATTGAATAAATGGGTATCCGCCTTCTTCATCAAGCTCAATGTCTTCAACTGCTGTAACTTTAATTAGAGACGATGCTCTCTCTTCTTCAGGCAATTCAATTCTTGGTATTGAAACTGCAAGAGCCTGTGGCATCCATGATAGATCAATAGTTTTATCTAATATTTCGGCAGGTGTTTTCTGAGGTGGTTCGGCAGTTCCAGGCGCACCGACTGGTGTGTTTGGTGGGTCTTCACTACCACCTAACATAGAACCAATTAAGCCGCCGACACCACCTGTTCCAAGCATTCCTTTTAGTTTGCCTTTAAAACCTGTGGTACCGCTTTTGACTTTTGCGTTTTTCTTTATTCGTTTTGCTTCACGCTGTTGTCTCAGCTGTTTGGCCTGATTTTTTCGAGCTTTAATTTCTTTTGGTGATCTTTGAGCAGGCGGTTTTCCTTTTGAACTTTTTACTAGTTCTTTTTGTTTTTTAGCTTTTTTCTTTGCAACAGTTTTTGCGCCCTTCTTGGCACCGAGCGTCACAAGACTTTTTGCCGCTTTTAGTATTCCGCCTACGACTGCTCCTGCACCCATTATAGATCGCCTATCTCTACTTGATTTTTATTCTTTTTCTTTTCTATCTTTTCTTTAATCAAATCTACCCATACCTCTCTTTCGAAAGGTATCATATTCTCTATTTCAGGTATCGTAATCGGGTGGAACTGAGTCAAATTAAACGTGAGTTTGTAGTGAGAGTATAAATCGAGATAACTCAGCCCAATATAAAAAAATCGTTAAGATTCCTGAATACTACCTTCTTATTTTTATTATTGCTATTTGTATAGTTAACAACATGTTCAATCTTGGGCATATTATCAAAGAATTTGCCGATTGTCTTATAATGTTCAACTGGTAGCATTTCTAAAAATGTATCTTGTTCTACTTTTGATTCTTGATCCCAAGCATAAACATCATCTTCATCAAATACAGCATCGATACATGCTTTTATCAGTTCGTACGTAATTTCAGTAATGTCTTCCAAATTTTTAATTTTTTCTGAGACAGCAGGAGTTGGATACTTCATCATCAATCCAATTCCTCCATCTAATTCAATCTTGTTATTATGATTCTCGTCGGGCATCTTCATCTCTACATCATTTAAATCAAGAGATAGTTTATATTCAATTCCATCGTCACTATCAACTACCTTAAAATTAATAATATTACCCACAGACACAGATCTAATCTTAATGAACAACCATTCGAGATCAAATGTTGCGCATTTGTCGATGTCAAATGCATCCATCACAATACAATTATTAATCACTGTTCTAATTGCATTGTATACTTCGTTTACTTCTCCCGTTTCTTTTGCTAACAATAAGATTTTTTCTTCTTTAACAAGGAAAGGTCTATAATAAATTGGTTTGCCAGTTGACGGCAGAGTAGTCTGAAAAGTGGGACTACTGATTTTTGGTAAAGCCATTATGAAACTCCATTACGATACTGTAAATCGTGTAAACCTATAATTAACTGAAAATTTAGCTATCTCATCGTGTTGACCCCATCCTAATTGTATTGGTTCTACAACAATAGGAAAGGCTTCGATGAATTTTATTGTTTTGACTTTGGTTTTGTTATGTCTTTTATAAACATTTAAATCCATGTCGACAACATAATCAAAGAGAAACTTAGCTGAGAATGCATCTGCGCCATCTAAGTCAACAATTTTATTTGCCCAATTTCTATATGTCTGATATATCTCAGCTTCTTCATCAACCGTATGCATCATACTCACTTCTTGAGGATTATACTTATACGGGATATTATAGATTAATCCATTTCCATACGGAGAAAAATTATCTACAGAAGAAAATGCGATACCAGGCATCGACGCAGTTTCTGTTCTAATTAAAATTTGATCGCCATTACCACCTGGAGGTGTAACGACCAATTCGTACATGCTCGCTGGCAAACTATCTTTTGTTTGTGATTTCCATGCGTCAATTGATAATGACATTTTACGATCTCTGAATTAGTTGTTTAGAATCTTTCCAGACAACTGCTTGTTGTCTCTTTCTAAATCTCTGTGTTGGTAACATGAGTGCGATGTCCCAATCATCGTATGGTATCCACAGATATCGTGATCTTACTTGATTAAATAAGTATCGTTTTACGGTGGGCCTAAAGTATTTATATTTGGCGGCAGAGTTCAAAAATCCATAGCTCAATCTTAATTTCTTTGATTCTCTCAGATTGTCTTGTCTTTGTATAGTATACAATCTATCCATCAGTCTAGCACGAAATAGAGGAGGTAGATAGTGCAGATTCATTCCTAAAAATCCATCTTTATATCTCTCAAGAACAAATATTAATGGAAACATATCATAGTACGGTAAAGTTTCTTTATGTTTAGGATCATACATAAACATATACATACGGCCGACATCGAGATTCACTAATTTATTATATGTTCTGGCTCTATTCTTTAGCTCTCGTCTCGTATTCACGGCTTTGATAGAGGAAGCCTTATCACGATACCAATCACGTGCTTCTTCTGTGCCAGCCTCTACACCTTCTGCTCTACCTTCATCAGCTATCTTTTGAAAGATATATGTTGCCATTAGAATTTTAATCCTAGTTCGTTTTCTGTGAGGATGACAAAATCCCAACCTCGTTCTTTACAATATTTATTTGCTGCAGTCCATTTCGAAGAATTTATACCCCACGTCTTCACTTCATATAAATACTTCTTAGTAAGTTTATTTTGCGCAGTTGGCTCTACGGTTTCTTTGTGAGGTTTGATCTCAACTACCACCGTATCAGTTTTACCGTCGCGATTGATCTTCTTGACCCAAAAATCTGGAAAGTATCGATGTACTCGTCCGTCTATCGGTGACCTATATGGAATGATTAGCTCTTCACTTGCCCATTCTAAAACACCTTTTTCGGAATCGAGATAACGCATAAAGAATAGCTCCCATCTACTTCTATAAATAATGTTGGTGGGATCACCTCGATACTTACTCGGATTTTTAGGTTTAAAGACACCTTTATAAGTCTTAGCCATTAAACTATTTATAGGATTTCTCATGGCAGAAAAAACAGCAGTCGACGGAGTAGGACCGGTCGCATCACAATTAAAGGAAACTTTTAGTTCTCTTGAGCGTGCTCAGCTGAGCGCTATCAAAAATATGGGAGGAGGAGCAGTTAATCCTCGTCCTGGTACTGGAGGATCTGATGTTAGTGGTATTGTGACACGAATTAATCCTACACAAAAATCTGCAATGGAAATAGGAGCAAACTTAGCTGCAAAACTAGAAAGATCAGGTGCTGTTTTGCGCGCAGCTTCGGGTGAAATAAGCGCACAAATAAATTCGACAGTACAAGATAAATTACCATTAGCACGAAGATATCCTAAACAAATCCCAGATCTTTCTAATGTCAAAAACAGAGTACCAGATCCTTACGGTACTAGTGTCGAAGAAAGAATTAAAACACAAAAAGAAAGTATTTTAGGTGAAGAAGATTTCCAGTACGAAGGTTTAGCTTATCCTCCAGATCTTGGTGAAAATACAGCTAAAGCTTGGATTGAATTGGAATTTATGACATATACTCGTGGATCGCCATTCGGTAAAGGACAGATTAACGGTGGTACAGTTATCAAGCTTCCTCTGCCTGAAAATTTAAATGTTTATCACTCTATTAGATACGAAGAAAGAGATACTGGTACACTTGGTGCACTTGCTCAAAAAGATTCTGCTAGAATTGTAGCGTCTAATGCAACAGCTGAAGCAAATAAAAAATTCGAAGATATGCAAATGAAAAATTTGATTTCAGGATTAAGTGGCAGCGATTTGCTCAAAGATGCAGCAGAAGTGGCTGGTTATGCTGCGTATTCTAAACTTGTTGAATCAGAGCCAGTACTAGGTGGTTTAGCAGGTCAAATATCAGGTGTAATTCCAAATCCACACCCAACAGTATTTTTTAAGGGTGTTGATCTAAGACAGTTTGAATGGACTTGGCACTTTGTTCCTCGTTCTGCAGCTGAAGCTGCGAGATTAAAACAAATTATAGTAATGATCAAATCAAAGATACTACCTAAAAATGGTGGTAACTTTATGGATTACCCAGATTTGATTCAGCCGAGAGTAATTCCAGAAGATCAAGCGTGGGGTAAATTTAGAAGATGTGCTGTTAAAAACTTTAGTATTAACTTTACTGGCGAAGGTACATCAGCCTTTTTCGTCAATGGTGCACCTGTTTCAGTCAGATGTCAAATGTCTTTCCAAGAAATTGAAGCATTTATAAATCAATCTGAGGGATAATAATGTCAGATAGAACACAATACTTTAAAAAATTCCCGCTGACCATCTATAACGATGTACCCGCTATTAATATCTTACGACGTGTAGATTTTAATACTAAAGTGAGGGATTTCTTTACAGCTTTTTATAGTTTTACAGTTAAATCAGGCGAAAGACTAGAAACTGTTGCTTTCGATTATTATGATGATCAAGATTTGGATTGGTTAATCTATCATACAAACGATATCATGGATCCGTATCATGATGTAGTACTCGATTTTGAAGATTTCGAAGAGACAATAAAGAAAAAATATGGCAGTATACGTCTAGCTAAATTAAAGACTTTTTGTTATCGCAACAATTATAGAGGCGATATACAAATGTTAACTAGCGACGGGTACTCAGCTCTTGATGGAGACGTAAAGAAATATTGGAAACCACAATTTGCTCTCGGCCAGATATCAGGTTATGATAGAAACGAAGATGATATGTTTGCTTCTACTAATCGTATCATATCTTTTTCGTTTTCAGCTACAGTAGAAAATACTTTTACTAAGAATGAAATAGTAACTAATAACAAAGGCGGTATGGCGCAGGTTGCGACTAGCAATACTTCTTATGTTACGTTGCAACACATCGAAGGAGATTGGGCAAGTTACACGACAAATTTTGATGTGACTGGTGATGAATCAGGACGAGTCATTAATTTCGATCATGCGACTTATAAACTTATTCAACATGTAATACCAGAAGCCGAAGCAATTTATTTTGAAAAATATAGTTTCTATGATTATGAAACAGAAAAGAACGATGCATTACGTAATATTTCTCTGATAGATAAAGCCTACGCAGAAGAAATTAATCTACAACTCGATGGTTTAATGAAGTAAATGAAAGCTAAAGACGCTGGTGAGGTAATCATATCGGGTGAAAAGATATCGCTGAAAAAGTTTTCAGGCGGTGGAAATCTGAATATACACAACCTTGTCCAAAGAATGGAATTGGTTGAATCACTCGATACACATACTATTACTGCTGATTTTTATATCGCTGAAGGTATTGATTTACCTAATGAATATCCCATGGGTGGTGAAGAATTAGTAGAATTAGGAATACAAACTCCTGGAAAAGGAGTGTGTAATTATAAGTTCTTTATTGAAAGTATCAAAGCAATGACTACGAACGATGAATCTAATATGCGTTCTTATTTGTTGCGTTGTACTACAAAAGATTTTCTAAAAAATAGTTGTACAGTATACACAAAGAGATATAAAGATAAACCATATGATGCGGCTTTACGTGAAGTCATTAATACGGATCTTGGTGCACAAGAACCATTAATGACAGTAGAGGCTACGAAAGGTAAGTTTGATTATGTTGTCAATCAAAAACGACCTTTTCAGGTAGTAGATTTGATAAAAGAAAGAGCCGTCTCAGCCGAAGGAAATAAGTCTTCTATTTTTACATTCTATCAAGATGCTGATGGATACCACTTTACAACTATTGAGAAATTAATTACAGAACGAAAAGGTGGTGCAGAAAGTAAAACTTTTGTAGCTGACACATCTAATAAAATAGCCAATTATGAAGAAGTTATTAACGTTAGAAATATTCTAGCATACGAAACAGTTACGCAAGGATCATCAGTAGATAAAGTATTAGACGGTGCACAATATACGCAGATACGAGAATTTGATTTACATCGTGGTTCTTATTATGATATGCAAGAGTATATAAATCCAGCTCACCATGGCGCATTTAAAAAGACAGACGCGTCTAACGATTTTCATAGTGGTGATTATAATGGTTTTACTACAAAATTGCCTGGTGTAACTCGTATGGCATTTAAAGATGATACACGGCCCGAAATGGAACACAATAAAAACATTCATTGGGCCCGTGGTTTTATACCGAGGATGAATCAATACGGTGTAAGATTTAGAACGTATGGTGATACTGATATGAGAGTGGGAGATATTATAAAATTAAAGCTGCCTATTATATCAGGTACCACTGGATCTCGACCACAGAATAAAATATTTTCACAGAATTATATTGTGACTAATTTAAAACATGTTTTGCAAAAAACAGATCAAGGTAGATTCGAACACTTTTTGGTAATGGAAGTGGCCAAGCCAAATCAATATGGCAGACCGCTTGGATAATGGAGAAATAAATGGCATTTTATCATTTAGGACATGGATTTAATTGGTTTATGGGTCGAGTGGTAGAACTCGATCCAACCGAAGATCCAAAGTTCAAAAGATATTTAGGTCGTGTAAAAGTGCGAGTCATACACGATCAAACTGGTGATTTAGGTAAAATCAAAGCTCCGTTTGGTATTCCTGATTCTGATCTATTATGGGCGTGGCCATTATCATCTATACAATCTGCAAGTTTAAGTTATCGCAAGATAGTAGAATTAGAAGAATATCCTACACCATTTTGGATTGATGCTGTGGGTACATCACCTACGGGCATCGCTGTTGGCACTTATGTTTTTGGTTTTTATATTGATGGTCAAGAAGGTAACATACCAGTTATTTTTGCTACCTATCATAAAGACTCAATATATCCTGAACCACCCACTGACGATGCAGCTGGTGATATGTTGCAGATCAAACCTCCTGAAGGTCCCATTTTTGATTACATGGATGTATCTGCTCTGGCGAAAGGTTGGCATCATGATCCAGAACGAGATGAGAATCATCCTTTAGGAAGAGAATATCCACCATCTACTGACCCCGAAAAGGGTGGTCAGATGCTGCCTAAACACAAATCGGCTGCTAATCCAGACGGTTATAAAAAAGGTTTGATGAATCTCGTTTGGGAACCAGCATCAGATTATAACACAAAATATCCGTTTAATTTTGTTCATACTACGAAATCAGGGCATGCAATAGAGTTAGACGATACACAGGGACACGAGAGGATACAGTGGTGGCATCGATCTGGTAGCTTCGAAGAACTATCTAATAATATACTAGGTGGTCCTCAGGACAGAGACGGATTAGCTGGTGAGTATCCTCAAAAGATGGTTGGTTGGAAAGAACCAATGAAAAACCATGAACCGGGCACTCACCCGCCATGGGAAGGAAGACGTGTAAAGAAAACTACAGGCAATGATTATACTATCGTATTAGAAAACAAAGAGACGTATGTAGGTGCATCGACTAAACTAGAGATTGTTAATAACACGACTTCTGGTATAGGCAATAATCATATCGAGACAGTTGCTAATAACGTTTATATCGCTGTAGGTTTTTATCCACGAACTGCAAACAATGAATTAACGGGCGAATCAGCACGTTATCAATTAAAAGATTCATGGCAAGACGAAACTGGTTTTAGAAGCAACGCCGAGAAGAAGTTTAAAGAATTACCTGCTACGCACAAATATGATTTTATTACAGACGTAGCTAACAACGTTCAAATGTCTGTGGGTTGGACGTGGAAAAAAGGAAGAGAGATTGATGTATATTCTGAGAAAAATAATTTTGTTGAGATAGCAAACAATCAATTAGTATCTCTTGGTTGGATTCCACTCAATAATTACGATGGTGACAAAGAAGGTAGATCTATTCAAGCGCTTGACAAGATGAATCATTATCTTGATGTCAAGAATAATAGTTTTACTACGATTGGGTGGAATCCGTTTACAGAAGCACGTCAAGCGACTGCCTTAGATATCTCAAACCATTACACTGATGTAAAGAATAATGCGTGGGTCAATATTGGTTATGAACCAAAAGGAGAAGATGCGCGCTTAATCAATTCTGACGACGTATATAACTATTATACTGACGTGAGAAATACGTGGAGACAAACAACACAAAATAATTTATACATTAGTGTAGGTAATTTGCCTAAAGACGAAAGAAAAAAATCACAATCTGATGAACGAAGTTTATTCATAGATGTTTCGAATAAATGGGCTACACGAGTTGGTACAGATACAGCCTTTGATTTTAGAGGCAAGATGAACATGAACATCATCAAAGAAGGTATGATTGATGCTCACTCACAATTCGTCATTAATGGACATCAAGAAGTTATAATTAAATCTCCTGTAGGCATTACATTTGAAGCGCCGTCAGTGACAGTAGTTGGTGGTAGTTTCTCAGCTGAGAAAGGTTTGAGTGCGATGTCGAAGGGAATGAGTACGTCTTTTACAGCAATGAATGGTGTCACACTTAATTTTACCGATGGAATATTAACTAGTATAGAAAGGCCGTAGGATAATAATATGTCAATGTCAGTAGCGATAGCTCGCTTAAAATCAATGCAAGAAGAACTCGAGGCCGCAACAGGTGTAACCGAGGTCGAATTGCCTGGTCCTCCCGCTGGTCAAGTAGTATCAGTCGCAGGTGAATTTAGTTGTGAAAGATTAGAATTGTTAGTGCAAGAACATATCAAAGCCGTAACTGATATGATCAAAGCAAAAACGCAAGAAATCTCTGCGCTAATATCTAACTACGCTCCTATCTTATCTTTACCGAGTGATCCGCTCAAGATTTTGAAATGGGCAAAGAAAGTAGTATTAGGAATGGCCGAACCTGCAATTGCAGCGGCTATTCAACATGCTATCGAAATTGCTCAATTGGCTGGAGCAATGGCTGGTTTGATCGGTGCAGTTGCAGCTGCGGCGTCTAGACTTGCAACGTGTATTACAAATCTAGTTCAAGATAGTTTAAAGTCTGTGATGGACGAATTGATGAATGGAGCAATTGCTCTATACGATCAAGCAACAGGAATTTATGAATCACTGAAAGATCAAGCGCTTGATCAACTTGGATTCAATGAAATTTTAGAATTGTCAGATACCGTATCAGGCCAGATTGATACTCTGAAGAGCACGGTGGGTGACATTGAAAGTTCGGTCGATAGTATGTCGAATAGTGTTGACGTATTATCTGGCATTCAAGTACCAGCAACGTAGGAATAGATCATGGCAGATTGCGCAAATTGCGGAGCAGCTAATTCACCAGAATGTGAAAACTGTACAAAGTGTGGTAAACCCGTTGGTGGTATTCGCAGTGCTCCTCCTAATTCACCCACTGGTGGCCGGACAGTTTTTGGTACTGGTAGTATTGGTGCTAAGGGCAAGTGGTTTTCAGGAATCCAAGCTTTAGGTGAAAAAGCAGCAAAAGAAATTGCAGAACAAGTTTCTACAATTGGTCCGACTCGGGCAAATAATAAAGTCAGAAAACCAGGAACTGGTCGGCCAAAACCAACTGTATATACAATTCCTCAAATCAATATACCTGTAGCTAATACAGAAGAATACGAAGTATCATCTAACACCGAACTTTATATTCCTGCTATCGGTACTGAAATTGGTAATGGAGCTGTAGACTATGTAAAGTTTGCAGAAAAAATGCAAGCTCAAGCGACAGAGTTAGCAAACAATCTACAGACGCTAAAGAATCAAAAGGGAGTTTCCAGCGGTGCAGGCGGGGGTGTACCTGACGGACCTGATTGTGATATCGACGTAGAATATCCTGCTAATACGTTTACGATTGAAGTTAAATCAAAATTTGAAGTTATACCGTGTGAAGATCCGGTGCCGTGTGAATTTACATGTTCAACATTTACTGTAAATGCTGATGATACAGTTACTATAACAAACGGCACGATTACTATCACATTGAGTGGCGGCACATTGTCATTTGCTGGTGTGACGGCGATGGATTTACCATCTGTCACAACTATCGGTGGTAATGCTATTGCTGATAAATCTTGGGTTACTAGCGGCTTCTCAGAAAATACCCATACTCATACATTCTCAGGTACTGGTTCTGACGGTAACACTAGTATTACTATTTCTGGAACTACGTCTGCAGCATCAACATAAATAACAATTAAAAGAGAAAACAATGGGCGTTAAGACAGCAAGAGAAAACGAACAATATAAAATCACGGCCAGAAATCGTGATTTGTTTAGCGATTTCAATCAATCTTTTTTACCTCATCCAAATACTGGTCAAATCAGTCGAAAGGTAAATGTCGACGCGGTTAAGATGTCTTTACGTAATCTCGTATTGACTAATAAATATGAAAGGTTAAGAAACCCACGATTTGGTGGCAATATTCGTAGGTGGTTGTTCGAGCCATCTACATCAGCATATGCTATTACAAAAGAAATAGAACGACATGTAAGAGAAATTGTTCGTCAATATGAGCCGCGAGTAAGATTATTAGAAGTGATCGCATCAGCAACAGAAGATGATACCACCGTCAATATTTACATTAAGTTTAGCATCGTCTCATCAGAAAGAGATGAAGAACTCAACATCACATTGTATAGAGTAAGATAAATGGCCTCTACAAGTAACGATCTCACCACTCTCGACTTCGAATCCGTCAAAGAAAATCTAAAGACGTATCTATCTAGTCAAGCTATCTTTAAAGACTATGATTTCGAAGCATCTAATATCAGCGTTTTGTTAGATATTCTTGCATATAATACAAACCTCAATGGTTTTTATTTAAACATGATTGCAAATGAGATGTTTCTTGACTCAGCACTATTACGCGATTCTATTATTTCACATGCTAAAGAATTAAACTATTTGCCGCGGTCATTTAGATCAGCACAGGCTATTATCAACCTAACTCTTACTGACAATTCTAATAATTCTACAGTGCTTATACCGCGCGGTACCACATTTACCGGCCGCTCAGCCAATAAGAATTTTACTTTTACGACTGCAGAAAATATACAAGCTCGTAGTACTAACATCACAAATCAATTTAAAGCTGACAATATAGTTATATACGAAGGTGATTACGTACAAGATTCTTATGTAACTGATGCTCAAAATCAACCGCGTTTTATCATTACGAATAAAACTGTAGACACAAATAGTTTAAAGGTAATCGTTATTGAAGACAATGGCGCAACAACACTGTCTTATGAAAGAAGAGATTCTCTTTTTGGCATCGGTGCTACTGATCAGGTTTTCTTTATACAAGCAGCAGAAAACGACACATATGAAATTTTATTTGGTGATGGTGTTATAGGTAGACAACCTAAGAACAACTCTATTGTACTTATCGAGTATCGTGCATGCAACGGCGAATTGCCAAATGGCTTAGGTGTATTTGCTGCTGATGATAATGTTGGTTCAGCTACAGTTACGGCCGTTGAAACAGTGAGTAAAGCTTCTGGCGGTTCAATTCCTGAATCACTAGATTCAATTAAGTTTAATGCGCCACGAGCATTTACTACTCAGGAACGTGTTGTTACAGCACAAGATTACGCCACACTTCTCAAAGCTAATTTCTCTGAGATTAATGATGTTGCTGCATTTGGTGGAGAAGAATACACACCTCCTCAGTTTGGCAAAGTAATTGTTGCTGTAGATTTAAAGAACACAGACTTGTTGCCTGATAGCTATCGTGAAAAATATAGAAACTTTATTGCACCTCGTAGCCCCTTGTCAATCGATCCAGTATTCGTCAAACCAGAATATTTGTATTTGTCTATTACTACTAATGTCAAATACGATATCTCACAGACATCATTGGGTGTAGATGATATTAAGAGTCTTGTTGTATCAGCTATTCAAGCTTACAACGAAAATAGTCTAAATGGATTTAAAAAGACGATGCGTTACAGTAAATTAGTTGCAGCAATCGATGGTGCACAAAACGCTATTATCAGCAACGATACTACTGTTTTGGCAACTCAATACTTGCCATTGATAATCGGCCAGAGATCGGCTTATAAATTAGATTTTGCAATGCCATTAACTATTGACAAAGACAAATCTTCGGTTAAATCTGAATTGTTCCAATTCTCTGGCACACCGAGTTATATCAGAGATGACAACGATGGCAAATTAAGAATAGTCAATGAGGGAGCAGATGATGTTTTCTTGGCAACAGTTGGTTCGGTTGACTATAATAATGGAGAAATAATATTAGATGATTTTGCTACTGGTGACCAGAAAACACAATTGAAATTTACTGTTACTCCAAAAGAAAGAGACATTGCTTCTATTAGATCTTCTATTCTCAGAGTTCTCGATGAAGATATCACCGTAAGAGTCGACCAGGTCCGTTTAGATGGCTAGAGATATTACGAGAGAAATCTCGCAATTAGTTAAGAACCAATTTCCCTCTTTTTATCATGAAGAGGGAGAAATGTTTATTGCATTCGTAAAAGCATATTACGAATGGTTAGAATCAAACAATCAGGCTTTGTATCATAGTCGAAGATTGCCAGACTATAAAGACATTGATAAGACTATCGATGATTTTATTATTGACTTCAAAAACAAATTTCTTGTTGATGTGCAGTTTAACGTTGCGACTAATAAAAGACTCTTCATTAAAAATGCATTAGAATTTTACAGAGCAAAAGGAACATCACGAGCTGTAGACCTATTCTTTAAACTAGTATATGGTTTAGAAGCCAGAGTTTATGAGCCATCACGTGATCTGTTTAGATTGTCAGATAATGAATGGACAGATGAACGCTATCTAGAAATTTTGCCTAATCCTAAAAATCTAAATTTCGTAGGCAAACAGATATTTGGTTCTATATCAGGTGCCACCGCGTTTGCCGAAAAATTAGTAAGAGTAAAATCTGGATCAAAATTCATTGAAGTTTTATATCTCAGTGGTCTTTCTGATAACTTCGTAACAAACGAACTAATATATGCATACGATATCGATGTCGATGCGCAAGCTGAATACAGGACAGAAATCGTAGGTTCGCTTACACACTTTACAATCACGGCTTCAGATGCAGGATTTGAGGTTGGTGAAAAACTATACGTAAAAGTAGGATCTGGTAAAAAAGCACAAGCAACTGTATCAGCAGTCCAATCTGCTGTAGGTATTGTTGATTTTACATTCGTACATGGTGGATGGGGTTATAGTACTAACGCTCAGATAATTGGTTCTGATAAGACTATGATATTTGACAATGTGCAATTTACTAGTAATGCATATTTTTATCATAACTTTCCTTTCGAACAATTTACTCCAATAAAACAAGATGTAGTAAGATATTATCTCGAAACTACTAATACGACTAGTACTACAGCAGCATTAGATCTTGCCATCGGTACAGAAGTTTATGCTGCTTGGGGTGACGATGGTAGTAATACTGTAGTTTGGGAAGGTACAATAGTCGATAAGAGTATTCCTAATTCCACATTAGATATTAATTATACAAAAACAAATTATACGAATGATTTAACTGACGACGGCCGAGCAATATCTGGTAATAATGACATCACATTCTTATTTGCAAATGTCTCTGGTAATACAGTTGCGATGGAAATTGATGTCGTAGATCAAAATGCATTAGATGTTTCGGTAGAAGGAAACGTGATCGCGACATCAAATACCTGTACTATTAGTTATACTACGTCTGACACTGATACTGTAATTGAAACTAATGAAATATTCTATCAAGCTGATCCTACCTACAGCCATATGTTTGCGTCAGCTAGTGTTTTAGGTACGTTTGCAAATACAGAAACATCAGCGAAATATATCAATTTACAAATGAATAGGGGATATTTTAGAACAGATCTTCCTTTCTACAGAACAGTAAACGGAGATGGAGTTACTGATGTAGAATATCAAGTTGTCAATATGTCTAATGTCGCTGTAGGTATTATTACTAGTACTACTGATTTGAACTTTAAGCTTTTAGCAAATACGTACGCTGCAAATACTGCTCTCGGAACTTTCTGTCCTGGTAGCAATAATAATGTCATCGGAGCATATACTACTAAAGCTACGATCAGAGCATCATCCTTCGAAAATACCGAAGGTCATACTTTCTTGCAGACTCTTGATAAAAATGGTGCAGAACTTACTATCAATAAACTCGATCTCTCAACCATAATTGATGATACAGCTAATATTGATATTACTGATACAGCCAATTCGCCATTCGAACATGTTCATGCCGGTAACACTATATTCTATTCTAATACTACTCTCGATGATGCGCTAAATTATACAGCAGAAACAATTACTCTCGGAGAAATATCATCGTTTGTCGTGACATCACCTGGTGCAGGGTATGGTGCTGATCCAATGTTCATTGTTTATGAACCCACGTTGTATCACGCTGAAAGATATGATTTTTATTTAAGATATAAATCAGAAAATGCCATCGATGACTTACAAAAAGCCTTTATAATCGGAGAAAATATTACGACAGCGAATGGAACAAAGGCTAAGATACGAAGATTTAATCAAGCTACGAGAGAAATTTATGCGACGCGATTGCATTTAAGTCAAGATACGTCTAACACTGTAAATCTCTGGACTACAGACGATTTTAGAATCGGAGACACAATTACAGGTGATACTTCACGTATATCTGCAATAATAGAAACAATTGATGAGACACGATACGCTCCACGTTCTGGTCTAAACGCAGATATTAAAACACTTGCATTATCAGGTACAGGATTTATTACGGATTTGCGTATATTAGATTCAGGATTTGGTTATTTCGGCAAAAGAAAAGACTCATCTACTGGTACATATGTAAAAGGAGAAGAGATGACGCTCGCTTCTTTCACAGATTCAACAAAAGAAGTAAGTGTATTAGGATATAACTTGTCTAACGGAATAGCTCCAGGTCAACACCCAAATCGTAGATCATTCTTAAGTTCAGATAAATACTTACACGACAATAATTTCTATCAAGAATATTCGTATCAAGTTCTAACTGCACTACCATTTAGTAAATACAAGAGCACACTCGTTGATGTGTTGCACTTAGCTGGTAGCAAACCTTTTGGTGGATATGTAGGAACATCGGAAATCAAGATAGATATTACTCCAACCGATTCTATAGCAACCTATGATATCAAGAACTACGGTTTGTGGGTAAATCAAAATACTTTCTATAGTGCTAACGTAGCGTAGAGAAAAACATGGCCAAGAAATTAGTACCTTCAGATTTTAAGACACACATTATCAATCAGATCATTGAATCAGTGACTGAACCAGCTAACACTGCATATTACGCTTTCGTTGGCGATCATGAAACCGTTGCATCATCTGAAGAAGAAATAGTGCAGCCTACTGAAACGTTTAGAAATACAAACACAAATGTTTTCCGCAATATGATTTTTGGCAAAAGAGTTACTGCGCAAGATATTTCTTTTGTGATTAATAGAAACAATTGGATTTCTGGCACTGTATATGAAATGTATGACGATCAAAAGATTGACATACAAGATACTAATTTTTATGTTCTCGTAGATGAAAATTCATTTAAACATGTATATAAGTGTCTATTTAATAACAACGGTGCGCCAAGTACTGATAGACCTCTATTTAAGAATGCGAAATACGAAGAAGATTTATTTTCGCCTGGTGATGATTATTATGAAACCTCTGATGGTTATCAGTGGAAATATATGTACAGTGTTTCTTCGTCGGTATTTGATAAATTCGCGTCAGAAAAATATATTCCAGTAGTTGCAAATACTGTCGTAGCTAGTAATGCGCAAGAAGGATCGATCGATGTCATCAAAGTAACTGACGCAGGTAAAAACTATGAGAATCATCTCACTGGTAGATTTGTAAGAGCAGATATCGGTCGTATCACTAGAGCATTGATCCAAAGTGATACTGTAGAAGCTTCTCCCGCGGATTCTACTGGAGCTAGTCATTTTGATATTATTAAAGCAGCTCAATGTTATAGAATTAAACCTACAGTAGATGATAGAGACATGACCACAAACTTCTATGCAAATACTATTTTGTATTTGACTACTGGTACGGGTGCGGGTCAATATCAGTTCGTTGAAAAGTCTGCTTACGTATCTGAAGTAGGTGGTGTTGTATTACAATTAGAAAATCAGTTCTCTGTTTTACCAGATGAAACTACTAATTACGAAATTACTCCAGCTGTTATTGTCACCGGCGATGGAGGTCAAACAGTAAATGCAGTTGCTCGAGCAATTATTAATGCTAATGCATCGGACAGTGTACATAAAGTAGAGATGTTGAATACAGGAGCAGATTATTCGTTCGCGTCAGCTGAAGTTTTATCTGGCAACCCAAGATCAGTAAATGGTCAAAGTGTTGTTGTACAACCAGCAAGTGTCAGACCTATTCTTTCTCCACCTGGCGGTCACGGAGCAAATACTATTGTAGAATTTGGAGCAAAAAGACTGTCATTCTATATGAAGTTTACTGGTAGCGAGTCTAACCTAGTTGAACCAACAAATACTTTCGCACAGTTTGGATTAATTAGAGATCCCAAATTTGCTAACGTAGCAATATATACTACCGACACGTCTGGTGAATTTTTGCCTAATGAAACTATAACTCAATTTACTAAATTGCCTATCGGTGCAACTGGAAAATTTGTTTCTAATACATCTTTGGGAGCATCTATTCAAGACGTAACCTCAGGCGCAGATGAAAAATATGATCAGCACTTTGTTGTAGGTGATTATATTTTCTTAAAAACCGAACCCTTGACTGGTGTTTCTCAATATTTTCTTACCACAGTCGGTGTAGGCAGTACTTCTAATACTATATCGCTTGCTGCTTCTCCTCCATGGATAACCTCTACAAGCATGTCTACAACAGCATATTATGTACATGTTCAAGGTTCAGCAAAAGTTAAAGCTACTACTTTACCTTTGCCGGCCGGTGCTACTAGTGGTTTATTATTAAATAACGTTACACCTGAATTCAAAAAAGATCATCAAATTTATGGTAGCTTGAGTAGAAATATTGCTACAATTCAAGGGATTGATATAAATACTAGAATCGGAGAAGCCGAATCAGATTTTCAGTTTGCCGATTTTAATCAGATGTTGAAGATTAGTGCTCCAGTTTTGTCAGGAACATTTGTTGAAGATGAAGAAGTTACACAAGGTGCACCAATCACGGCACGTGGTCAACTACATTCTATTGCAACAGCTGGTGGCGGTTCTACAATCAGCATGACTAATATAACAGGCCAATTTTCTACAGTAGGTACGATAACTGGCTCAACCAGTGGAGCTCAACTCTCTCAAACCGGATCAAATGCTATGGATCTTGTATATGGAGATCTTGACCCAAATACTGGTACAATACTTTATCTACAAAACGATATTCCTGTAGATAGGGATGATGATCAAACAGAAGAAATAAGAGTAATCTTGGAGTTCTAAGTAATGCCTTTAAACACTAATTTATCATCGGCTCCTTACTTTGACGATTTCGATAGAGACGATAACTACTATCGAATTTTGTTCAAACCAGCTACTGCTGTTCAAGTAAGAGAAGTCAACCAGCTTCAGACGCTGTTACAGGATCAAATCGAACAATTCGGTGATCATATCCTAAGAGCTGGTACAATCTTAGAAGGATGTACGTTCACTTATTTGAACTCAATGGCATTTGTGAAGATTACTGACAATGCTCTCGATGGAAAAGCTATCGACCTAAATGCAATCAACGGTCTGAGCGCCAACGGACAAACATCGGGTAAAATTGGCAGAATTACTCACGTCGAAGATGGATTTGAAAATGATGCTGCAGGAAATCTAAAAACTCTTTATATCGATTACGACGATGATGACAATAATACAGCTGACAAAGACGAGTTTCAAGCTGGCGAAGAGATTAGAATTTTTGCACGTGATGATAGACTGTACGATATCAAGATTGCTAATAATGCTACTGGCGCTCTTGTATTTTCAAATAATGACGTAGTAGTAATTACATCTGCAATCGAAATTGCTGGTACGTTTACTGGCTCATCTGCAGATTTCTCAAATACATTCTCTCAAGGAGATACAATTACTGGTACTACAGCCGCTGGTAAAGTTATCGACATGGAAGTTTGGTTTGCAGCTAATCCTGCTACAGATTCTACTCAAGATGAAACTCTCATTCTAAGAGTAAAACCAAAAGCCACTAAAATGTCTGGTGCCGCTATCGATACTGACTCTTGGTCAGTATCTGTCGGCGATGTATTGACTCATACCGAAGGCGGTCAAGAATTCAAGATCGTAAAAATGGTCGGTGAAGGAGCAAGCGCGCAGATTACGACAACTTCTCAGGGTCAAATGATCGACGCTACTGTTACACGTGGTGGTACAGGATATAGTACTCTGCCGCATATCAGTGTTTATTCTCAAGGAGCATCTTCAGCACAGTTAAATATCTTGACGATGGAAGCAGAAACATGGGCGATTAGACTTCAAGCAGCCCAAGTTACTGACACTGTAGGTACGGGTTTTGGTGTTGAAGTTAGTGATGGCAAGATCTATCAAAAAGGTCTTTTCCTCAACGCCTCTAAACAATTTATCATGGTTGATAAGTATTCGAATACACCTTCAGACGTATCAATTGGTTTTGACAGCACAGAAAGTATTGTCAACGTATTTACAGATTCTTCTTTATATGATAATGCGTCAGGCTTCTTGAATGAAGCAGCACCTGGTGCAGACAGATTAAAAGTTAGTCCTAGTCTTGTTGTGAAGACTGTAGCAGAAGAAAGAGCTGCAGGTAACTTCTTCCCGCTTGTGCGCTTCTCAGAAGGCAAGCCGTATCAACAGAATAAGTTGACTCAGTACAATAAGCTCGGCGATTTGATCGCACAGCGTACATATGAGGAGTCAGGTAACTATGTACTCGATGAATTTAAGGCAGTATCACGCTCGACATTGGACTTTTCTGAATCTAACACGACGTTTAGTTATGTAATCGATCCAGGTCATGCGTATGTTCATGGTTATAGGGTCAAGACCGAAACAAATTTTGTTAAAGATGTTTCAAAAGGTTTAGTAACCCAGACTGAAACTGGTCTGGGGAGAGATCTTGTATATTCTAATTATTTCGAAGTACATGATCTTGCTGGTTCATTTAACTTTAATACTGGCGAAGAGATTAGTTTACGAGATACAGCTGTAAATTACATTACAGACTATGATCACGACACAAGTGATGTAACGAGTGCACTTGGCGGAACAGAAATTGGTACAGCTAAGATTCGAAGCATCGATTATGGTATAGGTATCAAAGGTACTAAGACTGCTGTATATAAAATTCATGTTTTCGATGTAAGAATGAATCGCGGCAAATCTGTTCGCGATGTAAAATCTATCTATGCAAGTAATGGTGGTGGCGCAGCACAAGATGGTATCGCTGACGTTTCTTTGATTTTTGATAACGCTAAAGTATTTCGTGGCTTAGTCAGCACAGGCATTCAAAGTGCTAATGGAACATACGATCCTGTTGCTCGTGAAGAAATCGGCCGATTGATTAATCCTGAAGATGACGGTCTCGTACTTCCTTTAAGTGTTGCAGCAAAACAAATCACAAATTACGCATATATTTATCGTACAACACTAGATGGTGCGGCGGTTGCTGCGAATGGTATGATTACTGTACCATGTGAAGGATCTGCTGGTCCGACGGCTAATACTATCTTCCCATATATCGGTAATCTGACCGACGCTGAAGAAAATGAAATTATCGTAATTCCAAAACAAGATATTGTATCGACTACTACTGTAGGTGGTAGTGGATTTGATTATGCAAACGTTGCAATCACAGTAACAACGCCAGCAGGTACAGAAGCTAATCACTATGTTTTGACTTCTGGTGGAAGCGAATCGTTCTTGACCGACTTCAGAGTTGGTGATTGGATTTATGAAGATACATCAGCTGGTACACCAGTAGCACAGATTACAAGTATTGCTGGTCAGAATCAAATGACAGTGCGCACTAGATCAGGTGCTTTCGGTGCTGCCCCTGGTTCAGGCAACTATGGCATCTATCGATACTATCCAAAAGATATGCCATTGCCTACCGGTACACGTACAGGCACGACTGCGGCTGATGCATATGCATCTGTATCTGCAGATCGTCGTACGATGTATGTGCACACCGGCACAGCGATGTCTACTGCTCATCAATTTGTTGTGTACTTTAACCAATTGCACAATAATACTAAAGTTAGTCTGACCACGCGTCGTAAGCGCTATGTCAAACTCACCACGGCTGGTCAATGGCCTGTTACCGGTAAGTGTGTTGGTATTTCGGGTGCTATCCGATTGCATGCTGTTTATAATGGTACTAATGTAGACGGTTCTGGCAATCCTACTGACCCTGATATTACCAGTCAATTCGAATTAGATACACATGAAAATGGAAATTACTTTGGTCTTGGTCACCTACTCAAGAGAAATCTTGATAACTCGGTTACACTTTCGCCAACAATCCTAGTCGAGCTTGATTATATTACAGACGGTTGTGTGCATGGTCTGAAGACAGTCGATTCTTACAATCTAAACGACAGCTTAGAGTTGGCCGATCTGCGTAATAGTTCTTCTATGCACACATTAGAAATTCCTGAATTTAGAGATAAGAATGATAATTATTATGACTTAAGAGAGTGTGCTGACTTTAGACCATTTGCCGATTTGACAGCTGCAGATTCGACGACTGTAAGTGGTGCAACTACAGATCCTGCGAGTACAATTTCTTTTGCTAACTATTCTTCTTTCAAATATCCAAAGCCTGAAGGTGATTTTACCTACGACATCGAATACTATTTAGGTCGTACAGACGAAATTTCTATAAAAGACGACGGTACATTTGAATTTGAATTAGGTGCTACTGACACTGATACAAACAAAGCAAATAAATTGTTGTTGTTCAGATCTGAAGTGCCTCCATATCCTTCTCTTCCGGAAGCCGTATCTTCTGAAATTAAAGATATTTACGAAAGAAATCTTGTATGTAATGGCACACTCAATCTAAGGATCGCTGAATTTACTACTGTTATTAGTGAAGTAGATCCTCAAGTCAAAACTTATACTATGGCAGAATTGGCTAGTCTCGAGCGTCGTGTTGAAGCTCTTGAATATATGGCCAATGTTTCAGAACTTGAAAACAGCACGATGGCAAAATCTATTCCGAGTTCTACTGACTCTACAGTAGAAAGATTTAAGTTTGGATTCTTTGTCGATAATTTTGAAGATAATTCATTAGCAGATATTGGCGCTGATTATTATGATGCATCTATATACGAATACGTATTGCATCCTGATAGAACATCGTTAAATATCGATTATGAAATTTCAACAGCATCTAGTAAGTATAGAGAAGGTGATATTATCACTTTCCCGCATACACGTAAACTATTATTGTCACAAGAAACGGCAACATACGCTCCGTTCGTAGAAGTGCCTGAAGTACAGATTGTAGAAAACTGCGATTTCGAAACTAATAGAAATATGAAAAATGCTGGTGACAGCACGACAGTTTATAGTAAACTACAAAAAGTATGGGAAGAATTTACGTTTGTAGGTGCAAATGAAGACGATGGTACTCAGCGATATATCGAACTGAAGTTCTTTAACCCGAATAGAGGCATCATTTACGAAATCATTCAAAGCACTAAGCCTCCTACTCAAAATACTAGTGAAACTGGTACAACAGTTCATGCACCTACTTCAACAGCAGTGACTGCATTGAGCGCGACTGATGATGCAATTCCGCTTTATCAAAAGTTGTATCCAGTTAAAAATGCTAGAAATGCAATTTTGCCGTTTGCTACAAATCCATGGTTCCAGACACTGTCCGGTCCACAAAATGTTAGTATTACAGTAACAGGATCTCCGATAAATTATAAATCTTATCAGGGTGCAGGCAAAATTAAGATTCCATACGATTATACAAAAGGTCGATACATCACCGTACGAGTTCATAAGGGACCAGGCGGCAATGTATTCAACTTCGAACTGTGTTATCCTGCGGTTTCTGACGTAGATGCTATCTATGATGCTGGAGCACAGAATGTCAGGACGAGGCCAGCACCTTGTCCCAAAGGCCAATTCAAGTATGAGCGATGTGTAGGCTCTAACTTGTATGTTTATGGTTGTGATGGTAACTACGGCACTCAAGTGAATAGAATTATTCGTAATTCACCTAAGTGTTATATTCCTGTGCCGCCAAAACCGCCAGAGCCTATCAAGAGCTGTCCAAAAGCTGGAACATTTTATCGTTCTACATGCTCAGGTTCAACTCAGAAAACTTACACTTATACAGGCGCAAGAGGTGCAGGACCAGGTGGTTGTGTAGTTCGAGTTTCTGATACGGTAATTTGTTCTAGTTCTTGTGGTTGTAGGCCTAAGCCTCCACCCGTTATTGTCAAGTGTCCTGTAAGGCCACCACCAATTGTACCGCCCGATGACGGCTGTACTGCGACTACTAAGCGTGATTGTGATATTAAAGTGTCGACTCCGCCACCAGCACCACCTGCTCCACCGCCAGCCCCGCCGAGGCCGCCGGCGCCGCCGGTGACACCACCAGCCCCGCCGAAGCCGCCAAAGAAAATTTTGACCAGCCCGCCGATTCCAAAGTGGTTGGGACCCAAGATATGTTTCGTTGCTGGTACATTGGTCGATATGGCAGATGGAAGTCAGAAGCTAATTCAAGATATGCAAGTTGGAGATCTTGTAATGGCAAAAGACGGGCAGCATGACACCGTATCATTTGTACACGATTTAGATGTAGCGTCGCATGTACTAGTGAAATACAACAATAGAATTACTTCTACGTCTGGTCATGCTTTCTTGACAACCGATGGATGGAAATCTCTAGATCCTGAAATATCGCGAGAAGTTTATGACGATATCGATGTAGGTGAGATACAGATAGGTGATCATTTTGTCAAGAGCGATGGCACCACGGAAGAAATAACTTCTATGGATCATTGGGTAGAAGAGTGTAAAGTCTATAACTTTGTTACTGAAGATACTCATACATATGTTGTAGATGGAGTTGTGACGCATAATAAGCGACCGCCAGTGCGGATTAGTCCGGCGGGTGGTGGTAAAAAGACGACGGTTACGAAGCCGCCGGTTGTTCCGCCGCCTCCACCTCCTCCTCCGCCGCCTCCGCCCCCGCCGCCGAAGCCGCCGAAGAAGCCAACATTTGGTGGTGGTTGTGTACACGTAGACAGTTATCTGCCTATGGTTACGGAGCATCAACGACAAGCGTGGCAGATGTTGCCTGGTTCAGCTATATTATTGAGTTCGGAAGATCTCGAGAATACGGTTGGAACTATCGAGAAAGTACATACTCGACCAGAACCATGTGTCAGACTTGTCACGGAGTCAGGTATCAGTCTCGTATGTTCGCATTCAGCGCCAATTATGACAGAAAGCAAAGATTATCTCGATGCTCCTGAAACATTGGGTGCTAGAGTAGCGGTCATGTCAAACGATGAGGCACGCTTCGAAGAAGTTACAGAAGTTGTTGATATGGGTATTCTTGAAGTTAGACCTATCTCCGCCGGAAATCAAAATTTCTGGGCTGGTGAAAAGGATGGAGAATACATCTTACACCATAACATTTGGTTGAGACATAAAGTTAACTCATCGTTCCCGACGTTAAAGAAGAGGTAAGATTAAATGGCAGCACATGAAAGAGCCAATGAATCGTTTGGATATCGAGAGCACTTATATTATAATGGAGTAATTAAGAGCACTCGATATCCTATTAATGATTCATTATCTAGTGGAGCAAAGACCATACTGACGGATAATTTTCCTGCTTACGCTAGCTGGATTGCTAAATATAATCATAATGTCATTGGCAGTAATGTAGCTTGGCGTGAACCATACGGCAGCGGCACAATGGTTACTTTGTATGTCACTGAGCAACCTATTGATTCATTGAAAACTGAATGGTCAGTCGACACGAATTTGGATTGTTGCACTTGGTTCGGATTTAAATTTATGTTGACTGATAATTCAGTTCAGCTAAAAGTTCCATTTTATGATCCTGACGGTTATTACACACAACCATCATTTCCAGTAACACCAGCACACTTTGCTAATGTGTATAGTACAAGCGGTTTATGGGGAAAAAGGGAAGCATTTTTCTGGGAAGGTGGTTATCAGACAATTACTAATTATTGTAATACACATGGTCTATCAAAACCATGGGGAAGTAACACGAGTTTAAGATTTAGACAGTGGTCTGTAGTTTATGATTCAGAAACACTTGTGCCAGAAATGGTAAAAATGTATGTCTACGAATAAAGAAATTAAATTTTTACATGATGTAAAAAAGATTAATGAAAAATTCTGGGCAGCGGTAGAAAGAGAAAAAAAGATACGTCAATATAACGTTGATAAGAAGATAGGTAAAGTCAATGGCTAGGAAAAATCTTGGACGAAGTATAAACACCCTTAGGAAAAAAGGTCAAAGCATATTTAGACTGCCTCGTAATATTCCTAATTTTGCTGGTGGTAATTCACTTAATCCTCTTAAAGTTAGACCTATGGTGATCAAAGCGCGTGGTCTTAAGCCTAATACAAAGTATAAGGTAATGCTTGATAATCAAGCTGGTAGCGCGTTCGAGGATATTACTGACACATCAAAACCAGTGGGTAAAACTCGTAAAAATAATACTATTACTCGTATTGCTCCAGCTTTTGGCGGAGGTAAACCTGCGCGTCAATTTATCAAGACTGACTCGAAAGGAAATCTTGAAGTAAGGTGCAAGCCTTTTGGTACCGAAGAAAATACTAAACCGGCAGTTGTTGTTCCTTCTCCTGGTGTAATAGTTTGTAAACCGCCTACACATGGTAAATTGTGGAAATACTGGCATGGACGTGTTCGCGCTAACGATTTCGGCAGAGATAGAATCAAGCTGATTCAATACAGCGCAATTCAGAATCCTGACGCCTCTGATCGTGTAAAAACACTTAAAAAAGAAATTTCTACTGAGACTGTTAGACCTGGTAAACCTACGAGTCGGCCTAAAAAAGCACCAGAGTATTATTTGCCGCCTGCTGTTATCTGCGATGTTCCGCCAAAACCCGAAGGCGAGATCATTAAGAAAGTTCAAGAAAAGGTAATCACTGATTATTATCAAACTTTTTATATCGATGCTGACGTCGTAGACGGTTCTGATACTGTTGATTTGTTGGATGTTTCTTTGTATATCCGCTCAAAACCACAATTTAAAGCAAATGCATCAGGAGCAGAAGGTCCTGGCATCAATATTTGTTTGATAGATTGTGAAGTAGATGGTACTCCTATCATTGATTCTAAATATGCAGACTCAGTTGTTGACCTCGATTATCATGCTATCAAAGCATCACCTCTTGCAACTTCTGAAACTGTATTTAAATTCCCTAGTCCGGTCACCGTAAGAACTAATGCTCATTATGCGATCGCAGTGTTCCTTGAAGATCAGGGCTACATACTTTGGGACAATCGTAAAGGCGATCTGACCATTGTAGATGGTCAGAAAACTGAAGAGCGCTCACAAGGTTCATCTAAAGGTCATAAAGGCGACGTCTATTTTTATAACGATGAAGCAGTTCAAGGCAAAAAAGGCAAACCACAATGGGTACCTAAGAATGATCTTGACTTAAAGTTTGATGTACATATTGCAGAATATTCAGTTAGTGATGTAACAGTAAAACTTGTAAACAAGCCATATGAATTCTTTAACCTGTCTTCTGTTTCCGGAACAGACTGGGATCCAGGCGAATTAGTTTATAAGCAACAAGCATCTAATCGTCCAGGTACCGTATCTGTTGTTGCAGGTGCACAAAAAATTACTGGTGACGCTAGTACAGACTTTACTGATTTGACTGATGGTCAAAAAATTGTATTGATCGATTCTACTGATAACAGTATCAGAGACATTTTTACTGTCGATCGATCAGTTTCTGGTACAGCAAACACTTTGTATGTAGATGAAATTGCCGAGATTGACATTACTGGAAATTATCAAGTTACTGTTGTGGCTGAAGTAGAATATTTTGATTACTACTTTAATTCCATTCGACTAGAGAATTCCAGCGTAAACTATACTCAATATACAAATGCAAATTCAGCCCTATCAAATACTCTGATTTTTGCAGTTGGAGACACTATCAGAGGTGTAGATTCTGGTATGACTGCAGTCATCGACTCTTATAATCCTTTGCCTGTATCTACATTCCGCGCTGATATGAATGCTACTGTACCTCCACAATTTAAGACAGTTACACATTACAACTTTAGCTATGAAGATTCTACTACACCTGGCGTTTATTACCTTGCTGATACTGATAAGCAATTTTTCTTGAATGCACCAAACCACATCAAAGGTTATGCTGGTACATTGCTTAGCGCTTCTCAAGAAGTTGATCAAACTCATTCTGGTATGATTGATAATCAAAGCAGATCATCTGAAATTGAGATTACGTATCAATATACTGGTGCTAATACAAGATGTTATGCTTGTCCTACCATTTCTCTTGACGAACTAGAAATGACTACTCACAGATGGGTAATTAACAACGATGGTACGAACGAGCACCTGAACGAGGGTAACGCGAAGACAAGACACATTTCATCTGTCCTAGATTTAGGTCCTGGTAGTGATGCAGAAGATGTTCGTCTTATCATGAATGCATACAAGCCGAGAGGCACTTCTATTCATGCATATGCTAGGATACAAAATAGAGACGATACAGAAAACTTCGATAATATCAACTGGACTAAGTTGAAGCTGGTCGGTGGTGGTGATTCGTTTAGTGATCCAACCGAACAGTTTGATTATGTTGAACTTGAATTTGGACTAGATGATTATACAACTGGCACAAATATCTCAGGGGCGTTTACTACTGTATCAGGTTCAGCTGTTATTACAGGGTCAGTCGGTACCGATGTTTCTAGTGTAAATGTTGATGATACAATCAGAATTTATAGTCCTCTATTCGAAGATAATTATCAAATATTTAATGTTGAATCTAAAGATGTCGGAGCTAGAACTATCACATTATCAGAAGCAATAGCTAATAATAATATTGTTGGTGAGGGTTTCAAAGTCGATATCATGACTGCGCCTACCGCTGCATTTAAGAATCCTGATAATTATGGCATCGCTAGATATTATAATTCAACAGGTGAGAAGTTCGACACCTATAGCAGATTGCAGGTTAAACTAGTGTTGCTAGCACAAAATAGGTACTTAGTACCAAAAGTTGATGACTATCGAGTAATTGGAGTTACTGCTTAATGAGAGAACCTGGTTTTACAAAACAGACCGAAGGCGTCTTTATAAATAACAATGAAAAGGAACTCGCCATGTACCGCTCTCATCGAGCTCGAGCTTATAGGGAGCGGGAACATTCTGAAAGAATAGACAAATTAGAACAAGAATTACAACAAATAAAACAATTACTGCAAAAACATATTGTTGCGCAGCGCAAAGATTAGGATAGATAAATGGCATTGTTAACAGGATTTGACGAATTAGATCCGGGTGCGGATACTTTTTCTGATTGGTTAAACAAGACCAACGAACTTGTCTTGTACCTCAGAGGAAGTACTGACGCAGGTCAAACTTCTATCATGACCGCCAACTCTCAGCTTGGTGGTTCTCTCACTTATGGTAATGCTACACTTTGGGGTCAAATGGCTGCCAACTCTATGGTAGTATTCAATAATGGTGATGACGATGATTTTTCTGCGAACGGTGAATATGGCGGTCTGAGAGGTGGTACTTGGGTTGCAGCTGCAAATGCTATTCTAACCGATACACTTTACGTAGTATCTAATACCACATTTACTGACGATACTATCAAAGTTAACGTCAACTCTGTATACGGTCTAGTAGTTGAAAACACAATCGATGCAAATGGCGATGTATTGTTTATCGGAGCAGGCGGTTCGAATACCGATCCTGAATTACAATGGGAAGCAAACAATGCTACTCTTAATTGGAATGATAATATCAAGGCCACTTTTGGTACTGGAGATGACCTTGAGGTCTATTATACAGGAACTCGAGGAAATGTAAACACCGATATTCTAGATATTCGTGGTTCTACTAATACAAACATCTTCACAGATGACTTTGAGATGCGCTCTCAGGCCAACAATGAGTTGATGTTAACAGCAAATGTCGCGAACGGCGTCGAGCTTTATTGGGATGGCATCAAGAAAGTATCATCAAATACACATGGTGTTGAAGTATACGGTCAAGTTATTGCTGATAATGGATTTGTTACTTACAACAACCAACCTATCGAGATGGGTGGCGCGAACTACGCAGCAGCCCATAACTTCACCATCGTCACTGATGGCACAGATACAACTATAACAGAAACCTCTAACGATTTATCAGTTCGCGTTGAGGATAACTTCCGCGTTACTGATGATACAGGTGCTACTAGCCTCATCGTTGCTAATACATCTGGTGAAGTTACACTGTATCACAACAATAATCAAAAGATGCAGACAAATGCTTACGGTGTAGAAATCACTGGAGAAGCAAATACTGATACGCTGCGTGTTGGTTCCGATGCAAACTTTGATAATAATACTCTGAATTCCAATAGTGTCCATTGGGATGCCACTCTTGAAGTGTGGAATTATCGTGATGATGTTAAGGCTACATTCGGTGATTCGGACGATTGGACTTTGTACTATGATGCAGCTGGCAGAGCATATTCAAATGTAGATAATATGGATATTCGGGCTAGAACCGATATGAATATTATTACAGACGTCTTTGAATTAAAATCAGAAACTGGTCCAGAATTGTATATCTCTGCTGGTGTTGCAGATAATAGCACCGTAAGATTGTATTACGAAGGAAATGAAAGACTTCAGACAAATACATACGGTGTTGAAGTTACCGGACAATTAGTTGCAAATGGTGGTATCGTTGCATATAATAATCAAAAGTTGGAGATGGGCGGTACAAACTACGCTGCAGCTCACAATTTCGAAATTTATACAGATGGTACCGATAGCCATATTACAGAAACTGGTGGCGGCGATCTTATTGTACAAGCCAATAATATACAAATCGAAGATACAAGTGGCCAAGCGTACTTCTGTGGTACTTCGGGATTGGGAGCTTCTGTCCATTATAACGGTGCTATCAAACTAATTACCACAAATATTGGTATTGATATTACAGGCCAAGCAAACACGACTACACTACGAGTGCAAGGAAACGCCGCGTTTGAAAATGATGGCGGTGTTGAGTCGATGCATTGGCATTCTAATGACGCTGTGCACGGTACACATTTACACTTCGAAGATGATGTTCAAATTAAAATGGGTGCCGCTCATGATTTTGTCATATATCACGAGCCCGGTGGCAATAGCTATATTAAAGAACTGGGTAACGGCGATTTAGTATTACAAGCGAATAACATGCAACTTGAAGATACTTCAGGTCAAGCATACTTCTGCGGTACTGCTGGATCTGGAGCATCGATGCATTTTAATGGTGCTCAAAAACTTATCACTACAAATATTGGTCTTGATATTACTGGCGAAGCCAATACTGATACCTTGCGTGTACAATCGACTACTTTACTAGAAGATGATGTTTATTTCGATGGTACAACAGCTGATCAATTGCATTGGGATTCATCGCAAAATGAATTACACTATAAAGACAATGTTTCAGCAGTCTTTGGCAACACAGATGATCTTAAAATTTACCACGATGGCACTGATGGTCGAATTGTAGAATCTACCTCTGGTAATTTACATGTAACTGCAAACAATCTTATTCTAGAAGATACCGACGGTAATCAGTATGTCTGCGGCCTTGCAGGTTTAGGAACGTCTATTCACTACGCTGGCGCTACTAAGATTATCACTACGAATATTGGTATCGATATTACAGGTGAAGCTAATACTGATACGCTACGAGTGAAGTCTACAACAGATCTTGAAGACGATATCAGAATACAAGGTTCAACTAACTCTGACACAGTGACATGGGATAAATCAGCTAATACACTTAACTTAGACGACTACAACTATCTGACATTCGGTACTGGTGGTGATTTTACTATTCATCACGACGGCAGCAACACATATATGACCGAAATTGGTGTTGGTCACCTTCATGTACAAGCCAATAATGTACAAATTGAAGACACAGATGGAGATGCATATTTCTGTGGATTAGCCGGAGCAGGAGCTTCTATACACTTTAACGGTGCACAAAAACTTATTACCACTGCAACTGGTGTCGATGTAACTGGAAAAGTAGTCACAGATTCATTGCAAGTTGATGGTCATGTAGATCTTGGAGCTTCTGCAGCAGATACCATCAGCGTACTTGGTGAATTTGACACGGCATTGATTCCTGCAGTCGCTACAGCGAATGTTGGTTCTGTAGCTGATCCATGGGATTGGGGATACTTTAACGATATCGTTGTTGCTAATACAGCGACTATCTTAAATCTTGAAGTAACTACACTCGAAGCCAACGGTGTAGCATTTACTGGTACTGGTGATGATGTCACGACTACTTCTACGACTATTATTGATTCGTTTGAATATACTCAAACACAAGGATTTAAGTTCTTTGTACACGGTGAAAATATCAATGATGCCTCTTCTGGTTATGCGGTTGAAATCAATGTAATTGTAACAGATAATAAAGACATCTACTATACACGATATGGCGAAGTTGAAAATAATATGTCAGATGTCGTGATTGTTCCTGCGCTGGCAGCTAACACAACTCACGTAATTCTGAATGCAACGTGTGGTTCTGCGAGTGGTACAGATATACATAGATTCAAAGTTCTGAAGATAGAGACGAGAGCATCTTAATGGCAAATGCAATATATGATAAATACAAGGAAGCATTATTAAATGGTTCAGCAAATACGTCTCTAACTACTGAAACTGTTAAAGTTTCTTTGATCGAGTCTAATACTTCTGTTGAGCCATTTACTTCTACAGATGAATTTTATAGTGATGTGACAAGTGTAGTTGCGACAGCTACACTGACTAATGTGACTGTAGCAGATGGTGTACTCGATGCTGATGATTTAGTATTTGAGTCTGTTACAGATACTACAGTAGACGGAGATGCTAACGCTTTGTTATTTTGGATAGACACTGGAAATACATCTACTAGCAGACTAGTTGCTTGGATGGACACTGACATAAACGGTTTACCAATTACTCCTGATGGCGCAAACGTAAATGTTACATGGAGCTCATCAGGAATATTCAAATTATAAGAAGAGAAAGAGATGGCCGTATCATCACAAAAATTTGACACACTCGATGGATTAGTTGTCACGGGCCCGATGGAAATTGGCGGCAATGTGGCTGTCGACACGAACGTCCTTTTTGTAGACACTGTAAACAATCGTGTAGGTATCAATAAAACTCCAACTGTTGCGTTAGATGTTAGTGGTGCTGTAGCTATTACGAGCGGAAATATTACTGGCCTAACTAATCTTGGAGCTGGTAATCTAAGTCTAAACACTGATACTATTACTGGTACAGCAGGTATAACACTAGACGCAGTGGGAGATATTTCTCTAGATGCTGATGGTGCCGACATTCTGTTAAAGGACGCTGGTACACAATACGGCGCTCTCACTAATTCTTCTGGCAATCTTGTAGTAAAGTCAGGTACTACTACCGCGATGACACTTACATCGGCAGGTGGAGTTGTATTTTCTGATAACTTAGGTATATCAAACGGCAAACGTATCGATTTCGGTACGGTCATGGACATGACTGCAGACTCACAGGGTGTTTTATTAAATGCAAACACATATCATCAAGGGTCTATCGTCAGTTATTTTGGCGGAGTAAAAGATACAAATACGTATCTACAATTTAATGGTGCTGATTCTTTCCAAATAACAACTGGCGGAACAGTTAGAATGACCGTTAATAATAGCGGTGTGACTATTCCAGGGGCCTTGTTATTCGATAGTGTTGCATCAGATCAACCATATTATGAAACAATCAATGCTCCTGCTGGACTAACATTTAATTTGAATAATGGATCAGCGTTTACTAAATCTGGTGGAGGAAGCGGAGGAACTGTAGTGTTTACCATGCCTTCAAGTCCCGGTACAAATAGTTTTGCATGGACAATTAAATTTATAAACTCTGGCGCATTGACTTGGCCAGCTAGTGTCAAGTGGTCTGAAGGAGTTCAACCGCCAGAATCTTCTGGAACTGATATATATAGTTTTGTAACGTACGACGGTGGAACCAACATCTATGGCTCACTCGCAGTTAGAAACGCGTCGTAAGGGGTAAGATATGGCTGGTGCTGGTGGTAAAGGGTTTTTAGATAGAACTTGGGCTGCAACATATGATCAGACCTCAGCGGGTACTGCTCCTGGTTCTGACCTCAATGTAACATACGGCAAACAAATAATAGAAGTATCAGCAAGAGGTGGAACGGCTAGCGCTCCTATCTTGCAACCTGCTTATTCCGTCACAACCAATTATCCTGCTCGCGATTACACACAAAGCGCTTATCAGGTCACAACATTTTATGCAGATGAGATAACTAATTATCCTTCTCGTATCTTTACTCAGCCTGCATATTCAGTAATTACAAACTATCCGTCACGTAATGTTGCTGATCAACCAGCGTATGCAGTAATTACTAATTATCCTAGTCGTTCTACTAATCAACCTGCATATTCAGTAATTACAAACTATCCGTCTCGTGGTAACCCTGCGCAGCCTGCGTATAGTGTGACTACAAACTATCCGAGTCGAGCCGTACCTGATCAGCCAGCATATTCAGTAACGACTAACTATCCGAGTCGAGCCGTACCTGATCAGCCAGCATATTCAGTAACGACTAACTATCCAGCTCGTGCGACACCTGATCAACCAGCGTATGGTGTCACAACTAACTATCCTGCACGGCTATATCAACAGGCTTCTTATTCAAGTATTGTATATTATCCTGCTAGAACTAATTATCAGAGTTATCCTGCACGAACGACTAACTATCCGTCGCGCAACACACCATCACAGCCCGCATATACTACAAACTATCCTGCGCGAACGACTAACTATCCAGCTCGAGCTGTACCGAATCAGCCCTCTTATACTGCAAGTTTTCCAGCGCGTTTCGTGCCTAATCAGCCTGCATACTCGCAAAATTTCCAAAACTTTAACATCTATATGGCATACTTGTGGGGGGTTATATATTATCCATCGCGTACGGTACCAAACCAGCCTGCGTATGTTGCTAGTTATCCAGCACGTAACGTACCATCACAGCCCGGATATAGTGTAACTCAACCAGCATATAGTGTTTCTCATCCGGCCCGTGCTAATCCTGCACAGCCAGCATATAGTGTTACTCAACCCGGTTATCAGGGTTCTGCGTATCAACCAGGATATTCTAATGTTACTAATTATCCTGCTAGAAATTATTATCAGAATGCATACTCTGTAACGACAGCTTATCCGTCACGTGCTAATCCTGCGCAACCAGCATATAGTGTTACAACTAACTATCCGGCCCGTGCTAATCCTGCGCAACCAGCATATAGTGTGACTACAAACTATCCATCACGAGCTAATCCTGCACAGCCAGCATATAGTGTAACTACAAACTATCCATCTCGTGCGACACCTGATCAACCAGCGTATAGTGTCACGACTAACTATCCCTCTCGTAATTATTCAGAGGCAGCGTATAGTGTCACGACTAACTATCCATCGCGAGCTGTACCAAACCAACCTGCGTACTCTGTAGTGACAAATTATCCGTCACGTGCTACTACACAGCCTACATATTCTGTTACTCAACCAGCATATCAGGTTGTAACATATTATCCATCGCGAGTATATCAACAAGCAGCGTACAGTGTGATCACAAACTATCCATCTCGAGTAACAGCTGGTACCAGTGGTACAGCTACTACTTTGCAAATGACTGGCAAAGATGGTACTACATATTTGTTGACAGCTCCAGGCACTGCGACGAATGTAGCTAACTACGCTGCTCCTCCCGTGGCTACTGCAGTATATGCAACTCTTTACGCGCCTGTGGTAAAAGAGCTAGCTAATGATCCTAATGAGGCAGATGTCACATTGGGTACAAGTCCTGCTGGTCAAACTAATCCGACATATCGGCCATTTGTCAATGTGAAGTATGACGGCAACCCATAACGTCATATAAATAAAAATGTGACTATATTATTTAAGGTGATCTATGTTTCAATTACCATACTCTCTTGTTCCTCCATACGAACTTCCCCATTTTGGTGTCATGGAAAAAGTGTTCGACGAAGAAGAAGTCGAACGCATTCGTTTCTATGAAAAAATTCTAGATTTTCAAGATGCTACGATTGTTGGGCAACAACAAGGCGATGAAGCTTCGCAAGAACAAACAGCCAGAATTGCAAAAAATGCAAGTATTCCACATGACGAAAATACTGTTTGGTTGTGGAATAAGATAGCGCATTTATCAGCAAAAGCAAATTATGATTTATTTTTATACGACATTTCTTTTCTCGAAGATTTAAGTTATACTGTCTACATAGGTACAGATAACGGACACTATACAAAACACATAGATACTTCTTTATTTGGTTATCGCAGATACGATAGAAAAATATCTGGTATTTTAGTGTTGTCTGATCCAGATGAATATGAAGGAGGCACTCTGAGTATTGATGTATACGGTGGCGCGCCTGAAGACAGATGGACGAGAATAGAAAAACCGAATAAAGGTGATTTAATTTTCTTTGATTCTAATTTCATTCACACGGTAGAACCAGTGACTAGTGGTAAACGTCAAGTGTTAGTATTTTGGGTACACGGTAAACAAAAACTATGAAAAGATTTTTTGGTAATGATATCATTGAGTTTTATACTTCTGATGATTTATATGGAAGTATACCCGAACCTGTAGAAGCAGCTAAATGTGTACCAGATTGGTTTAAAAAACTAAAACCATTCGTTGGAAGATCACGCGAAGGATTTCCTGAACCTACTGCAAAAAGATGCTTGCCTTTATTAGATGCGATGACTCACGGCTATATCATCCCATTACAAGGTGATATTCATGTCATTTCTAATCATGATCTCAGTGTTATCAAGGCTAATGAACGAAACAGAGATGCTCTCTTCTTGATGGATGGACATCCTAGTTTTCAAGTAGATTCTGCTGCATGGCCAGTTCAAAAACAACATCCACTCAAATTTATCAATAAGTGGAGAATTAAAACGCGACCAGGTTGGTCGGTCCTTTTTACTGCGCCTTTAAATCATATTGGAATGCCATTTACAATTTTAAGTGGTGTTGTTGATAGTGATAAATATCATCGCGAGGTAAATTTTCCTGCAATATGGCATGTGCCTAATTATGATGGTACTTTAAAAGCTGGCATGCCATTAGCTCAAGTAATTCCATTTAAAAGAGAAAAGTTTCCTAAGGCAAAGCCGAGAGTACAAAATAAAAAAGAAAGACAACATGAAGAAAAATTACGAGTTGCTATGGATAGCAGACATGGAGCTTATACTGAAGAGCTGAGAGAAAAGAGATAAATAGTAATATGAAGATATGGGATAAAATAGTTGCAAAGATCGATGCGTGGCTTCACGACGAATTCGAAGTCACCATTTATTTTGCAGGTGAAGTAATCGAAAAACCAGACGGCAGCAAAGTCACTACAGGCAATCCGAAAACATATGTATGTAGTAAGTTGATTAAGGTTACTGAGACACATTTTAAATTTATAACAACCGATAAAAGATTAGTGGAGATTAAAACGGTAGCACCTGTGAGCTATGACGTCGTCAAAATCAAATAGGAGCTAACATGGCCGAAGAAGAAAAAGAAGTAAAAGGCTTTCATCCAGCAGATACTAATGGTGACGGTAAAGTCAGTGAAGAAGAGCATGCAATGTATATGGAGTTTAAGAGAAAGGAACTAGAAGATGCCGATGCAATGCGAGACGCACAACGAAATATGGCGTGGTTCTCTCTTGCTGGTATGCTTTTGTATCCCGCCATGGTTGTTGCTACTGATCTTGCTGGGTTAGAAAAAGCATCGAACATTTTAGGTGATATGGCGCCGACCTATTTTGTTGCAGTCGCTGGTTTAGTTGCAGCGTTCTTTGGCGCACAAGCATGGAGCAAAGGTAAGTAATATGCCGTATTTGATTTTATTATTGTTGCTTGGATCGATGGGCGGAGGCGCTTGGTATTATTATACCGATACACAAGAGCGCCTTGCAGTCCTTCGTGATAACAATGCAAAGCTAATGATGGTGGCTGAGACTAATCAAGAAACCATCAACAGTCTGCAACGTGACTATGAACTCGCACAAGAGAACATGCTCGCACTTGCAGAGAGGGCGAAAGCAGCAGAAGTGTATCAAGACGAATTGGCTGCAAAGCTACGTCGTCATGACCTCACACGACTGACCCTACAAAAACCTGGACTAATTGAAAAGAGAGTAAACAATGCTACGGACAAGATTTTCTCAGAGCTTGAAGTCGATTCTGGCGCTGAGCCTGTTGTTCCCGCTGATCAGCCTGAATAGTGGTTGTGCAAGCGTAGAACCAACTGTCGTAGTCAAGACCGACTACGTCGTCAAGGATATTCCTATCCAACCCCGCCCTAAACCTATGAATCTGCATAGGGTAAAGTTTTATGCTGTGACTCCTGAAAACATGGATGAGTTCCTCGTTCGGTTTGAAGAAGAGAGTGGTACTACTGTGTTCTTTGCATTGAGTGTTCCCGATTATGAGAACATGAGCCTGAACGTAGCAGAACTGCGTCGATATATAAACCAGCAGAAAGCTCTAATTGTATATTATGAGGAATCTATCGAGACGATGATCAGAGAAACCCCAGAAGATACAGAAGAGGTAGTGCAAGAAGGAACAGATTCTCTGTTTGACCTTTTACCAAAATTTGATTGAGTAATAACTTTATGGGAATAAGATTCTCTGATATGTCAGGCCAGTTGTATACTGTTCATCCAATAGTCCCTGCAAGGTCTGTCGAGCCAGTACATAGAAAAATTCAAATGGAAAAATACAACAGCGAGATGTTTGCGCTGTGTCCTGGTATCATGGACTTTAAAAATACTGGTTGGATTATGCCAGCGTGGGATGATATTAGAGTATACTGTTCTGAGAAAGCATCGATGGCGTATGCTGGCGGTCAAAAAAGACCACACAACTGGAAGCTTCCGCAGCCAGTAAAAAAAGTAGAATACTATGATGGCAGAGCTCACGCCGGTCCGATGGATAAGAGAATGGTCGATGGTGTTCCTGCAAATCACGGTTGTCCTATAAAAACAGGAACACAACCACTGCACTTTCAGTCCCCTTGGGCATGTGAAATGTTTGGTGATGATGTTGTTTCATTGATGTTATTGCCTCCATATTATCATAGTGATATAGTTGATCATGTGCAAGTTTATCCTGGCATTGTCGATTATAATAATAAATTTGATACAATGAGTGTTGTACTAGCACCTCGTACACAGGGAACATTTACTATTAAAGCTGGAGAACCTTTAGTACATATTATTCCTATTGAAAAGAAAACATACAATGCAGAATACGGTCCAGCAAAAATGAATCGCATGAAAGGACTGGTAGCTACGTGTAATCATTTTTATAGAAAATATATGATGAGGAAAAGTCGTTATAATTTGGAATTGAATGAAGATGTTTGATAAAGAAAAACTGCGAGAATTAAAAGAAACTCTAAGACATGACGACAGACCAATTTTCCTAGAGAATGTATTAGATTCTCCTGAAGATTGGGCGAGTTGGAAGGATATAACTTATTGTTGTGAGAATCCGAGCATATACGATGTACGCTACTTTAATAAAGTAGAATCTAAATATGATGGTGTGACCGTAGTAAAGCTCATGACTAATTCAGAGAATGAAGTTCATGCTATTGAACGCAGAGGAAGTTTAACTCGTAAAAATAAGAGATTAAATCCAGTTAAAGTTGTTGATGCTAAAAAGCTTTTAGACAAAAATCATTCTATCATAATTACTAATTTTGAATATAAAAATGAAAATTGTAAGAGCATGATTGATTTTCTATGTCATCTATTTTATTACAATGTTGAAAATCATGGTGTATGGCCTGCAAAAATTGGTCCCAATTCTGGTCATGCCCATTGTTATGCAGGCAAAAAAGAAAGTAATTCTTTTTCTCCGCATGTAGATGGACCAGCGAATTTTATTTTTCAAATTGAAGGTCAACAAAAATTTACGGTGTACGAAAATAGAAAGTGTGCTTTAACAGAAATTGCCATGCCCGCAGATGCTACACTCGAATATAGAAAAGAAGTTTATGACAATCTGAGAGTATATGAAGAAAGAATAATGAATCCTGGTGATATGGTATATGTGCCATCTAGAACATATCATTATGTAGAACCAGTATCTGATCGTATTTCAATGAGTTTTCCTTTGATCCTAAAGGGACCTACCTCGGTAATGTTGTAATGGAAATCAATATTAAACGACATGAATTGTGGACAGAAAGTATGTTCGAAATTCATTTGCCAGACATAGACAATGAATCTATCATAAAGTTTTATGATGAAATAGAAAAAGTTGATCCTGGCCAAAAAAGATCCAACATTGGTGGTTGGCAAAGAGAAGTAAATCCCGGGGAATGTCAAGCATACGATGAATTGATGTATATGATGGCATACGCTGTCACAGATATTTTTAGAAATGTATTTAAATTGCCAATAGATTTAGCTATAGCAAATTCTTGGCTAAATTCTAATATATTAGGCGAGAATAATGCATTTCATACACATCCCGGCTGTGTTTATTCTGGTGTCTATTATATCAATGCTTCAAAAGATAAAGAAAATGGGTCTATTACATTTGTAAACCCTCAGCATCATGTGATCGAAGATTGGATTTCAAATTTGCCATTACGAAGTAACGGCGACATTGATCATAAACAATGTGAAGTGTTGCATGAAGATAAACAGTTTGCTTCTACACAACATTTTGAACCCAAATCAAACTATGCTTATGTTTTTCCGCCGTGGACGGGACATGAAGTAAGAAAAAATCCACATTCCTTTAATCGTCTAGTTGCTGGAATCAATTTTAGACCAGCAAATCAGCCATTGCCTGAATTAAAAGATAGAGTTTAGTCCGTCAATCTTATAAATACATAAATAAATGTAACTCAAACAGGATCTTTTTATGGCCACTGCCCGCTCTGAAGACCTGACGGTTGTACAAGGTACAGACGCGCTCTTCAAAATTAATATAAAGGATACTTCGGGCAACGCCTTTGACGTTAGCTCAAAATCATTCTCTGCTTCCCTTAAAAAATCCTACAGCGCTGATGATGCTACTGCTATCAATTTTACTACTGCAATCAGTAATGCTGTTGGAGGTGTTATTTCTATCTCATTGTCTGACACCCAAACACTTGCTTTGGATGTCAACACTCGTTATGTTTACGATGTAATGATGTACAATACAGCAGGGTCAACTGAAATTACAAACATTTTAAAAGGCAAAGTGTTCGTAGAAGCAAGTGTAACGAGGGTGTCGTAATGTCAACTATTATTGTACGTACCGTAACAGATGCTAACGCGAATACAAAAAACGATACACTTACTCATACCGAACTCGATAATAATTTTATCAATCTAAATAATGATAAGTATGAGCAAGGTGATGATATTGTTGCAAATACGGTTAGTATTACTGGTGGAACTTCTTCACAATTTCTCATGGCAGATGGCTCTACATCTACCCAAACAGGTGCAACTGTCGACGATGCGACTGCACTCGCAATAGCACTAGGATAAACAAATGGCAAATACATTTAAGAATGCTGCACTCGCTGACGTAAATAATGCTGCGTACGACACTCTTTATACATGTCCCAGCGCAACTACAGCAATCGTCCTCGGCGTGGCTATTACAAACAAATTAGCTCAAGCTGTAAGTATTACAGTTCAATTCGCTGATACATCGGCGAGTACGACACATCAATTACTCGAACAAGTTGAAATTCCGGGTAGAACCACTCTCGAAGTATTAGCTGGTCAAAAGTATGTGCTAGAAGCATCTGATATATTTAAATGCAAAGCAGGAACAGCTTCAGCTATTGATGTTACTATGGGCCTGATGGAGATCACCTAATGGCTCTTACCAAAATTGGTATCCTTAGAAATTTTCTATCCACTGGTATCGATGATAATGCAACCAGTACTGCACTTACGATCGATGCCAATGAAAATGCCACGTTCGCGAATGGTGTTACTGCGTCGTCTTTTTCTGGTGATGGTTCTGCACTCACAGGTATCGTATCTCTACCTGATGCTATCGAAGTTGAATCAGGCGCTGCTGCCAATTCATTCATCATACAAGCAGATGGCGATGTAGTTTTAACTTCGAATCTATCTGCTGTATATGTAACGGCCAATTTGAATGCCACTACTGTATCAGTTAATGATTTAACCGTCAGTAACACATATACTCATGGAACCGGCAACTACGTTCAAAATCGTTATGTGTTGCATGGAACGACGACCAATAATACCGAAACAGAAATTTTTACTATTAATTCAAATGGTAGAGTCCCTGTTGATACTAATACAACTGTATTTTATGAGGCATCGTTTGCAGCACGACGAACAGATGCTACTGGTGAATCTGCTGCTTGGCACCTTAAAGGTGTAGCTGACAATTTTAGCGGTACGGTCGCTGATGTAGGCAACGTTTATGAGATCGCCGTTGCGCAAGATGATATAAATCTTGCGGTAGATATACGAGCAGATAATACTAATGATGCTATAGGAGTGTTTGTCACTGGCGCGACTAGTAAAAATTATAGTTGGTCGGTTGTTCTAACAACGGTTGAGGTATCACAATAATGGCAAGGCGCAGACGAAGTTTCTTCTTTGATAACATCAACAAAAAATTGTTGACGGATACAACAAAGAATACAAAAGATGTCAAAGATGACGTAGATGCTGCTGTAGTCGCTAATAACCATATTATGACTAAAGAAGAAATTCAGGATGAAATCTCTTCAACTTTGACAACTGATGGTTATGCTACACAGACTTATGTAAATTCTACAGTATCTACTTCGAATACTGCGTTAAAATCATACGTTGATACTAACTTCTCTACTACTACGGCGATGAATACCGCCATCGCATCATCAAATACTGCGATGAAGACATACGTCGATAATGAAGTTGCAAGTGTAGATCTATCATCATATTCTACAACTATTCAGATGAACACAGCCATCGCATCATCAAATACTGCGATGAAAACGTATGTTGATAATGAAGTCGCGGGCATTGTCGATTCTGCGCCTGGAACATTAAATACTCTTAACGAGCTCGCTGCTGCGCTGGGTGATGATGCTAACTTCTCTACTACTACAGCAACATCGTTGGGTAATAGACTAAGAATAGATACTGCTGCGCAAGGTTTGACGGGTACACAACAAACAAATGCGTTGACTAATCTTGGTATTACTGCATCTCTTACTGAGCTCAATAAGCTCGACGGTGTTACTGCATCTACTACAGAACTGAATTATTTAGATGGTGTAACAAGTAATATTCAAACACAGTTAGACGGTAAACAAGCTTCAGGTAGTTATTTAACAGGTAACCAAACAATTACATTGTCGGGAGATGTCAGTGGTTCAGGAACTACGAGCATTGTTGTTACAGTCGCAGACGATTCTCACAATCATATTATTTCAAATGTAGATGGCTTGCAGGCAGCACTTGATGCAAGAGTTACATCTCTTGCAGATCTCAGCATAACTGCAACAGCGACAGAACTCAATTATGTCGATGGTGTAACGTCTAATATTCAAACACAGTTAAACGCTAAGGCAAATTTAAGTGGAGCAACGTTTACAGGCGGAGTGGTTGCCTTACACTATATAGAGACTAAAGTAACCGCTGCATCAGGAACTGGTACAAAGACATTTAATTTAAATAGTGGTTCATCATTCGAATATACTGGCACAGGCGCTGGATTTACTGCAGCATTTAGTAATGTACCCGGAACAAATACAATTTCTTGGACATTAAAAACAACTAATAGCGGCACTATTACTTGGCCAGCAGGAGTGAATTGGTCAGAAGGTGTAACACCACCTCCTTCAAGTGGCACCGATATCTATAGTTTCATAAGTATAGCCGGAACAATTTATGGCTCGCTAGCCATGAGAAACGCGAGTTAATAAACATAAATACATATAGAAATTTTTACGGAGAATAACAATGGCTGATTATTGGGTATATTGTAAAACTGGCAATACAACCAGATACGATAGAATAGCATTCAACATGGGTCATGAGATGACACCAGATCAAAAAGCTGACATAGAGGCTTCGACTGGTTTAACTCTTGACGATCCAATATTTTTTCAAGTAGCAGATGATTTTGATTTAGCTAGTATAGAATTTGATGCTGACGGTAATTTGTATGCCGTATCAGCGGCTGAAGCTGCAGAAAGGGATTTGAACGGTTGGCCGGAGCCTGAATAATGCCATTTCTTGGTAGGGCGCCAGTAAGAGCTATCACTGATCTTAGTATCGATGGTTCAACAATACAAAACGCAACGATCGCAAACTCAACGATCACCGCGGGTACAATCACGTCTGCAACAATTGATACTGCGACCTTATCAAATACTGCCGTTTCATTAGAAAACGGAACGATTACTAATTGCGATATTTCAGGTGGTACCATCAATGCTACTGCTATATCGTCTGGAACAATTACTGATACAGATATTCAAGCTGGCACAGTAAATGCTACCGCTGTAACTTCTACTAGTTTCACTGATATTACTATTTCTGGTGGCACAATATCTACCGCATCAATTACATCGGGCACTATCGCTGATGCAGCTATCAGTAATACAAGTATAGAAACTGGTACTATCAACGCTGCTAGCATTTCAGCTGGTTCGATTAGCGGAACAGATATAGAAGGTGGTACTATCAATGCCACTGCTATTTCAGCTGGTTCTATTAGCGGAGCAGATATCGAAGGTGGTACAGTAAATGCGACAGCAGTAACTTCAACTAGTTTCTCTGATATTACTATTTCAAGTAGTACTATTAGTTCTACGGCGATCAGTACTGGTTCGATATCTGCTGCTAGTATTTCTGCCGGCACGATCGCTGATGCTAGCATAAGCAATACTACTATCACCACTGGTTCTATTACCAGTACGTCTATTACCAGTGCGGATATCGAAACTAGCACAATAAATGCATCATCGATCTCTGCTGGTACTATTGCTGGTGCTGATATTGATAGCGGTACTATCTCGTCGACGACTATTGATACAGCTACTATATCAAATACTTCTTTGAATCTTACTGGTGGCACTCTTACTGGTGTCGATATCGAAGCTGGTACCATCAATGCAACAACAATTACAGATGCTTCAATTTCTAATACAACTATAGAGACAGGCACGATCAATGCTGCTAGTATTTCGGCTGGTTCGATATCTGGCGCCGATATTTCTGGTGGTACTATCACGTCATCTACAATTGAAAGTGGTACTGTGAACGCGGCTGCAGTGACGTCGACAACATTTACGGATATCGATATCACCGGTGGTACTATCAGCACAGCATCAATCAGCGCTGGAACGATTGAAGATGCTAGCATAAGCAATACTACTATCACCACTGGTTCTATTACAAGTACATCCATCAGCTCTGGTACGATTACAAATGCTGACATTAGTGGTGGTTCTATCACTCACTCTTCGTTCATCGAAAAGAAAGTTGCGGCGACTTCAGGAACCGGCACGAAGACATACAGTCTCAACGATGGTTCTTCGTTCGAGCACACAGGATCAGGAGCATTTACTGCAAACTTTACGAATGTGCCCGGAACACATACCACTTCTTGGACATTGGAAGTCAACAATGGTGGAACAGCACACACGATTACATGGCAAGTTGCTGGAGCTGATGCGGTCAATTGGTCAGAAGGTATCATACCTCCACCATCTACAGGCACAGACATCTATAGCTTTATCTCTGTAGCAGGTACAGTTTATGGATCACTCGCAATAAGGAACGGTAGCTAATGCCATTTATAGGTAAGGAAAATTTAGCTGGTCAATATGCACTATTAGATAGTATCACTACTGATGGTAGTGTTTCATATAGCCTGCTGCGCGACGGAGTAGCGTTCGTACCATACTCTGAGCGAAATATGATCGTGTCTGTAAACGGTGTCACACAGGCCCCAGTCGCTGCGTATACGATTAGTGGATCAACAATTACATTTGCCGAAGCATTGACATCGAGCGATGTAATTGATTATATTCTTATTTTAGGTGATGTATTTGATATTGGTCGACCTTCAGATGACTCAGTTGATACAGCATCAATAAAAGATGGTGCCGTTACGAATGCAAAAATAGATACAATGGCGGCAACAAAACTCACCGGTACTATAGCAAATGCAAGATTGCCAGATGATATTACAATCGGTGGTAATTTAGTTGTCAGTGGTAACCTACAAATTGATGGAACAACCACTACAATTAATTCTACTACTCTTACTGTTGACGACAAAAATATTGTTCTTGCTAGTGGAGCTGAAAATGCGGCAGCTGCCGATGGTGCAGGTATTACTGTTGATGGTGCAAGTGCAACTCTAACTTATAATTCTAGTCCTGATGCATGGTCGTTTAATAAAAATGTGGGTATTGGTACTACGAGTCCTGATGGAAAGCTCAATGTATTTTCTGCAAGCGCAGGAAGCGTTAGTGCGGATGCCGACGCGGATGAACTTGTTTTAGAAAACAGTGGTAATGTAGGCCTTAGTTTGTTAACTGCTGGTACGGGCGAGAGTGGCATTTATTTTGGTAATCCAGGCACTAATGGGCAAAAGGATTTTTACTTAAAGTTTTACCACGAATTACATGCAACAACAGCAAACCGTAGAGCCTTTACGTTTAATACGGCTTCTACAGAGCGCATGCGTATCGATGCGTCGGGTAATGTTGGAATTGGCACAAACAATCCTGCTTATAATTTAGATGTAAGCAAAGGCTCTGCGGGTACAGCCGCTAGGTTTACAGCAAGCACTGATAACGGCCGAGGATTGTCATTTACTTCTTCTGATAATGGCATTTATCTTGGTGCTATTTGGACACGAGACGTAGCTTCTGCAGCCGGTGTTCATGCTTGGTCTATAAATTCATCTGAAAAAATGCGTATTAATAGCGCTGGTGAGTTAAACATCAACGGAACTGGCGCTAATCTTTTAACGGGTAGTGGCAGAGGTGTTCTTTCTATAGATGGTACATCAGACAGCGGTATGGAGTTTAAAGCCGCAGGTACAACTTATGGTTATCTTTACACGTCCTCTGGCGAGTATAGACTAGCCGCTTACACAGCAATTCCTCTTACGTTTTTTACAAGCAACGCAGAGCGCATGCGTGTCGATAGCTCTGGTCGCTTGCTAGTTGGTAAAACATCGTCAAGCATTACAACTGCTGGAAGTGAAGTGACAAGCGGATCAATACTACAATCTGCGTCTAGCACTTCAACAAACCTTGCTACTAACAATGGGGCAGTAATAAACCTGTGTAATATATCAGCTACAGACGGCAACTTTTCAAACATAGGTGGGTACAACAGTAATGGCTTAGTTGTATCTCAAATGAACTTTATCAATCTAAGTCACTCAAGCAGAACAGGGGCTATTACTTTCTCTACGCATAGCGGCTCTGCTCTAAATGAAGCCATGCGTATCGATAGCTCTGGTAACGTAGGTTTTGGACTTACGGCTCCTGGCGCAAGATTAGACATACAAACTCCTAGTTATGCCACTAGCACAACTGATGGTATGATTAAGTTTAATGATTCTGTAAATGGACAACACACTGCTATTCAGTCGTATCATGTTGGAGGTCAAGGCGCTGATATTCATATAGGTACTAATGGCTATGTTAATACTTCGGGCAGTTTTTCTCGATGGTCTGCAAGCTATGCAGGTGCCATTGCTTCTTTCTATAGACAAGGCGTTATTGCTTTTAATACAAATAGTAGTTCTGGTGCTGTTGCAGAAAGAATGCGTATCGATCCGTCGGGTAATGTCGGTATTGGTACTTCTCCAACTTATAGATTGGATGTGTCGGGCGCAATTAGGGCGACAAATACCAGCGGTTCAACCATTATTGCTAACAGAACTTCCAATCCAGGTTCATTAGAACTTCAATATGATGGAACCCAAACTGCGCAGTTTTCAGCGTTATCTGGCGGTGGAGTTGCCACCTATGTAGGTTCTACTCCAACAGAAGCCATGCGTATTGATAGCTCTGGTAACTTGCTGGTTGCTACTACTGATAATGCTAGCGCAACTGGTACAGTTTCTGGTATTAGGCTTCTTGCCAACGGCATATTTACTGCGGCAACGTCATCTGACTCCATGTACATATCTAGAAGAACAACTACTGGTGCTATCATTCAATTTAGGTACAACACAACTAATGTTGGAACTATTAGCACAAACGGCTCAACAACATCTTACAACACCTCATCAGACTACCGCCTCAAAGAAAACGTAGTAAGTCTAGACAACGCTACAGACCGTCTTAGGCAAATCCCTGTCCATCGCTTTAATTTTATTGCAGACCCTGACACAACTGTAGACGGATTTGTTGCGCACGAAGTTGCTGATGTAGTCCCTGAAGCTATTGTCGGAACTAAGGACGAAGTAGACGACGAAGGCAACCCCGTTTATCAAGGTATAGATCAGAGCAAGCTAGTGCCTCTACTGACTGCGGCACTGCAAGAAGCCCTTACTAAGATTGAATCACTAGAGACTAGACTCGCTGCACTGGAGGCTAACTAATGTCAAGCGCTGTAAATACATAAATAAAAAAACTAGTTTGTATAAATAATATGGTAACAAGATGAAACAAACAGGCTTATCTGGAACAATAGAGATTAAAAAGGCCGACGGGTCTGTAATCAAACTAAATTTGAAATCAATAGATAATTCTAAAGAAACCTTAGGAGAAAACAAAAATGGCGACACTCGAACACCCGACAAACATTCGGAACCTGATCGCTGACACCGTCGTAGATCAAATCGATGCAGGCAGCAGTAACGGCAAGCTGTACTTCTATGATACTAATGGCGGTGCTAGTGCAGGTGGTACGGTTCTAGCAACTCTTCCTCTGAGCGATCCTGCCTTTGGACCTGCTGCTTCAGGAACTGCAACGGCTAACACTATTACTTCTAACACGAATACTGGTGCTGGCACCGTACGTTGGTTTGAAGTTGTAGATTCAAACGATAACGTGATCTTTGAAGGTGATGTAAGTTCAGACGACGACGCTAACGGATCTATTCAGTTGTCATCTACCAATCTGGGTACTGGTGATACTGTCTCCGTAAGCGCGCTCTCTTATACAGCTCCGGCTTAATATTTAATGAAAATGGGTAACGTTGTCTTTGACCGTTACCTCACTTTCGGCCAAAGACTAATCACATCAAAAGACCGGCTCGACCGGTCTTTTTCATGCGTGGTGAAATATGGCTGATAGATTTTACGTAGTAGACGGATATGTCGAGCTCGGTTACGTAGAACGAGAGATCGACGTATCAGCAGCATTAGCTGCAGAAGCTTCTACACTCAGTGGTACAGCTGAGCGTAATATAGTTTCTACTTCTGGTTCACTTGTATCTAGTGGTTCTTCATTGGGTACTGGTGAACGCACGATCACTACGACAACCGCTCCTCTAGCATCTCAAAATTCCTCTGTTAGTGGTACTGCTGAAAGAGCAGTCACTGCATCAGGAACATTAGTATCTGAAAATGTAGCTGTCAGTGGTACAGTTGGAAGAGAAGTTGTAACTGTATCTGCCGCACTCACATCTACAAACTCTACAACAGGTACAGCCGAACGAGAAATTACGGGAACTGGTACTCTCACCGCCACTAATAGTGTTGTTGGAACAGGTGAGCGTGAGCTCACTGGTTCTGGTACACTGCCACAAAATAATGTTAGTGTAAGTGGTACAGCTAAACGTACTATTGTATCGACTTCAGCATCACTTACTAGTACAAACTCGTCTACTGGTACTGCTAAACGTGAAGTTACTACAGTCAATGGTAGTCTGACTACAACCGCATCAGTATCTGGTAGCGGCGAAAGACAAATTACAGGTAGCGGTACTTTAGTTTCCGACAACTCTGCACTTGGCACCGGTGAACGTGAGATTACAACAACTACAGCTACACTGACAACATCAGCGAGTGTTAGTGGTACTGGTGAAAGAGAAGTTACTGGTACGGGTACTCTTACTAGCAATAACTCATCTGTAGGTACTGGCGAAAGAGAAATTACCTCGGTCAGCGCTTCGTTCAGTACGTCAGCATCTGTTAGCGGTATTGGTGAAAGAGAAGTTACAGGCTCAGGCACACTCACTGCAACTAACTCAAGTACGGGTGTTGGTGAGAGAGAAATAACTGGTTCTGGTACATTACCGCAAAATAATGTGAGTGTGAGTGGTACAGCAGAACGAACCGTAGTATCGACTTCAGCATCACTTATCAGCACAAACTCATCTGCTGGTACGGCTGAGCGTGAAGTTACTACGGTCAGCGGTAGTCTGACTACAACTGCCTCAGTGTCTGGAACTGGTGAGAGAGAAGTTACCGGTAGTGGTACTTTAGTTTCTAACAACTCAGCACTTGGTACCGGCGAGCGCGAAATTACTACGACTACAGCGTTGCTAACAACATCGGCTAGTGTCAGTGGTACTGGTGAAAGAGAAGTCACCGGTTCAGGTACTCTTACTACTACTAATTCTATATCTGGTACAGCTGAGCGTGAGGTTACTGGTTCAGGTACTCTTGTAACTACTAACTCAAGTTTGGGCACAGGCGAGCGTGAGATTACAACAGCTAGTGCATCTCTTACAACAACAGCTTCCGTATCTGGTACTGGTCTCACCGCTAGAACCGCGTCTGGTATTCTTGTATCAAGTGATTCAACAGTTGTAGGTACTGCAGAACGAGAAATCACTACTGTATCTGCTGCGCTTACATCTACTAATTCATCTACAGGTACCGCTGAGCGTGAAGTTACTACAGTTAGTGCTACTCTAACTACGTCTGCATCTATCAGCGGTACAGGTTTACGAACTGTTGTTTCAACATCAGGCGCACTGACATCAAACAACTCTGCACTGGGTACGGGTGAACGAGAAATCACCACGACTACAGCGTTGCTAACAACATCGGCTAGTGTTAGTGGTACGGCAGAACGAGAAATTACAGGTACCGGCACACTTACGTCGACGAACTCTTCGACGGGTGTTGCAGAACGTGAAGTTACTACTGTTAGTGCTACGCTAACAACTTCTGCATCTGCGAGTGGTACAGGTTTACGAACTGTTGTTTCGACATCTGCTGCTCTAACATCGAACAACTCTGCGTTGGGTACGGGTGAGCGTGAAATCACTGGCACTGGCACATTACCACAAAATACCGTAAGCGTTAGCGGTACGGGTGAACGTCAAGTCACTGGTACAGGTACGCTCACTAGTACTAACTCTAGTACAGGTGTTGGCGAAAGAGAAGTTACAACAGTAAATGCAGCTCTAACTACTTCAGCATCAGTAAGTGGTACTGCAGAGCGCACAGTTGTTTCGACGTCTGCTTCGCTAACATCTAATAATTCAGCACTTGGTACTGGTGAAAGAGAAATTACCACAACTACAGCGGCATTCACTACGAGTGCATCTGTTTCTGGTACAGGTGAAAGAGAAATTGTAACAGTCGATGCAACTCTTACAACTGAAGCAAGTGTAAGCGGCACAGGTGTAAGAGAGGTTACAGGCTCAGGTACATTAACATCTACTAATTCAAGTGTAGGTGTAGGTGAACGCGAAATAACATCTGTATCGGCTACACTACAAAGTGCAATCGCGAGTGTAAGTGGTACAGTAGAACGTGAAGTAACTGGTTCTGGTTCACTTAATTCTACTAATTCAAGTGTCGGTACTGGTGAACGTGAAATCACATTTGTCAGCGGAGTAACGTCAACTAATTCTTCTGCTTCAGGTACGGGTATTAGAACAGTTACTGGTGCTGGTGTTCTTACTACTAGCTCATCAGTCGCGGGTACATTTGAAAGAGAGGTTACCGGTGCTGGTACTCTTGTATCTGGTTCTTCGGCGCTCGGAACTGGTGAGCGTGAGATCACGACGACAACAGCACAACTGACTACAACAAATAGTGTATCAGGAACTGGTGAGAGAAGTGTAGTATTTGTCAGTGGTGTAACAGTCGATAACGGCAGTGTCAGTGGCTCTGGTATCAGAACTGTAGTTGCTAGCGGCGCGCTAAATGCTACTAACTCTTCGACTGGTACAGGTGAAAGAGAAATCACTACAACTGATGCAACTCTTGTCACTTCTGCATCTGTTTCCGGTGTAGCTGAACGCGAGGTTACTGGTTCTGGTACATCGATTGCCAACAACGCTTCCGTTTCTGGTACAGTTGAGCGATCGGTAGTACTTGTCTCTGGTGTTGCTGCAATCAATTCTAGCTCTGTCAGCGGTACAGTTGAACGCACAGTCGTAACAGTTGATGCATCACTACAATCACAGGCTTCAGTCAGCGCAACTGGTGAGCGTGAGGTCGTTGGTACTGGTTCTGCTATATCTGGTTCTTCTGCTCTTGGTACTGGTGAGAGAGAAATCACTACTACAACAGCAATTCTTGCATCACAAGTTGCTAGTGTTTCTGGTACAGTTGAAAGAGAAATCAAGTTTGTATCTGGTGTTACATCAGATAATAGTAGCATTAGCGGCTCTGGTGTCAGAACAGTTACAACTGTCGATGCTAGCATAGTTGCTGGTTCGTCGGTACTTGGTACGGGCGAACGTACTATTACAACTACATCTGCGGCTCTAGTTACTTCTGCTACACTGGCTGGTACTGCTGAGCGAGAGATTACAGGCGTCGGTACATTTACTTCAGATATTTCTGTTGTTTCAGGTACGGTCGAAAGAGAGATTACTGGTACAGGTACACTTGTATCTCAAAACTCAAGCACAGGTGTTGGTGAAAGATCAGTCGTATATGTTAGTGGTATTACTACACCTCAGGTTTCACAAGCGAGTGGATCAGGTTTACGTACTGTTGTATCTACAAGCGGCAACTTAGTATCTGACAACTCTGCGCTCGGCACTGGTGAAAGAGAAATCACGGCAGTATCAGCTGATCTTGTCAGTGTTAATTCAAGTGTTAGTGGTACGACTGAGCGTGTTATTACGGGTGTCGGTACATTACAATCCGCAGGTTCTACGCTTGGTACTGGTGAGAGAGAAATCACATCTACCTTTGCTGCTCTTACTACCTCGGCATCTGTATCTGCTACGGCCGAAAGAGAAGTTAAATCTACGCAAGGTAGCCTAGTAACAACAGTATCCGCTGTACAAGCTATAATGGGTCGCGGAGTATCTGGCGCTGGTATCCTCGTATGCAATAACTCTGCTCTTGGTACAGGTGAACGCGAGATCACTTATAAGAGTGGTGTATCTGCAACTAACTCAGAAGTTTCTGGAACTGGCCTACGAACAGTTGTTCAAACTAGTGGCGTGCTAGAAGCTACAAATTCTACGATTAACTCTACAGTAGAGCGATCAGTAGTACTTGTATCTGGTGTTACTACAGTCAATTCTAGCTCTGTCAGCGGTACAGCGACGCGTGTTATAACTGGTTCAGGTAATCTTGTATCTGATAACTCATCTACAGGTGTAGGTGAACGAACAGTTGTAACTGTTGACGGTGACGTTCAAGGAACAAGTGTTGTTGCTGGTTCTGGTATCAGGTCGATAACACAAACGAATAACGGTGCTCTTGTATCAAATCACTCGGCGCTAGGCACAGGCGTACGTATAATCACATCTAAGTTTACTGCGTTGCCACGATCTGCACCAGGAAATGTAAGTGGTATCGCTGAACGACAAATTAAGAAGGTTACTAATATTGTTTCTGGTAATTCTTCTGCTCTTGGTTCAGGTACACGTACTGTTAATGTCATAAGAGCCGAAATTACTGCACAGCCTGTTTCCATAGCTGTAACTGCTACATATAGAAGCTTCCTCAAAACTGCGCAGGCATCGCTAGATATTAGAGTACCGCCTGAGCAGATATTAGTTGCCACAATTAAAGGTACCAAAGAAATAAGTATTCGTTTGCCTGATCCCAATAAGGCTATCGCAGCGATTGGCAGATAATATGCACAGCTGTGACAAAACTAGGGATGCAAGTTAGATAAATAAAAAATAATAAGACGGAGAAACAAGATGGCAGTTCCAACAACGAGAGATGCATTTAAGGAGTATTGCCTCCGATCTCTTGGTAAGCCTGTAATAGAGATAAATGTAGATGATGATCAGGTCGATGATCGTATTGACCAGGCTTTGCGTTTTTATTGGGATTATCACTTCGATGGCAGCGAGAAGATTTACTACAAACATCTAATTACAGCTGACACCAAAACTAATAAGTATATCGATTTACCTCAAAATATTATCGGTGCTGTTAAATTGTTTCCTATCGGTGATCCGAATACTTCTTCTGGAGACATCTTCAATATCAGGTATCAGATAGCATTGAACGATCTCTATACCTTGACCAATGTAGCATTGCTAGATTACTACATGACGATGGAGCATCTAGCGCTTGTACAAGAACTTCTAGTAGGCAAACCACAAATACGATACAATAGACATCGAAATAGATTGCATATCGACGAAACGGCAGGCGATCTAGAAGTTGGTCAGTATTTACTCGTTGAAGCATATGAGCTAGTCGATCCCACTACATATTCAGATGTATGGGCAGACAGATGGTTACAATACTACGCTGCTCAACTTATCAAACGCCAATGGGGTACAAACCTCACAAAATTTGAAGGGTTGCAATTGCCAGGAGGGGTTACATTTAACGGTAGACAAATATATGATGACGCACAAGCTGAAATTACAAAATTAGAAGAAGAAATGATCAGTAACTACAGTCTACCAGTAATGGATATGATAGGGTAGAGATATCACTAGTATTTGCAGAAGTAGCACTAGCTAATTATACAGTAAAAATAGGAAATGTAAACCCGTAATGGCCACAAACCCGTATTTCGACAATTTTACCAACAGTCCTGAACAGACTCTGATAGAAGATTTAATCATCGAATCTATCAAGATCTATGGTCATGATGTGTTCTATTGTCCACGTACAGTCGTATCTCGCGATAATGTTTTCAATTCAGATGCACTATCTGAGTATAATTCGTCCTATCAAATCGAGATGTATATTAAGAATGTTGAAGGATTCGAAGGAGAAGGCGATTTCCTTTCTAGGTTTAATATTCAAATTCGCGATGAGATTACATTTACTGTAGCAAACCGCCGATATAATGAAGCAGTAGGCGACTATTCATCGTCAATACGACCTGAAGAAGGTGATATCATTTATTTCCCGCTAACAGAGAAAATATATGTAATCAAGTTTGCAGAACACGAAGCTCCTGTCTTCTATCAGATGGGTGCACTGCAGTGTTATGATCTTCGTTGTGAGCAGTGGGAATATAGCGGAGAAAAATTGAATACTGGTGTGCCAACTATCGATAATTACGAAACTCTATATACTCTTTCCGTCAACACAACTGATGATGGTGTCACATATGATGCGAACAACAATATAGTAATGGATGCGAATACAGGCCGACCATTGGGTATGACTAGTGATGAATACTCAGGTGATGAATATGATGATTCTAGAACCTTTCAAACTGTCTCAGAGTTCATCGACTTCTCAGAACAAGATCCATTTAGCGAAGGTGGTAGATACTAATGTTTGGAAGAACTTTTTATCACGATACTCTGCGCAAGTATGTAATCTTGTTTGGTACTCTGTTCAACGATATTCAAATTAACAGAGAAGATGCTAACGGTAATGTCAAACAGGTTATTAAGGTACCACTATCATATGGTCCACGAGAAAAATTCCTGGCCCGCATCGATGGTATCGATGGTGGACGAGATCCACAAGAATTTCCATTTTCGATCGTATTGCCTCGGATGGGTTTCGAGGTAACAGGCTTTAATTATGCATCAGAAAGAAAACTACCTACGATTGGCAGACATACGACAGTAGAATTAAATGATGAGCATGGTAAAAGAAAAATGTATCGTTATAATTCTGTACCATACGATATTAATTTTTCATTATCGATTTATGTAAAGAATACTACTGATGGCACTCGAATTGTAGAGCAGATCTTGCCATACTTCACACCTGAATGGACTACTACGGTTCAACTTACCGAGGATCCTGATATTACCTTAGACATTCCTCTCGTTTTGACAAGTACAAATCAGGACGATGTGTATGAAGGTAATTATGAAGAAAGGCGCGCCTTGATTTGGACTTTAGACTTTACAATGAAAGGTGTATTCTTTGGTCCAACCTATAGAGAAAAGGTTATTAAGCTTGCTAATACACAAATATATGATGCAACACTATATGATAGTATTACAGCTGCTCCTACAGGTACAGCACCAACATTAAAAGTAGCAACACGTTTGCTTAATCAGCCGGGACTTTTAGCTGGAAACACAGCTACTAAATATTCTAATCTAAACGTAGTGCAGGCAACAGCAGTGGCAAGTATAACAGATGGAAAAGTAACAACAATCACTCTCGTTGAAAAGGGTGTAGGTTATCAAAACGCGACAGTTACTATTACTGGCGGTGGCGGTTCAAATGCCACAGCAACTGCATTAGTCGACAGCGATATTGATTCTATAGAAAGCATTACTATAACAAGTGGCGGTACAGGATACACTAGTACACCTACTATTACTATATCAGCTCCTGATCTTGAATCTCTCGCGTTGTCGCAGATCAATGCTGGCGCGAATACTGGAGATGTAGATGTAGTAAAAGGCCCATGGCCTGATGAATGATGAAGGATAAAGAAATGAAAAATTTAAACGATGTTTTAGATGTGAAAGAAACTCACATCATTGAGATTGGTAATGAAGAAAAATTACCCACTACTTATCGTCCATCACTTGAAGATGACAAAGAACTAGACACCGATACCAAATATGTACGTCAGAATTTCTATGATTTGATTGAGAAAGGTCACGGTGCTATCGATGAACTACTCGCAGTAGCAGACCAGTCACAGCATCCACGAGCATATGAAGTACTTGCTACGATGATTAAAACAATGGGTGATATGAACAACGATTTGTTGGGTATGCACGAACGCAAACAAAAACTATCTGGTAAAACACCAGAAGAGAAGAAGGAAACAGTCAACAACAATCTTTTTGTGGGCTCTACGAGTGAGCTACTGAAGTTGATGAATAAAGATGACAGTTGATATTAAGGATATTGAGGAATACCGTTCATATCTCGGTAATATAAACCTCAAGCGTAAAGGCGTTACTATAGAATGGACCGAAGACATGGTCAAGGAGTTCATGAAGTGCGCCAAAGATCCCATCTATTTTGCTGAGCGGTATATTCAGATTGTCCATGTAGATCACGGACTCATACCAATCAAGCTCTACGAATATCAAAAGGACATCATTGAAAAAACCACAAAGAACAGAAGAACATGCGTGGTTACAAGCCGGCAGGCGGGTAAGACAACGACTGCTGTTTGCCTTATACTCCATTATATTCTTTTTAACGATCATAAGCTTGTCGCTCTTCTCGCAAACAAAGGAGATGCTGCGAGAGAAATATTGGATCGTATCAAGACGGCTTATGAAGCTCTGCCGAAATGGTTGCAGCAAGGTGTCATCGAATGGAACAAAGGATCGGTAGAATTTGAGAATGGTTCTAAGATTCTTGCAGCAGCCACATCATCATCAGCAATTCGAGGTAAATCAGTATCTTTTCTTTATATAGACGAAACAGCATTCGTAGAGAACTGGGACGAATTCTTCGCTTCGGTATTTCCTACAATTTCTTCTGGTACAACAACCAAAATTCTTTTGACATCGACACCGAACGGTCTGAATCACTTCTACAAGACGTGCGAAGGAGCGAAAGCGGGCAAGAACGGGTATCAGTTCGTACAAGTACTATGGACTGACGTACCAGGTCGAGATGATAAATGGCGAGAAGAAACACTCGCCGCGATGGACTTTGACACAGAGAAATTTGCGCAGGAAATGGAATGTGAATTTCTCGGTTCGTCAGGTACATTGATCGCAGGCTGGAAACTCAAGCAACTCGTATATAAAGAGTCTATAAAAGAAGTAGGCGGTATTATAGTATATGAAGAGCCAAAATTAGAAGGCAATTATGTCATAGTCGTCGACGTGAGTAGAGGCAAAGGCCTTGACTACTCGGCTTTCCAAGTCATCGACATCACACAAATGCCTTATGTTCAGGTTGGTGCATATCGTAATAATATGATCACACCTGTAGATTACGCTGCTGCTGTACACGCAGCTGCAAAGTATTTTAACGATGCTAATATACTCGTTGAAGTCAATGATATCGGAGAACAAGTTTCCGGTATTATTTTTGAAGAATACGAATACGAAAATATGTTACTGACAGAAAACAATGGACGAGAAGGTAAGCGTCTATTGTCTGGTGTAGCAGGATTCAACGGCAGAGCAGATAAAGGTATACGTACTACTAAATCTGTCAAGTCTATCGGTTGTTCTATGATCAAACTGCTCGTAGAACAGAATCAATTGATCATCAATGATTTTGAAACTATTCGCGAGTTCTCTACTTTTAGTCAGAAGGGAACTTCATATGAAGCAGAACCAGGCAATCATGACGATTTAGTCATGTGCCTTGTACTTTTCGGTTGGTTATCCAATCAGAAATTTTTTAAAGAGCTCACTGATATAAATACTGTCATAAACCTCAAAGAGATGAACGAGGAAAAAGTTTTTAGCGAATTGGTACCCTTCGGTATGATAGATGACGGTCAGAAAGATTTCGAGGACCCACACCCGGTGTCAACTCGAGGCAATGACATTAATTGGTTACTTTGAAATATCGATTATTATAAATAAAAGTACGATCTACATAATTAAAATAATTTAGGGAGAACAAAAATATGCCTTTTCAATTAAGCCCAGGCGTTAATGTTACAGAGATCGATCTGACCACTGTAATCCCTGCCGTTGCCACTACCGACGCAGCTATTGGCGGCGTCTTTAAGTGGGGACCGGTAGACAAGCCTACACTCGTAATTAGCGAATCAGAACTTGCTAATGTTTATGGTAGACCTGACAGCGATAACGCTGAAACTTGGTTTACTGCTGCCTCGTTCCTCGCTTACTCTAATAGACTTCACGTATCGCGAGCACATCACTCTACTGGTAATGCCGCTCGTTTTGCAGCCTATGCAGTTAATGGTGCTAACTATCTAATCTATGATGGTGCTGCCAGCGCACTCACATCTACTTCAACAGGTGACGAAATTTCAGAAGTTATTGCTGGTGTCGCCGCTGGATCATTGATCACCGACATCGACGACGGTTTAATCTCTGTTACGGTTACTGATACTAGCGGATCTGATTTTGATGACACCACTGGCCTCTTTACTGTAGCAAACCCAATGAACCTTGTAGAAGGTGAAGAAGTTAGTCTAGACACCGCAGCTAATCCCCCAGAAGATGCTGGTGGTGTTAGTCTTTCAAACACCGGTACTTACTATGTAACTAGTGTGTCCGTAGGTGTTTCTACGACTACGTTTGGTCTGACTGCAAGTCAGGGCGGTACTATCATTTCAAATTACTCAGACAAAGGTAGCGGCGCATTAGTAGTTAATCGCGTAGCTAACTCTCAGACGCGTATTTCAATTAGCAAGAATTTTACTGGTCTATCTGGTTCGTATAACTTTGAATCGTTTGATCCTAAATATTCTTTCAATGCAGTTGCAAACAATAATACACTGCAAACTGACGCGTTGCTAGCACAACACATCGTCAAGAACGAAGATCACTATGATAGTGGATCTCAATCATTTGATGCATCTGTACAATTTGTAGCGAAGTATCCTGGCAAATTGGGTAATTCACTGAAAGTATCCGTATGCGAAAGTTCTACGGCTTATCAGCAAAATGTTAGCACTGTTAACGTCTATTTGGATCTTGATGTTGGTTCAAATACTGCTACACTCGCGGGCCAAGCAAATACCGACGTTGGTACATTCGTTGGAGCACTGAGTGTTGGTGATTTGCTGAAGTTCGGAACTCAAGAAAATGGTATTCAATATCTTGAAGTCTCTTCACTGCCTGCGACAGCTGGTGTAACTGCAAATTCTGGTTACTCAATTGGGTTCCTCGAGAATCTTTCCATCTCCGAAGCAGTTGATATTAACGGAACTGGATCATTACAACGAAATTGGGGTTATTGGGGATTGGTTGAAGCCGCTCCTGGTACCTCTAACTACGTAGCTAAACACGGTAATACTGCAGCGACAGACGAACTTCATATCGTTGTCATTGACGAAGATGGTGATATTTCAGGTGTACCAGGAACAATCCTTGAAGTTTGGGACGGTTTGTCACGTGCTACTGATGCTAAGAGCGACGACGGTGCATCTATCTATTATAAAGATGTCATCAATCAATCCTCTAATTGGTTGTGGTGGGCAAATGATAGTTCTACTGCGCCCTCAGCTACTGCACAACTGGTCGCATCGTCTTCAGCACCTCCGTCGACAATGAGTTTTGGATTCGGTCGTGATATCGCTGCAGAAGGTTCTCAATCAATCCTCGGCGATTGTATGAGAGCATATGACAAGTTCAAGTCAGCTGAAGATTATGATATCTCATTGGTTCTGACTGGTAAGTCATTCGGTGGTTCATCATCTTATCTTGGTCGAACCGTAACTGGATTCCAGTTTGCAAACTATCTGATCGATAACATCGCAGAACGACGTAAGGATTGTGTAGTATTTGTATCACCTGAAAAGGCTGATGTAGTAGCGAATGTTACTGACATCACGCAAGATTGTATTGACTTCAGGTCACAAATGCGTTCTACTTCTTATGCTGTACTTGATAGTGGTTACAAGTACATGTATGACAAGTATAACGACGTGTATCGATGGATTCCCATCAACGGTGATACTGCTGGTCTTTGTGCTTACACTGACGACTCACGCGATCCATGGTGGTCACCTGCTGGTTTCAATCGCGGTAACTTGAAGAATGTTGTGAAGCTAGCTTGGAACCCAAAGAAAGCTGAACGTGATCTTCTGTACAAGAACGGCATCAACCCAATAGTTAACTTCCCTGGACAAGGTATAGTAATGTTCGGTGATAAGACGCTGCTTGCTAAGCCTTCAGCGTTCGATCGCATCAACGTACGTCGACTCTTCATTGTCCTCGAGAAAGCGATTGCTACCGCTGCTAAGTTTACTCTCTTCGAATTCAACGATGAATTCACGCGAGCAAGCTTCGTCAACCTCGTTACTCCTTTCTTGAGGGACGTACAAGGTCGTCGCGGTGTTACCGACTTCATTGTAATCTGTGATGAGACGAACAACACTGGTGAAGTAATCGATCGTAACGAGTTTGTTGGTGATATCTACATCAAACCAGCTCGAAGCATCAACTTCATCCAGCTCAACTTCGTCGCTGTACGAACTGGCGTAGAATTCTCCGAAGTTATTGGACAATTCTGATAAATAAGATAAATAAGAAAAAATACAGGAGAATAAAACATGCCATTTAGTGTACAGAACTTCAAGTCAGCGGCTCTCAGTCAGGGTGGGTATCGTCCCGCCCTGTTTGAAGTACAGGTCACGACTTTGGGTGAAGAGTTCAATCTGCTTTGTATGTCATCGCAAGTACCGGCATTTACTACTGGCGTAATCGAAGTTCCTTACTTCGGTCGTAAAGTAAAAATTGCTGGTGATCGAACATTCGCAGAATGGACTACCACTGTAATGATCGAAGAAGACTTTAGTCAACGTGCAGTACTCGAAGAGTGGGCGCGTAAGGTAAATGACGGTCCTTCTAACATTCGATCTTACGGTTCACCTGAAGACTATAAAGAAGATGCTACTATCAAGCTTTATGGTAAGACTGGCTCTAAGCTTCGTGAGTATCAACTCGTAGGTTGCTGGCCTTCAGATATCGGTACTATTGAATTGGATTGGAACACTACTGATACGATCGGTACTTACACGGTTACTTGGTCATTCGATTACTTCAACCCCGGTTCCTAATCCGGTCCACTTGACTAGTCAATAGAGGGGATATAAATAAACTTATATCCCCTTTATTTCATCGGAGATAATGAATGGACCTTTTTGGATTTGAAATAAACAGGAAAAAAGAGCAAAAAGAAGCTGAGAAGCTTGTCTCTTTCGTTCCCCCTTCTAATGAAGACGGCGCGTTAACCGTTGCCGCAGGTGGTGTCTATGGCACCTACGTCGACCTCGATGGTTCAGTCAGAACCGAAGCAGAACTTGTCAATAAGTATCGAGCCATCTCGTTCGATCCTACTATTGACATGGCTATTCAAGAGATTTGTAACGAAGCAATCGTAGAAGATAGTGATGAAGATACTATATCGATCGTGCTCGATGATGTAGAACAGCCAGATAATATTAAGAAAACTATACAAGAAGAATTTGAAAACGTCCTACAACTTCTAGAATTTAATCGTCTAAGTTACGAATTATTCCGACGATGGTATGTAGATGGACGTCTATATTACCATGTTCTCGTTGACGAGAAAAAACCTCAGAAAGGTATTTTAGAAGTACGATATGTAGACCCACGCAATATTAAGAAAGTACGTGAAGTCAAGAAAGAGAAAGATCCCAAGACTGGTGTGACTATCGAGAAGGTAATCAACGAGTATTATATGTACTCACCTGCAGGTTTCTTGAAGCGGTCTGGTTCCATTACTGGTTCTACAATGAACTCCTACGGTTCTTCTGGTTCACCTTCAGCTGAAGGTGTAAAGATTGCACGAGACGCAGTAGTCTATTGCACATCAGGAAATCAAAGTCTCGACAACAAACTCATTCTTTCGTGGTTGCACAAAGCTATTCGACCGCTCAATCAGTTGCGCTCGATGGAAGATTCATTGGTCATCTATCGAATCTCACGTGCACCTGAAAGACGAATCTTTTATGTAGATGTTGGTGGTCTGCCTAAAGCTAAAGCAGAACAATACCTCGCCGACATCATGACCAAATTTAAGAATAAGGTCGTCTATGATTCATCGACCGGTGAAATCAGAGATGATCGTAAGTTTATGACAATGCTCGAAGACTTCTGGCTTCCTCGTCGAGAAGGTGGACGTGGTACAGAAATCACTACACTCCCTGGTGGCCAAAATCTAGGAGAAATCGAAGATGTTGTTTATTTCCAAAATAATCTATATCGTGCTCTCAATGTACCCATCACTCGACTACAGCCTGAGACGTCATTCACTCTTGGCCGTGCTACTGAGATTTCTCGGGACGAGGTAAAGTTCGGTAAATTTATCTTTAGACTGCGTAATAAGTTTTCCGAATTGTTTATGAAACTCCTCGAACGTCAATTGATTCTCAAGGGTGTATGTACAACAGAAGATTGGAAAGAATGGCGCGAACAGATTAAATTTGATTTTGCAGTTGATAACTACTTCGAAGAACTAAAGACAATGGAAATGAACCGAGATCGTATCGGTTTATTGAGAGAGATGGAAGAATATGTTGGTAAATATTACTCGCACGATTATGTTCGAAGATATGTCCTGCAACATACTGAAGAAGAAATCAAAGACATCGACAAAGAAATTGCCGATGAAAAGAAAGATGAAAGATATGTAGATCCAGAAGAATTAATGCAAGACGAAGAACCTGAGGAGGCTCCAGAGGCTCCACCACCTGCGCCTACATATAAGCTAGTACCTGACGATCAAAAGAAAGATGACGCAGCTTGAGACCGCTTTCAATATAAATAAAGGTAGAAATTACTTGGAGACATATTATGACTGATATAACTGACTTTATTGGTGCCGCAGTAGCGGACAAGCCCGTAGCAGCTCTTAAAGCTTTTTCGGCGGCCATGGAACCTAAGATTACTGATGCCTTAGATACACGTTACGATGAGGTATCACGAGCAGTCTTTAATCGAGTAGACGCAGAAGACGAAGCTGAAATGCGTGAACTCGAAGATGAGGCCGTAGAACAAGAATTAGAAACCGAAATGGAAGAACCTCAAGATGTCTGAACTATTAAGTAACATTTTAGAAAAATATAAGAAGGCTGGTGCCCTTGATATTGATCGTTCTGGCGCAGACGGCAAAGAAGAAGATTTTATCGGTAAACATATTGATAATGTCGAAGTCGTTGATGGTCCTGGCATGAAAGAGATCGATGCTGCCGTTGCCGCTGTTTCACATGCAAAACGAGCTCCTCATCACGGCCATGAAGTCGATAGCGATGATGACGTATATGAGTCTTTCGATATGACATACGCTGACGATATCGAAGAGCTGTATGGTATGGAATGGGACGATGAAGATCTTATGATCGAAGAAGAAGTTCTGCAAGAAGACGCAGCATTCTTCATGAGACTTATCGACGAAGTAGTCGAAGAGTTCTATAATGAAGAAGCTGACGAAGAAGAAAAAGCAATGCTCGACGAGATGCTGGCTACCGACGAAGGTTATATCGAGTTCGTTGACCTAATTTTTGAAGGCAAACTCGGTGATGCTGATGAAGGTGGTGATGAAGAAGTTATCGTTGCAAATCCTAAGCTCAAAGGTAAGAAAGCTAAGGGAGATGGCAAGACGAAAGGCAAAGAAGACCAGATGGTCAAAGAAGATGTCGAGCGGCATGCAGATGTAAAAATGGTTAAGATGAAGACGCCTGACGGCAAAGTAGTATTTCGTAAGTCGAGAGCTGAAACTGAAGTGAGCAAAAGGAGTAACTAATGATTGTTAAACCTAAAGCTGCTGAAATAAATCTTAGTACTGCGAATACTGTCAACGATGCTACATGTGTTAGAATCTACAATCAAAACGCTGGAGATGTTGTGATTACTAATACCGTTACATCAGGATCATTTACTCTCCCTGGCGGCGCAATTACTTTTGTACAAAAAGCTGCAAGCGATACATTGACTGCAGGTTCTGCAGTAAAGGCAGTTAGCGTAGCATTTAATATCTCCTAAGGTAACGACATGAAACTAATAAAAGAAATTAATGAAACAGTCAAAGTCCTAACTGAAGAGACAGAAGACGGAAAGAAAAGCCTCTATATCGAAGGTATCTTTCTACAAGGAAACATTCAAAACCGTAACGGCCGCCGTTATAACACTGACATCCTCGAGAACGAAGTCAATCGCTATGTAGCTGAGTCAGTATCAAAAGGTCGTGCATACGGTGAGCTCGGTCATCCCGATGGTCCTGCTATCAACCTCGATCGAGTATCTCATATTATTACTAGTCTAGTCCGTGAAGGTGATAACTTCATTGGCAAGGCAAAGATTTCTTCTACACCTATGGGAAAAATCGTAGAAGGTCTGCTTTCAGACGGCGCACAACTCGGCGTATCATCTCGAGGTATGGGTTCTCTGAAAGAAGGCAAAGACGGTGTGATGGAAGTTCAAGAAGATTTTTATCTCGCGACTGCCGCTGACATCGTAGCCGATCCATCTGCGCCTGATGCTTTTGTAAATGGCATCATGGAAGGTGTTGAATGGGTTTGGCAGCATGGTAAAGCAGTAGCCATGAGAGTAGAAGATCTTGAGCGAGAAGCTCAAAAAGCTGTTCGTAAGAAGAAACTAAACGAACAGGCAAAGCTGCACATGTTTGAAAAATTTCTCAATGAGATTTCAAAAGTTTAAATTATATAAATACTAAACACTAGTATCAAAATAATCTAGGAGATATATCTAATGTCTGAAGTTAATCAAATCGAAGTTGAAGAGGCAGTAGATGTAGTTGAGCAAGAGGAATCTCTTGAAGAAGCTTCATCCGCAGCAGCTGAAACTTTAAAGCCTTCAGCAACTAAAACTCAGATGCTTGGCGATCTGATGTCTAAAGTTGCTGGCATGACAAAGCAGGACCTTTCTGCTTTCCTCGACAAGACTCTTGCCCAAGTTGGCAAAGAGGCAGATTCAGTTCCCGATACGTCTGGTAAGAACAAAGCAAGTGTTGCAACTTCTGGCGCTGGTGTACCTTCGCCCCGTGTTGCTGTTCCTGCTAAGGCGATGAAGGAAGATATGGACGAGCTTCTTGCTGATCAAGAAGATTTGTCTGAAGACTTCAAAGCAAAAGCTTCTACTCTTTTCGAAGCAGCAGTTCAGAATCGTGTGATTCTTGAAGTTGCTCGTCTTGAAGAAGAGTTTGAAACTCAGCTTGAAGAAAAAATTACAGAGTCAGTTGATGAACTGCATCAGCAAGTAGAACAGTATATGGACTACGTTGTTGAGCAGTGGATGCAAGAAAACGAAGTTGCTATCGAGAATAACTTCCGTGTTCAAGCAACCGAGTCATTCATCGACGGCCTCAAGAATCTTTTTGCAGAGAGCTACGTTGAAGTTCCCGAAGAAAAGATCGATCTCGTTGCTGAGCTTCAAGCATCAGTATCAGAGCTCGAAGAATCATTGGAATCAGTGCAGGCCGAAAACCTGAAACTGAATGCATTGATTAGTGAAGCATCTGTAGAAGCCGCCTTCGACGAAGTGTCAGAAGATATGGTTGATACGCAAGTTGAAAAGCTTCGCTCATTGGCTGAAGGCATTGAATATGCTGATGCCGAAGAGTATGCAGAAAAACTGAAGATCATTAAGGAACAGTATTTCACTGAGTCTACTAAAGAAAACGAAGGATCTACTGGTCTAATTGATGAAGAAGTTTCTGTTGGTTCTAATGATGAGTCTGAAGAGGGACAGCAACTTATTCCCGAAGAGATGAAGCATTATTTCCAAGCAATTTCTAGAACTCATAGAAGTTAACTTTTTTATAAATACACCAAGTAAATCCAAAATAATAAACAGGAGTACTACTAACATGAATTTAAATGAACAAATTCGAAACAAGTGGGCACCAGTGATCTCTCACCCTGATCTTCCTGAAATCACTGATTCCCACAAGAAAATGGTTACCGCTATGGTCCTCGAGAACACCGAGCGTGCTCTTCGAGAGGCTGCTTCACAAGGCGCTACCCAGCAACTTCTTTCTGAAACACCTTCTAACACCATCGGTGATAACTTCGGCGGCCAGTTCGCTGGTTTCGATCCGATCCTCATCAGCCTTGTTCGTCGTACTCTGCCGAACCTGATGGCTTATGATGTATGTGGCGTTCAGCCTATGACTGGACCGACTGGTTTGATCTTCGCTCTTAGCGCTCAGTACGCTCCGGATGGTGCTAACACCACTCCTCGTACCGAAGCTATGTACGACGAAGCCGACACCGACTTCTCTGGTACTGGCACCCATTCTGGTAACTCTCAGACTGGTGGCAAAGGTACTGGTATGACTACTGCCGCTGCTGAATCACTCGGCGTGTCTGGTGGTACTGCATTCGGTGAGATGGCGATGAAGATCGACAAAGTTACTGTAACTGCTAAGTCACGTGCGTTGAAGGCGGATTACTCGCTTGAACTCGCTCAAGACCTGAAAGCAGTACACGGTCTTGACGCCGAAGCTGAACTCAGCAACATCCTCGCTGCTGAGATCTTGGCTGAAATCAACCGCGAAGTAATTCGTACGATCAACCTTGCAGCTGTAGCTGGTTCACAAGGCACTGTATCTTCTAACGGTACTTTCGACCTTGACGTTGACGCTTCAGGTCGTTGGTCAGTTGAGAAGTTCAAGGGCCTGATGTTCCACATCGAGCGTGAAGCTAACAAAGTAGCCAAGGACACTCGACGTGGTAAGGCTAACCTGATCATCTGTTCTTCTGACGTAGCTTCTGCTCTTCAGATGGCTGGTGTTCTGGATTACACGCCTGCTCTGAACAGCAACTCTTTGGCTGTTGACGATACTGGCAACACCTTCGCTGGTGTACTGAACGGTCGGTTCCGTGTATACATCGACCCCTATGCAACTACTAACTACATGAACATCGGCTACAAGGGTGCAGGCGCATTTGACGCTGGCATCTTCTACTGCCCCTATGTTCCTCTGCAGATGGTACGTGCGGTCGATCAGGATACCTTCCAGCCGAAGATTGGTTTCAAGACTCGTTACGGTCTGGTCGAGAACCCCTTCGCTCACTCAGTACAAGGTACGCCTGCTGTATCCGACGGTGCAATCACCAACGGTACCAACGCATACTATCGTATGTCTACGGTCAGCAACCTGTTGTAATAAAAAGAATCCCAAAAGGGACACTTTTAAAGGGAGCTTCGGCTCCCTTTTTTTGTATAAATAATAAGCTCATAAGAGCGTAACAAAGGAGGGAAACTATGGACCTTAACCTACCACTTGTCGGTAAAATCCACTGGCCGTCGCTACTCCTCGGAGGTGGAGTGGTCTTAGTACTCGCTATTTTGTTGTAATCTGATCATGAGCGACGGGGACTTCGGTCCCCGTTTTTATAAATAATAGAAAACATGGTATAATATTTTTATGGCAATGAACAAGAATATGCTATCGCCAGTCGGCTTTAGTTTCCATATCAAAAAATTACCAGAGCTGAACTTCTTTGTTCAGAGTGTAACTATGCCTGGCGTGAATCTGCCTGTGTTTGAGCAACCTACCCCGCTTAAATCTATTCCTCGTATAGGTGATCACCTTCAATATGGAGAATTGACAGTCAACTTCAAAATTAATGAAGATTTAGGAAACTATATCGAGATATATGATTGGCTCGTGGGTATTAGTTTCCCTGATTCTTATACTCAATATAAAGAAATAGCTGCTGAAAGCAAACAATTAACAGGTGATGGTATTGAATCTGATGGTTATATGATGATCTTGTCATCTGCTATGAACCCTGTAGTTCGTATTGATTTCGAAGATATGTTTCCTATTGGCCTCAGTGATATCACTATGGATTCACGTGATACGGGCATTGAATATCTCGATGCTACTGCTACGTTTAAATTCCTCAAATATAGATTTACATCGCTCTAGTTTTGTAGTATAATTATTCTTTTGCGGGTATAGTTATGACTCTTGATGAAATCTTTGAATTATGGGGCGAGGATACTCAGATCGACAGAACTGAGTTAGGCAACGCCGCACTTGAACTAGCTAAACTACATCACAAGTACTATCGTATCTTTTCTCAAGAAAGATTGATTCATAAGAAGCTCGAAGCAGACATGAAACAGTTGAAGCTTGATAAGCTTGAGTTCTACGTAGACGGACCTACAGAAGAACAAATAGAGAAAGGTTGGAAGTTACCGCCAAAGGGACGTATCCTCAAATCAGACGCTGGTCAATATGTCGATGCAGACTCTGACGTCATTGCGCTTAACCTCAAACTTGCGTATCAGCAAGAAAAGCTAGAGCTATTAGCAGACATCATCAAAACAATTTCTAATCGTGGATTCCATATCAAATCTGCGATTGATTGGGAAAGGTTCAAAGTCGGCGCATGAAGATAGTAGTGACAGGGGCCTGTGGTTACATAGGTTCACATCTTGTAGTAAGACTCGCCGAGCTCGGTTATGAAGTCATATCAACTACAAATAATATTACAGAAAATCATGAACTGGTTAAAAAGCATTCTTATGTTTTAAGATTTACCGCAAACCAACGTCATGATATGTATCTTGAACAGTCTGATACGTTGATACATCTCGGCGGATATATTTCTGTAGAAGAATCAATGACAGATCCACTCAAATATTATCATGGAAATACTTCCGAGACGATTAGATTATTGAAAGATTATAAATGGAAGAATGTTATCTTTGCTTCTACAGCAGCATGCTTTGACCCTGTATCTCATTATGCCAAATCAAAGCTAGCATGTGAATGGGCAATCAGAGCAATTGCACCAAACTACACTATCTTTCGTTTCTTTAATGTAGCAGGTATCAATGAAGGACATCACTATGTCAATCCGACTACTCATATCATCAGTAAGCTAGCTGAATGCGCTGTCAATAAAACAAAGTTTATCATGAACGGCCATGATTTTGATACACCTGATGGTACATGTGTAAGAGATTATATCGATGTCAATGATCTAGTAGAAGCAATTGTGAAGGCAATAAATAAACCTGCCAATACTGAATACGAATGTTTGGGCTGTGGTTTAGGTTATTCAAACAAAGCAGTGTTGCATACGATGGAATCAGTGATAGGAAAACACGTCGACTATGATTATGGCCCGCGAAGAGATGGTGATCCTGCTCGCCTTGTTGTACCCGAAGTTTCTTCTTATTTAAATCCAACTAAAACACTAGCTGACATGTGTAAGTCGACGTATGGATATTTTAAGAATCTCAAAGATCAATGAGGTTTATAACAAGGTAGCCACTGATGATCGTGGCATTGCCGAAGAACTGTCTGCGTACTTTACGTTTAAGGTTCCTGGTTTCCAGTTTATGCCAGCCTATCGTAATAAATTTTGGGATGGTCAGATACGACTCTATAATACATCGACTCAGATGTTATACTCTGGTCTCAATAACTACGTGCAGATATTTGCTAAAGAGCGCGGCTATGACGTTGAGTATGAGTACGATAACTCAGCGGAAAATTTTTCGGTAGTCGAAGCGAAGAAGTTTATCGAGAAAGAAAAGTTTACCATGGCTCCTCGTGATTACCAGATCGAAGCATTCGTGGATGCAGTACGATATAAGCGTGGACTCTTCATCTCACCCACAGCGTCTGGTAAGTCCTTCATCATCTATATGATCATGCGTAAGCTACTACGTCCTACGTTGATCGTTGTGCCCACGACTACGCTGGTACATCAGATGTACTCAGATTTTCAAGAGTACGGATTCAATAGCGACAAATACTGTCATAAGATATTCAGTGGTAAAGATAAGAACACAGACAAGCCAGTCGTCATCACCACATGGCAGTCCATATACAAACTACGGAAAGATTGGTTCAAGAAGTTTGATGTGGTGATTGGTGACGAAGCACACCTCTTCAAAGCCAAATCACTGACATCTATCTTAGAAAAGATGGAAGATACAGAGTATCGCTTTGGTTTTACAGGTACATTGGACGGTACACAAACACATAAGCTTGTGCTCGAAGGTTTATTCGGTCCTGCGCAGAAGGTCATATCAACGAAGGAGTTGATGGACAGTGGTACATTGGCAGACTTTAAGATCAAGATACTTGCATTGAAATACCATGATGAGATTCGTAAGATCGTATCGAAGATGGACTATCAAGCCGAGATGGACTTTCTCGTGTCACACGAAGGTCGTAACAAGTTTATCAAGAACCTTGCACTTTCGTTAAATGGTAACACTCTTTTACTGTTTCAATATGTTGACAAACATGGTAGAATACTGGAAGAGATGATAAAGAAAGAGGCAGGTGATCGTAAGGTATTCTTTATACATGGTGGTGTTAAAGGCGAGGAACGTGATGACATACGAGGTATTGTAGAGAAAGAAAACGATGCAATCATTGTGGCCTCATACGGTACGTTTTCAACAGGGGTAAATATAAAAAACTTGCATTCAATTATTTTTGCAAGTCCTTCTAAGTCGAAGATACGTAATCTACAATCAATCGGAAGAGGATTGAGAAAGTCGGATACAAAGGACTCGGCGACACTATACGATATCGCTGATGATTTATCATGGAAGTCAACATCAAACTTTACATTGAAACATTTGATGGAGAGAGTGAAAATATACGATGAAGAAAAGTTTGACTACAAACTATACAGCATAGGAATGAACTAATGCACGTAGTCATAAAGCTTAAAACCGGTGAAGAAATATTTGGTAAGATGATGATTAAGAATGAACATAGCATTGAGTTAGATGATGCTATGGAAATGCGCTATCATATCAGTGAAGAGAACGGAGCACCTGTTATGTTCTTTACCAAATATTGTATATTCACAAAATCATTTCAGGTCGCGATACCAAATGATTGTATCATGCATGTTTTTAAAGATCCAGTTGACTCTCTTATAGATTTTTATGAGAAAGAACTCTTTTCATGCAAATTATCGTATAATAATAATGAAGAAAAACCAGCACCGCGCCGGAAAAAATTAGGTAAGTCCAATTGGGACAAACACGAGGAAATATTTCGTGCCATGTTGGAAAAATTAAGTGATGATCATGAGGTACACTGATGGCAAACTATATCAACAACAAAGAGTTCTTTGCTCTTCTACAACAATTCAAATTAGATTGCAACGAGGCAGAAAAGAACGGTAAACCAGCACCGCGAGTACCAGAAGATATTGGTAAATGCTTTATGATGATCGCCACCAAGTTGGCAACAAAAGCAAACTTCTCTGGGTACACATACAAAGACGAGATGATCTGCGATGCCCTTGAAAATTGTGTGGTAGCAGTACACAGCTTTAATCCAGAAAAATCTAAGAATCCATTTGCATACTTTACACAGATCATTTGGTATGCATTCCTACGACGTATCGAAAAAGAAAAGAAGCAGACATACGTCAAATACAAATCACTCGAACAATTAGTAGTCGACGCAGAGTTACTAGAAGATGAAGGTATCGATGCGTATAAGAACTATGATATTGTGAACGAAAAGATGAAACCTATCATCGATAAATTTGAAAACAAAACGAAGAAGAAAAAGACAAAGGGGCCAATTGGCTTGGAGAAATTTACTGAATGAAATTAGCTCTAATCACCGATCAACACTTCGGAGTACGTAATGACAGCATCCAATTCCACGAATACTACAAAAGATTCTACGAAGAATTCTTCTTTCCCACTCTTCGAGAAATGGGCATCAGAGATATCGTCGAGCTCGGGGATATTTTCGATAGGCGGAAGTATGTTAATTTTGACACCTTGTCTCGCTGCCGTGATTACTTTTTTGATCCTATCGCGCGTGACGGGTTGAGTCTACATTGTATCGTAGGCAACCACGACATCTACTTTAAGAATACTAACAGAGTCAATGCACCCGAACTTTTGCTCGGTGAATTTGATATGCATGTGTATTCCGAACCAACAGAAGTAGATTTCCATGATACAACCATTCTCATGATGCCATGGATCAATAGTCAAAACTATGATGTCGCGATGTATGCAATTGATAAATCCAAATCAGATATCTGTCTCGGTCATCTCGAGTTTCAAGGATTTGAGATGTATCGTGGTGCAGTGATCGATCATGGTATATCACACAAGGCATTTCAGAAGTTCGACATGGTATGCTCTGGCCACTTTCATCATAAGTCTTCTAAAGATAATATCCATTATCTCGGTGCACCATATGAGATGACATGGTCAGACTATGATGATCCCCGTGGTTTCCATATTCTTGACACCGAAACAAAAGAGTTAACTTTTTATCAAAATCCATTTATAATGTTCCATAAGGTATTTTATGACGATAAGATCGGTGAACATGTGCTCTTACAAAAGTTCGACCATCTAAAAGACACACACGTAAAGGTAGTTGTCAAGAACAAGGACAACCCATACTTGTTTGATCTATACATCGACATGTTGAACGCTGCTAATCCTGCACACATGCAAGTAGTCGAAGACAACTTTTACCTCGATCTCGAAGATGATGAGAATATTGTAGATGAAGCTGAAGATACCATTACTATCATTCGGAAGTATATAGATAATCTACAGCTAAATGATAATAAACCTATGAATGATCTGTTCTATGATCTATACCATGAAGCATTGAGTAACGAATGATTTATTTTAAAGTTGTACGTTGGCAAAATTTCTTGTCAACGGGTAATCAGTGGACCGAGATCCAACTGAACAAAGCCCAATCCACCCTCATTGTTGGCGAGAACGGAGCTGGTAAATCTACCATGCTCGACGCTATCTCGTTTGGTCTATATGGTAAACCATATCGCAACATCAACAAGCCACAACTCGTCAACAGCATCACATCGAAGCGTTGTGTTGTCGAGGTAGAGTTCTCTTCGAAAGGCAAAGAATATCTCATTCGTCGTGGTATCAAGCCAAACGTATTCGAGATCTTCTGTGATGGTAAGATGGTTGATCAGAATGCATCTGTGAGAGAGTATCAAGAATACCTCGAGAAGAACGTACTCAAACTCAATCACAAGTCATTCACACAGATCGTAGTGATTGGCTCTGCTAACTTCATTCCATTCATGCAGATGAAAGTATGGGAAAGACGCGAAGTTATCGAAGATCTGCTCGACATTGAAATCTTTACGAAGATGAATAATATCTTAAAGGAAAGAATGACGAAGAATAAAGAAAATGTCGTCGATGCAAAATACAAAATTGACATGCTCGAACAAAAGATTTTATTGACAAAGAAACACATGAACGAAATCATGTCGATGCAAAAGACAGATCGCGATGCTAAAATCGCTAAGATCAAAGAATTGAACAGTCAATTAGCAGATCTACAATTTACATACGAGGGTAGAATAAACACTGCAAAACATTTAAACGAATCAATCATTGATAAAGAGAAAGTCAAAGGCAAGAATGATAAGCTGAAACAATTAAAGAGTCAACTCGATTTTAAAGTTTCAAATATTCAAACGTCTATAGATTTCTTCAAAGATCATGACACGTGCCCGACATGTAAACAAGATATCGATGAAGTTTTCAAAGAAGAACACATCTGTGAACAACAAGAAAAACAAATTGAAATCAAAGCTGGCATCGATGAGTTGATGAACCATTTTGGTCAAGTAGGACAGAGACTAGAAGAAATATCTGCGATACAACAAACCATCAATGATGTGAATCAAACTATCATCAAACTAAACAGCGAGATGACAACAACTCGCAATCATATCAAAGAGATTGAAGCTACACTGAAAGATGTTCCAACATTACAAGAAGCCGAGGATCTTGACGACTTGAATGGCGAGCTGATGAAAATGAAATCATTGCATGAATCGCTGCTCATACAAAAAGAAAGATTCGAGATTGCATCATCACTACTCAAAGATGGTGGTATCAAGTCGAAGATCATCAAGCAGTACGTACCTATCATCAACAAGCTGATGAACAAGTATCTCGCTGCGATGGAGTTCTTCGTACAGTTCGAACTCGATGAACAATTTAACGAAAAGATCAAGTCGAGGTTCAGGGATGAATTTACATACGACTCGTTCTCTGAAGGTGAAAAGATGCGTATTGATCTTTCACTGCTTTTCACGTGGCGTGCTGTCGCCAAACTAAGAAACTCTGCAACGACTAACCTTTTGATCATGGATGAAGTATTTGACTCCTCCCTCGATACAACAGGTACCGATGAGTTCTTGAAATTGATTACACATTTGACACAAGACACGAACGTCTTTGTCATCTCACACAAAGGTGACCAACTCTTCGATAAGTTCCACAGTAACATTCGATTCGAGAAGGTGAAAAACTTTTCGCAGATCGCTGCGTAGGAGGAAATATGGCATACAAAGTTTTAGTACAAGTATCAGAAGAAGGGGACTGGGATCCAGTACTCGATATGAAATTAAGTCGTACACGTTCTGTACCACGATTGTTTATCGATGAGGAAGCTGCGCAGTACTACATCGATCAACAACCGAAAGTAGAAGAAGGCAGTTACAAGCGTCGGTTTAAAATCGAAGAGGCGCCAGAGTTAGAAGATGTCAGATAAACTACACATCGTGCCGCCGAGCCATCCGGCATTCAACAAAAAACTAGATGAATTTGTTTTTGATGGCAGTGTAGATACTAAAGAGCTAGCCGATCAAATGATAGAAATCATGATAAAAGCTGGCGCTGCAGGTCTTGCTGCCAATCAACTTGGTTTGGAACATCGTGTCTTTGTATTGAATACAGCACCCGAAACATTAGTGTGTTTTAATCCCAAAATTGTACACATGGGAGAAGAATATGCTGTGATCGAAGAAGGATGTTTGACTTTTCCTGGTTTCTATGTTAAAATCAGACGGCCGGATTTTATTCGAGTTAGATTTCAAGATGTGAATGGTGAAATACAAACTGAAAACCTTAATAAAATTCCTGGACGTGCATTTCAACATGAGCTTGATCACTTAGACGGAATAGACTATATGCAACGAGCTAAGAGAATTCATATAGATCAAGCCAGAAAAAAGCAAAAATTAATTGAACGAAAGCTAAGAAGACTCAGACTTGCTGGATAATTTGTCAGAAAAGTTTGGTTTTACAAAAAAGCCAAAGAAAAAACCCACTATCAAAGATTATCACATTCCACATTGTGTCGATGGTCAGTGGTATTATGGTTATGAGAAAGTTTACATGACGCGGTATCCAGCATGTACATTTCCTTTATATAATGGTAGGATGGATACATCTAACACGGAGAATTATCATGAGTAAGAATTGGGTTAAAGACATCAACAAGATGCACGAGAAGTATGGCGTTCACGAGTGGGTAAAGAACAATCAACACCAACTCAAGCAGTTTCTCGATTTTCGTCTGCGCTTCCTCTACGAAGAAGCTAACGAGACATCGCTCGCTGTTGATGCACGTGATGCTGAAGAAATCGTTGATGGTCTGATCGACATCTGTGTCGTTGCCATCGGTACACTCGATGCTTTTGGTGTCGATGCGAACAAAGCATGGGATCGTGTCTACAAGGCAAACATGCGCAAAGAGGTCGGTACTAAAGACAGTCGACCTAATCCCCTCGGGCTACCTGATCTGGTGAAGCCCAAAGGCTGGCGAAATCCTAGCCATAAGAATAATCATGGTCTCCTGGCCGCCATGCCGTACTCTGATCCCAATGAGTTCTAAAAACTGTAAATATTATACAAAAATAGTCTAAGAAAATCTCTAACAAAATCAATAACTTAGGTACGTCCCAAAAGTCTAACAAAATCAAAGACTTAGGGATGTACTTTCCCGGTGCCTGCTGTATAATGGTTCTTGTCAAATGGAAAAACACAGGAAAAAAGCTATGGCAACTTTCACCGTTCATCAAGTACAAAACAAGCATGACTGTCCTGCTCGTATTCGTTTCGATGATAACTATCAAGCTGGTGACTTCGATCACTACACTCCAGTCTTTCGTGTAGACGCTGACGACTTGAATCACGTCTTCGCACTGACTAACCATTGGGGTGATCCTGATCGTGTACTTCGAATCGATCGTGGTCATTCTACTAGCGTAGGTGATATTATCGAAACCCATGGTGGTGAGTATGGTCACGCTTTTTGGATGGTTTCTTTCGGTGGTTTTGACAAGTTGGAGGTACTTTAATGTCTGAGAAGCAAGAAGCTTTTGAAGAAATGTGCATGCTCAAAGCTATGATTGAGGAGCATGCTGATGAGCTACGTTCTTTGATGCGCTCAGAATTTCCTGATCAATTTGAGCAAGGCAAAGCATACGGTGTATTCGACTGCACTGGTAGTTCGAATCCCTATGATGTGAGCATCGAGTCTTTGCTCGAGTCAATTGCTGAAGATGAAGGATTGGAGTTTGTATAATGGAAATTCGTGATCGCAAAAGTAAAAACTACGTGTGTTCTTTAGATCCCCTGTCATGTGTTGACATGGAAATTCTAAATAGTATCAAGCGTAGCGTCAAAGTGTTAAATAATAGTGCTCGATGGGAATGGATCGAAGGACCTGACGGTCGACCAGGTTTTCGTGCTGTTAAGCGTGGAAAGCGTGTGACTATCAAAGGTCGTGAACCTATCGAAAAAGTGAATGGTAAAGGATATAATTGGTCAGGCGATATCGTAGGAGGTCTCGCCAACGCGAAGCGTATTGACGTCTATATCCATGATAATGGGAGATGGAAGTAATGTATGAAGTAAAGTGGTATGCTCGTGGTAGCATGGGCGAGTGGGTACTCGGTCAACTAGAGCAGTTGGAAGGACCGTTTGCTCTGTCTGAGAAAGAAGTGGTGCGACGACTCAGTCGCTACCTAAGTGAAGAAGAAGCCCGTAAAGAAGTCGAACTCTACTTAGAGGAAGGTTAGTGAAAAGTAACTACTACGCGTTACCTAACCAGCTACGAGCCCAGTGCAAAGGGCTCGGTATGGACGAGCTTGAAATTTTCAAGTACGAAACCTACTGGCTCAAAAAGAATCGTGTGTTTCGTACAGGCAAACAAGCCTCGATAGACAGCGAGAAGCAAAAAGTCTACGAATCTGAATGGAAGTTTCAGAAGAAAGTAGACATCAAGAAGTTCAAAGACATCAGAGAAGCTGAGAAGCGCATGAAGCAGATCACTAGCAGCAAGCTATGGTCTGACTTAGAGGGCAGAAGAACTACTCTGTATCACTCTGGTCGTATGAAGCGATATGCTGGTATGGCGTACTGGACTGGCAAGATCAAACTCGCCAATTCTGGTCTCGATGAGTATACTCTGCTTCACGAACTAGCACATCAGACACCGAATGCGATGCATCACGGTGTACAATTCCGCATAAATTTGGTAAAATTAGTATCTAGATTTATGGGTACGGCAACTGCCAAAGAATTGAAAGCACAGTTCAAAGAACGAAAGCTGAAGATGTCTATGCCTCAGCCTCGTTCACCAGAATCTTGGTTCAAATCTTACAAGCGAATGGAAGAAATGCGAGAGAAGCTATGAAAGACGAACAGCTAGCTATTATCAAAAGCATGGAAACAATGGATCTACATGAAGCGAGAGCAGCAGCGTTTGATATAGTTTCTACTTTTCCATCTAAGACACTCAATCAAAAACTTCGCAATCAAAAATTAGAAGAAGACATTTCTGTAACTAAAGAATCGGCCGACGTATATGGTATTATGTGGCGGTGTTATCTAGCATCTGAGGGATTGCGCGTCGATGGATCAGAGTGGAATAAACATTATGGCTGATATTGTTAAAGAATGCAGCTACATGCTTGGCAAATACAAAGCAAAAGTTTGGCCAGAATTTATTGTAAGACGAGATAAACGTGTTACTGAAGATTTGATAAGCGATAAGAAAAAAGGAATCAAATCTACTAAGGGTCAACATATCTTTCGAAAAGATGCAGAATTCCCAGAATATCATCAGCCGATGATTGATAAAAATCAAATTCATGCACCAGAAAGTGAGAAAAGATGGGATACAAACCATACAACGCTGGGTCACTTGGATTATAAACAAGATGCTAAAGCCGGTGTACATGTAAGTCCATGGATTCAAGAACGTATAGAAGAAGGACATATTGATTATTTGGTAATTTGGAAATGGTTGCCGTTCGGACTTCATCATGTACTTACTGAAGATTATGTGGTAGAATATGAAATTATTGCCATCGTAAATGCTAAAGAAGCATTAGAGCTACTTAAGAAGAGTGAAAATAATAGATTCAATTGGAGAGAAGTAAATGAAAGAATCTCTTAAAGTCCTGCAAGAATGTGCAGAAGTACAAGTCAAAAAGTCTAACGACTATCAGAACGAGTACTCACGTATTCGCCAAGCAGATTACTATCCTCGTGGCGTGGCCACTATCGTCGACCTCATCTACGCTAAAGTCCTTCGTATGCAATCAGTCATCGAAGCTAGCGAGCATGATCCTGAATATGAGCCTAACTTCGAATCACTCGAAGACTCTGCTAAAGACTTGATCAACTATGCATCATTCGTAGTTGCTTACTCTCGTGGTAAGATGGATGGTCAACAACCTGGTCATGACTTCCTCAATCGAAAAACTATAATTCCTAACAAACATCCGGAGACACCGCTTGTTAAAAGTAAATGATATTCGCGAGCATTTTCTCGACGAACTGAAAGCAGAACGATTCACAACTGATCGACTTGGTGGTAAGACCATCGAGTTGATCGGTGCCTCGTTCCTGGCCGATGAGCCTGCTATCTTTGGTGAACCAAATCAAGAGTATATTCAAGCCGAGATCGATTGGTATTTTAAAGGATCGAACAACATCAATGACATCTATGCTGGTGTATACGATGAGAACGGTGATCCTAAAGAACCACCAAAGGCATGGCAATATGCCGCTAACTATCATGGAGAAATCAATTCGAACTATGGACGTATTATCTTTTCCGAGCAATACTACAAGCAATATGAACGATGTTTGGCCGAACTCTTGGCAAATCGAGATACCCGCCGAGCATGTATGGTCTACAACCGACCAAGCATCTGGACCGAGTACAATGAAAATGGTAAAAGTGATTTCATATGTACGAACGCCGTCACCTACTATATCCGAGGGGATAAGCTCCACTGCTGTGTACAGATGCGTTCCAATGACGTCATCTTCGGTTACAGAAATGACTACGCATGGCAAAAGCACGTCTTAGATAAAATGGTTGATGATCTCAATCATAAAAACTTTGATCATGTAGAACCAGGTGACATCTATTGGCAATGCCAGAATTTACACGTTTACGAAAAACACTTTGATTTGGTGAATTGATGGAGTTTAGTGAAGAAATACTTCGTAAGGCCGAATGGTTGATTGACCATGGATATATGGAAGGCGATATTCTAGAAGTTGCGCGTGTTATAAATAAACAGGTAAAGGGAGCGGCAACTCCCTCCACCCTAAACACCGAAACTACTGGAGATAGTAACGATGTCTAAGTCTATTTATTGGGACACCTCAGCTCTAAACAAACATCTAAATATCATGGACACGGGTCCAATGGTACTCGAGATGGTTCTTCCACAAAAAACCTCTGTCAAAATTCCTATACCTGAATGGCATAAAAAATGTATTTCCCGGGCGATGAAAGGCCGCACTAGTCCTACAAAAGGCATGAAGTTAGGTCGACCATCGGACGAAACAATTGAAAAAATTAGAAAAGCAAATATAGGCAAGAAAAAAGATAATACTGCTGGTTTGATGGGTCAAGCGTATAAAGGTAAGCCCTCACCGGCCTCAAAACAATATTATTGTATTGGCTGTCATGAACGTGTTTCTCCGTCTAGAATTTATAGACATAAAAAAT